TAACAATGGAAGAATGGTATGGTGGATTTGCTAAAATAGAAAGCACAGACCCAGCAGTTAGAAGAGCACTAAACACTCCGATAAAAGATATGGAAAATAATGAAGTTGAGCAATTAAAGCTGCAATTAAAAGTAAGTTTAGAAAATCAATTAAACGCAGCTAAAGAGATAGTAGAACTGCAAAATAAAAATAGAGAGTTAGAGCAAATGATAGAGAGAGTCTTGCCAGACCTTTCCTCATATCATTTAGTTCCTTCTTGGTATAGAGAGTTCAAAGAACGAAAATACTAAAAATGAAAATAACACGCACATCCACACTAACAGGAATCACTAGAACAAAAGACTTAGATATCACAGAGAAACAGCTGGCTAGTTATAACAATGGAGCGTTATTGCAAGAGGCGTTTCCCCATTTGGATATGGATGACAGGGAATTCATAAAGAACGGAATCACTGGAGAAGAATGGGATCAACTATTTGGAGCCGCGGAACAAGCTGCAAATTATTAATATAATGAGTGAACCGTTACCCACACTATATAAACGTACAGTCACAGGAGCAGTTCAAAGCTGGACCATTCATGTAGAAGGATCTAAGTATTGGACTGTATCAGGCAAAGACGGAGGCAAGATGGTTGTGAATGATAGAGTACAATGCGAAGCTAAAAACATAGGGCGCAGCAATCAAACCACTCCAGAAGCGCAAGCAAGACTAGAGGCAGAGGCTAAGTGGCAGTTGAAGAAAGAGGCCGGCTATACAGAAAACATAGGGGAGGTCGATAGCGTGGTAGCTGATATAATCAAGCCCACTCTGGCTAAAGACTTCAAGGACTACCAGGATAGTTTAAACTGGCCTGTGTATAGTCAACCTAAGTTTGACGGTCTGAGATGTATTGTAACCAGAGACGGAGCATATAGCCGTAACTGGAAGCCATTCATGACGCTTCAACATATCAGAGATGCCCTAGCTTCATTGTTCAATAAATATCCAAATATCGTGGCGTTTGACGGGGAGGTTTATAACCACCTGTACAAGGATGACTTCAATGAGATAGTTAGTCTTGTAAAACAGCCAAAAGCCACAAGAGAGGATATTTCCAGAGCAAAAGATAAGATCGAATATCATGTATATGATTATGTAGATAAAAACAAAGAATCGTATGCGGATAGGTCTAAAAAGTTAATCAGCTATCTGGCAGAAGCCGAAGATATCTGCATTCAACGAGTGGACACTAGTCTGGCTGCAGATAGAGAGCAATTAGATGAATTGTATGATCTTTATCTAGAGGGCGGATACGAGGGTCAAATGATCAGGGATGGTTCTGCGATATATCAGCACAAGAGAACAAACTATCTGCTAAAGAGAAAAGAGTTCGTGGATAGTGAATATCCTATTGTGGGATATAGAGAAGGCAAGGGTAACAGACAGGGCTGTATCATACTTCGCTGCAAGAATGATAATGGTCAAGAGTTTGATTGCTCTGTGAAGGGTTCTGTAGAGTACACAAGAAAGCTCTACAATATCGGAGATAGCCTCGTAGGAATGAACGCCACAGTTAAATATCAAAGATTAACTCCAGACGGTATTCCGAAGTTCTTAACCTGCATTAAGTTTAGGGACAAAACCGGAGAAGAGTTAGTTGTTGATTAATAAGTATTTATATAACCGGAAACTCCCGATTATATAACAAGTTGATTAATAAGCACTTAGGATTTTGGGCTTTTCCAACGTCCTAAGTGCTTAATCAACAAATACATATGCATATCTAATAATAAAACTAGATGCATAACTAATAAAAATATCTTTTTTTTAGCTAGGGGTTACCCCTACCCCCTTAGGTTATTTAACCTTTATATAGGTATAATACCATGAAGTAGTAGCCACTATTTCATAACCCTTAACCAAACAATGAAAAAAATAATAATGTTAGCAGTATTGGTCTGCGGTAGTGTTTACGGTGATGACTTGTTTAGAACAAGTAGTTGCGGCGTAAATAGGGTAGAGCCTAGCTATAGACTTTCTCCTGCTCCCGCCTTGGGTAGTGCGCCATTGAATGGGTGTGGTGGGAGAGTCCAAACCCCCATATTACCAGGAGGAATGGTTCCATTGTGTCCCACCTGCCCATTAAGGGCAGGCGAGGTGAGTTATGCTCCATTGAGTATAAACATACCCAATCTTGAATATATGGTTCACCAGATAGAGATGATACCTAATTATCAGTATTATCCTTGTTTAGCTGAAGCTGTATATGGGTTGAAGTGCACAATTATTAGAGCTAAAGCCAACTCCAGAGTGCAATGAAAGACATACTTATTTATGTCTGGATCACTCTACCTCTGTTAGTTTTAGGGGCAGGAGAATATCTTATAATCCAAAACATAGACTATACACTGGGAGGAATCCTATTCACAGTAGGTGCAGTATCAGAAGTGATAGTTCTAGAGGTTATAAATAAATAAATAACATAAAAAAAGAGCCTTAGCGGGCTCTTTTTTTTAGCTACTGACTCCTTTATTAATTCTTGATATACTTTATTCCTAGAGTACAGTATGAATATACAAGAAACACTACTGTATAAGTATTACGTTAAATATAAAGAATTAACTCCAGAAGCGCGTGAAGCTCTGTACAAGGAACTAATGGAATATGCAAAAAGCCAAAAAGAAGAAGACTCCCCAGGAGAAAAAGCCAGACACGAGCCCTCAAGTATATCAGAGAGACAAAATAGGCTGGACTCTTAATATCAGAGAACTTCCATGGACAGAGAAGCAGAAAGCATTTATTACATTAGCCACCCATAAGGATACCAGAGTAATATTTCTCACTGGTCCAGCCGGCACTAGTAAAACCACAGTAGCGGTTAGAGCAGCGCTACAGCTCATGAACGAGAAGAAGATAGGAGAGATTATCTTTATCCGTGCTGCAGTAGAGAGTGGTGACAGTAAGCTGGGCATGCTTCCTGGAGATATTGATGATAAGCTCGGAGCGTATATGACTCCATTCGGAGATAAATTAGAAGAGCTCTTGTGTGCAGGAGATAGAACTAAGCTAGGTGCAGAAGAAAGGCTTGTGTATAAGCCTGTTAACTTCTGTCGTGGTTCTAGCTGGACAGCCAAATGCGTTATTGTGGACGAAGCACAGAATTTAACATTTAACGAACTTCAAACTATTCTTACTCGTATAGGTAAATTCAGTAAAGTTATTGTGTGTGCTGACCCAGACCAGAGCGATCTTCCTCATAATAAACAGGGAGGATTTTCTACATGCGCCCAAATATTTGATACAGATGCTGCCCAGAGTATGGGTATTTTCTCTGCTAAATTTACCAAAGATGACATTGTACGTTCTGAGCTGTGTAAGTTTGTTGTAGAGACATTTGATACCTACAAGCAGGCGCACCCTCCTGTACATCCAAAACACTGAGACATCCATTCAAGATGTCCAGTTAAAGGTAGATAAATACTAATTTTATCTATTCACTGAGGGTATGTTCCCGAAACAAATTTCGGGAAAATCGTGTCAAGAAATATAGTTTCAAATTTAACGCTCAGCTTAATTGACTATAGCCTTTTTATAGGGGATACTAAAAAGTCACAACCGCGCCTTTATACTATGGAAAACATAAAAATATTCGAAGAACAGATCGCCCGTAAACCTAATCGTTATCCTTGGACAGATGATTTCATTAAAGTAATGCATGACGGATTCTGGACGGATAAAGAATTTAGTTTTAAATCAGATATTCAACAATTTAAAGTTAAGCTTACTCAGCAGGAAAGAGACATTATTGTAAGGACCCTCTCCGCTATTGGCCAGATAGAGGTGGCTGTTAAGACTTTCTGGGCTAAGCTTGGAGAGAATCTCCCTCATCCTGCTCTTTCTGATCTTGGGTATGTTATGGCTAACGTGGAAGTGATTCACAACAACGCCTACGAGCGTCTTATTACTGCTCTGGGCTTAGAAGATGTATTCGAGGAGAATCTCAAGTTGGAATGGATTCAGGGTAGGGTTAAGTATCTTAAGAAGTACACGCATAGGTTCTACAAAGATTCTAAGAAGCAGTATTTATATGCCTTGATCCTGTTTACATTGTTTGTAGAGAACGTTTCATTATTTAGCCAGTTCTATGTAATTAACTGGTTTGCAAGATTTAAGAATGTATTGAAAGATACTGATCAGCAGGTAAAGTACACCAGGAATGAGGAAAATATCCACGCCCTGGTAGGCACAAGAATTATTAATACAATCAGAGAAGAGTATCCTGAGCTTTTTGACGATGAGTTAGAAGAGAGAATCAGTGCAGAGGCAAGAGAGGCATATAATGCCGAAGCCAAGATTGTTGATTGGATGATTAACGGTATTAAAGAGCCTGGCCTTTCTGCACCACACTTAAAAGAGTTCATCAAAAATAGAATCAATGAGTCCCTGAAACAAATTGGATTTAAACCAGTATTCGATATTGACTCAGCTTTATTAAAAGATACATTATGGTTTGAAGAAGAATTACTGGGAGAAAACCACACAGACTTCTTTCATAGCCGCCCCACCGGTTATGCAAAAAAGAACCAGTCTTTTGGGGAAGACGATTTATTTTAAAACACATACAAGATGAGCGACATATACTGGCTAAACAAAGATTCTAGGAAGTTTTTAGAGCGGGGTTATCTGGTAGAAGGAGAAACCCCTGAGGAGCGTATTTGGAATATCTCACAAAGGGCCGAAGAAATCTTAGGCATAGAGGGATTTGGAGTAAAGTTTCAAAACTATATGCACAAGGGTTACTTTAGCTTGAGCTCTCCTATCTGGAGTAATTTTGGGAGAGCCAGAGGGCTACCTATTAGTTGTTTTGGAAGTTTCATAGACGACAATATAGAAGCTATTCTTTATAAGCATTCTGAAGTAGGTATGATGACAAAGGCCGGCGGCGGCACCAGTGCTTATTTTGGTGCTGTTAGACCTAGGGGTGCAGCAATTTCCTCTGGCGGAGAATCCACAGGATCTGTGCATTTCATGGAGATGTTTGATAAGCTCATGAATGTGATTTCTCAGGGTAATGTTCGTAGAGGTTCTTTTGCGGCGTATCTTCCTATAGACCACGAGGACATAGAGGAGTTCTTGAGCATTCGTAGTGAGGGTAATGAAATTCAAGAGATGAGTTTTGGTGTTACTGTGTCTGATGCATGGATGAAGAGCATGATTGATGGAGATAAGGATAAACGTAAGCTTTGGGGAAAGGTAATCCAAAAGCGTTTCGAGAGCGGATATCCATATATCTTCTTTAGCGATACCGTGAATAATAACGCCCCTCAGGTCTATAAAGATAAGGGAAAGACTATCTGGGCAAGTAACCTCTGCACAGAGATCATGCTCTCCACAGATAAGGATGAGAGCTTTGTGTGTAATCTATCTTCTATCAATTTAGAACACTGGGACGAAATAAAAGAAACAGATGCAGTTAAAACATTGGTTTATTTCCTGGACGCCGTAATGTCTGAGTTTATTGAAAAAACAGAAGGACTGGCATTTATGGAGGCCCCTAGAAAGTTCGCTATTAGTCAGCGAGCATTAGGTGTGGGTGTGTTGGGCTGGCATTCATATCTTCAGAGCAAATTGATTAGCTTTGAGTCTATGGAGGCTAAGCTACACAATAATACTATTTGGAAAGCTATTCGGAGGGAAGCGGACGAAGCAACCCAGGAGTTGGCCAAATTATTCGGTGAGCCAGAGCTGTTAGAGGGTTATGGTCGCAGGAATAGTACAACTCTTGCGGTTGCTCCCACCACCTCCAGCTCCTTTATCCTTGGGCAGGTTTCTCAGAGCGTAGAGCCTATGGTTAGTAACTTCTATGTGAAGGATCTGGCCAAAGGTAAATTTACATATAAAAATCCTTATCTTAAAAAGCTTCTCAAGGAAAAGGGCGAAGACACAGAAGAAACCTGGAAGAAGATTCTTGTGGACGGTGGAAGTGTGCAGAACCTTGATTTCTTAACAGACCACGAGAAAGATGTATTCAAGACCTTCGAAGAAATCAGCCAACGAGAAATTGTTATTCAGGCTGCAAATAGGCAGAAGTATATAGATCAAGGTCAGAGCTTAAATCTTATGATTCCTCTGTCCGCCAAGCCTAAAGAAGTTAATGAGCTTCTTATCTTTGGCTGGGAGCAGGGAATCAAGACATTCTATTATCAGCGTAGTTCTAACCCTAGCCAGAAACTTGCCAGGTCTATTATGAGCTGCAAGAGCTGCGAGGCATAAGATTATGGCGAAGAATAAATGGAAAGAAGCAATTGTAGATGAGCTGGAGGTTCTCTGGCTCTATACAGAAGAACTAGATAAAGACCCGAAGAAAGCGCTCAGCGCTATAATCAAATGGCATATAGATGATGAGCGCTTTCTTGAAAAACAAAACCGCTGGTACAATAGAGCTAGAACTAGGTTGGAATCCTTATACTATAGAACATTCATTCCTTATCTCTACTGGAAAATAACAGGTAAAGATCAGCCCCCATTTTAGTCGCAAGCTATTAATTTATAGAATGACTACTGAAGAAAAAATAAAGTTAATAGTTTGCAGCTTAACCACCAAAAATTTTCAGTGGGTGTCGAATTTCACTTTTGAAAGAAATAAAAGATATGCTGAACAGCACAACTTAATATTTCAAACAGAAATTTTAGAAAATTTGGAAAGGCCCCCCTCTTGGTATAAAATAAAAAGCATTAAAAAAGCTTTTGAACTGCCTTGTGAATGGGTTATGTGGATTGATGCAGATGCGGTTTTTTACAATTTTAAAAAATCAATATTAGATTTTATTCATGAAAATAAAGATATAGTTTTATCTAGAGATGATAACGGATTTAATTGTGGGGTTATGCTTTGGCGTAATTGTAATGAAAATAAAATATTGCTAGATGCAATGTGGGAGCAAAGAGAATTTATAGATCACTGCTGGTGGGAGCAAGCAGCGTTTATGAAACTAGAAAAAGAAAATTTTATGGATTTGCAAAACAGGATAGGTGTTGCACCAAAGTCACTTTTCAATGCTTACGAATCTGACTTCTGCGCTTCTTCAGCTGTGGTGCATGTGCCCGGCAACGGTGAGCATAAGATGACGGTATTGGCTAAAATATTATCTAATCAACCCACGCTTTAATCATGTTAAAATTAGACATAATTATAAATAACGATGATGCTCCAAACACAAAAGTAAAAGCGTCATTCACAGAAGGCTACGGCTTATTCGCGGCGAAAGACTTTGAGATAGGTGAGATTATTGTAAACTATAATCTGTTTCCAGCTAGCTGGTATCACCTCAAGTACTCCGATCTTTGCGAAGATAAAAAGCGTAAAAATCTATATGTTATGATAGACAGCGAAAACTGCATAACTAGCGATAGCTGGAGTAAGTTTTCATATATAAATCATAGTCGAAATCCTAACTGCTTATGGAAGCTAGAGGAGAGATTGGTGGTGGCTCAAAAGAATATAACTGTGGGTGATGAGTTATTTATAGACTATCGACTAGAACCTAAACCAAAAGGAATGACATATGCTTCCTGGATTTAAGTATGAGCGACAAGATGAAATTAATAGAAGAGGATTTAGACTGGATATATTCCAGGCTAGAGGACTTAAAAAATAAAGTTAAAGTATTGTCTGATACCGCAAAACGTCCGTTTAGTAAAAAAAATAAAGCTTTAATCGAGAGCTATAAAAAAGAACTGAACGAGCTTAAACTTAGAGCGGAAAGAGACGTTAAAGACCTTGAGAAACTTACATAATAGCCGTTACAACTCGCTTTGAGGATAGGCTATGAGTATCTCCAACTTATCTCTGTATATTCCTTTATAGTCGTTTTTCAGGGCTTCCCAAACTTCTAATCTTTGAGATAAATCCATCTTTGATAGGTTGGACATATATCCAGAAAGAATAAACTCCTTGTATTTTTCTTCTGGTAATTTAAATCTTAGAGTTATTGTGTATATCTCTGTAGCATAGCCTAATCTGTTAAATTTTATTCTATTTTGATTAGTGTCTTCTAAAGGATTTGCAGAGCCGTGAATTTCCTCAAAAGGCATCTGCATAATCACTATGGTAGCTTTCGGATATTTTTCAGCTATGTGGAAAGGAGAAGAGATTAAATGAAAAACTTGTTTATATATAACTACATTAGGGGCTATGCCTTTATATTTCTCTACACCTACTTTCTGAAATTTAAATGTTTTTAATACTCTGTAATCTTCTATATCAATACCTATTACATTATGAGTATAGTTCTTGAGCGAGTCTAAAAACTCGCCGGTACCCGTTCCTACATCTAAAACTAACCCTGTAGGAAGAACTCCTTCTTGGGTGAGTAATCTCCCTATTTTTGCACCCCAAAGCTTCTCTCTGCCTGTTATGGCGCAAAACAATTTCCAACTATTCCAAGTGATTTCGCCCGGATTGTTCATTACCAATTATACTAAACATAGGCATATATAAACAAGGCTGTTATATTTAAGGCAATATTCTATTAATTTAAATTATAGTTATCTAATATATTAAAATCAATTTTACCGTTAGCAGGATAATATGCTCCTGGGTAATTTATTTGGCTATTAGGGTGTTCTTCGAAAACTTCTTGCAGTAAAGGTTTAAATAACCCCATAGCAATCCAACAAGCACTAGATTGATTTCCTACAAAAAAGTCTGCTCCCGCTATTGCCCTGGCTACATGATAGCAATCTTTTGTTATATAATATTCTATATTGCCATAAGCTTCACAAAATTCAGAGTGCTCTGCTTCTGTGCCAACGAATAATGCCTTATCTCCAAAATAATTAAATACCTCAACCCATTTAAAATTATCATTTCTATACCTAGTAGTTCTATTGAATATCACTCTACCTTTTGTATTTGGATCTTTTGGTACATTTAACCAAGGCTCATTAACTATAAATTTACCTGATGCTCTACAGACTACGTTTAAGTATCTGGCTTGCGCATCTATTAAAGTAATTCCTGGCTGGTAGCATTCTCTCCATGGATGTACATCATAGTCTACAGCTAGCTCATTCTCACCGAAATAAACTTCAATATCTTGAGACTCTAGCAATGGCTTTATAGAGTCATATTTATTGCCAGCCATCGGTTCAAACCCCGAAGGACCATCTTTTATTTGTATGGTGGTTCCTTCTAAATTTTTAAAAATGGGCAGAAAAGCAATTATGTCACCTATATATCCGGTGTGTGAAAATACTTTACGGTTTAAGATATTGTTTTTTTTAAGCTTTCCTAAATATTCGTCTCTAGGAAAAATATCTATATAGTGATTTTTATTTGAGGAGTATAAATTTAATGGTGTGTTAAAAGAAGTATCAAGCAACCAAAACTCACAATAGAGCCTGTCACGATAATTTTCTATTTTGGGTAATTTTCTAATGTGGCTGGCGTTTGCCCACCACATATTTCCAGAGTAGTGCTTTTTTGGATCTTCTTGTAAATTAACTCCAACGGTGTCGTTTTTTTGCAAACCATCTAAACAATCTTTAAAATTTTCTATGACAAAGTATTCCATATACTCTCTCCAGTGATTAACAGGATTATGCAAGGGGTGTGTAACTCCCTTACTGTGTAGATATAGAATTTTGCCTTCGTTAAATTTACAGAAGTCTGATATAAAATTTAAAGTATTAAACTCTCCGTGATAGTTATAATTGAATTCTATTACGTTAATTTTTGAATCATGTATGTTTAAAGCCTGGCGATATAGCTCTGTATTGGGGCCGTTTAAACTTAAGTAAATTTGATCTAGTTCGTCGTATAAGCCACTGCTTTTAATTTTTTTTAAAGTTTGATTAAACAAATCAATTGCATTATTCACGCAAAACATATGATAAAAAACAGTAATCATATTTCTGCAGTTAAAAATTAATCCAGCAAGCTTATATTTTTCGGCAAATAATCGCCGTTCTCAATAAACTCGTATTTCTGCTCGTCTCTAAAAAATAAATCTTTTCCTTCTTTGATTAACTTTTTAATTGTTTCTGGATCTGTATATTTAGAGTTGTTGTATTCCTGATGTGAGAAGTTCTTTATTTTATCTATTATATAATTCTCATCTCCAAAATACGAGAAATGCCAACCTCCTGACTTGTAATCTCCAGGTTGTCCTATTTTAGATATAGACCATCTGCTATTTCTAACAATCTCAAAGTTATTATTAAAATGGGTATTGAAGGTATTTATGCTGGTTATGACTGTACCTGCCCATTTATTAATATTTCTACATTTATAATTATAATAATAAAAATTATGATAAAAGGCCAAAGCTCCTACCATGCCTGAAGATTTAATCTGCTTTAATACTGTTGTGTCAGGTATTTCATCAACATCAGACAGCATTACCAAGTCTGCTTTATTTGGTGTTAATTGATTTAAACCGCTAGCTAAATATGTTCGCTGCTTTGCTTCATTTTCCCAGGCGTTAGAGGTAGGAGGGAACGTGTAAGGCCTATAAATTATTTTTTCTTCAAAAGACTTAAAGTTATCTATATTGAACCTAATTGGCTTTTTGCTTCCAGAAAACCCAGTGTCTGCCTCTACAATTACAAAGTAATCCACTACTTCGTTTAACTCATGCAACCTAAAGGTTAACATTTTTTCTTCCCCGTTATATAGAAAGCAATCGAATAGTCGCATATTAAAAATTGGAGCCTGAGGTGAGATTCGAACTCACGAAGCTTGCGCGTCGGTTTACAAAACCGATCCTATTGGCCACTAAGGGACTCAGGCGTTATTTAATAGTTATAATCGAATTATTTTTTCCTACAAGTATTTTCTGCGGTGTGTGTTCATTTAATTGAATGGTTTCCGGGATTTCTGAAACTTCTGGACTCACGACGGGTTGGAGAGCTGGCTCTTCAACTTTTGGAGACTGAGTAGCTTCAGGTTCTACTGGAGCTGTATGGATTTCTTCCATAACAACATCTTCATTTAGATCTTCACTTTTTTCTACCTCTCTCTCTATAGGCTCTCTGTAGCAAACATTTTCACTTTTTTTGATTTTCTCCCTTTCTTCTACCAATTGATTAAGGGCCAAAATTAGAGAAACCGCCAGTGGATCAAACACAAAAACCAGTGAGAGAATAAACCATTTTACCGCTGTATCTACATCAGTATTCAACGCCTTTGCTACAAATGTAAAGGTGCCAACATCTGTCTTTGTATTTATTGCAGAAGATGTTTCTGTTTTTTTAATTTCTAGCTCTCCTATCTTTTTGCGTAATTCAGAAGTCTTGGTTTCTTTTTCTGCTATTTCTTTATCTGCATCTGCTATGGCTTTATATGCCTGCTCTCTAGGGGCCTTGTATTTACCTGCAGCAGTTACACGGGCCTCCTGGTCCTTTCTAAGGGCGTTTAAGCTTTCTATTCTGATCTGCCCGGCAGAAAGCTCGTCTTGCAATATTTTTACCTGAACATCGTAGCCCTTTAGCTCATTTTCGTAACCAACGGCCACACCTCTATGCTCCTCATAGGCCCTGGTTAAAAAACCAAATATTCCCAGAGATGTAATCATCATCAGTATACTCACAGCCAAGCAAAGATATATTTTTAGAGATAGAGAGATCTTGCTCCATTGCCTATGTAGAAAACTCGCGGCAACAAGTTTGCCTATCTCTAAGGACGAGGCCATTACACCCACAGATAGTGCACTGCCAGCAAAAAGAAGAGTTATTCCTTTAATGGAAAAGAAGGCTGCACAGCCAGCAATAAAAAGGGCGGACAGGGTTACTATAAAAATAAACATTAATTATCTATGGTTAGGGGTTCATTAAAGTTTAAAAGCTTTTAGTTCATTATTAAACAAAAAAATTATAGGCCGGGGCTACGATTGCCCCGACCTATAACTTCTAACCACCAACCCCGAATTTTATTTATCGAATATTTTCCAGACTTTGTAGCACATGACTATCAGGAATCCTGCTAGCCCAAATGCAAACAGTTCTGACATATCGTGACTGTTTATTCAAACTTTCAGGACTTTAAAGATAGGGCCAAAGATCTCCTTAAACTCCTGAATAAGATTTTGGTCTACTTCCTGATTAGAAATGATAAAGGCATCTCCAATATTAATTGGAATTCTTCCGGTGGTTGCCTTTGTGATTTCATTGGGACTTCCAACGTGTTCAATATAATTATTTTCTTGCCCCTCGCGGCATTGATTACGTCCGCAAATGCATTTTTGGGTTTTGTTCTTTTCTGCTTCAATCTCTGAGGCTCTGGTCTTCCAAACAAGATACTTAACACGCTCTGTGATATACGCAAAAGGAGCTCCTTCATTCTTGAGGTTTTCGACTTCATTCTTGATAAATTGATAGTTCGCTCCTTCGGGAATGATCAATTCCAGATTTGCTTGCTCTACCGCGGTATCAGCAGAAATCTGCTCTTTCTGCTTTGCCATCACTTCCTTGGCCTCTTTAATATTTTTGAATCCCGCTTCTTTCACTGCACGAGATACCAGCTTTTGGTTTTTTGCTTTTACTCTAGGTTTGTTATTTGTTGGTTTCTTCATATATGTGTTTATTGCTTAGGGATAAATTCTCCGCACCATTCGTGGTCCACAATCATGGGGAATCCTGTATAAGTAGTATCATCCTTTTGTACAAAAAGGGGAGGATTTCTTTTGCACCTTCCAAAAATTAAAGCACCTTCTGTCTCAGCTGCTTCATTTTGAACTTTAAACCAGTACTTGCAATTTTTACAAGTATCAGTCTCTTGTGTCGTCTCTGTGTTCGTAGTATTCGTCATATTCGTCAGGTTCTATAGATTTTTGATATTTTCTTATTTTTTTAACAAACTCACTTTTTTTATTCCCCCCATCATTTTCTTTTTTGTGAGAGGGGTTATAAAACTCATCATCACTATCTTTCGGCTTCATAGTATTGTCAACAAGATTTAAAAAATTATTTGTGGGTTAAATGGAAAGTGTTGTATAGCTATACCAAATACATCAGCAATTTCAAAGCAAGATTTATCTCTGTCGTAAATTTCTGAGAAGAAAATTCTTTTAATACCGAATGCTCCTATTGTTTTAATACAGTCTGAGCAAGGGGACAGTGTGGTGTAGATAGTATGTACTTCTGAAGGCTTTGTGTATCTTAAACAATTCAATTCTGCGTGACACACATATTTTCTGCGCTCTTCTCTATCTTCCCAGGAAATATCCACCCCTTTCGGTACTCCATTATAACCAGTACCTGCAACACTATAATCATTGCGCAGGGCAGCTGCTCCTACCTTTTTGTATGGATCTTCTGATCTGAGGGCTGCCGCGTATGCGAGAAGCATACCATACTCATCCCAAGATAATCTATTCTGTGTGTTAGTGCTTTTAGCCATTAGACTAAGTAAGCAGACTGTATGTGTTTTTGCAAACGTTTTTTAAAAGGTCTTCTATGTCCGGGTCGTCTACTCTATCAAAGTTAACAAAAATTATTTTACCGTTTTGTTGGTATGCCCTGAGGGTTATCGAATTGTCATAAGTGATAGATATCTCCTCTGACTCAGGGTCGTAGTTGAATTCAAAATTCATATAGTTTTATTTAGCACACTAATAATATATTAATACATATTTTACGTTCGTCAAAGAATATCTTTACTTAGCAATTCTGATTGTAGGTTTTAATTTACAAGATATAATAATTCAGATGAATACGATGACTAAGGCCGAGAAGGCACAAAAAATAAAAGAATACTTTGGAAACATTCGACTAGACGTGGGTGTTATGGGGAAAACCCTTGGTATGTCTGTTAACCACATAAATCCCGCGGTATTACTGCAGACAACGAGTAAGCTTTTAAAGGTTTATAGCAGAGAAGTACATCCCGATGATAGAGATAACCTGGCGTATTCAAAATTTTTAGGTGCGGAGGATTATGTCAAAGAGCACATAGAGCACGATGCGGGTAAGATACAAATGAAAGCAAAGATGAAGCTCAGACAAAAAAGAAATCTATCCTGGCTGCATAGCGGCTTTTTTACTCCTCAAATAAAGAGTGTTTTTGTGGGTAACGCCCTGAGCCAAAACATCGAGGGTGTAAATCCTATGGAGCAATATATGCTTGCCCACAAAGTCAGCAAGATGGGTGAGGGCGGCATAGGAAGCACAGAGAGCATTCCTGATAGCTCCAGAAGTGTTAATGAGAGTCAGTTTGGACTAATGGACCCTATTCAAACAGTAGAAGCCGAAACAATAGGCGTGGTAAACTTTTTTGTTAAAAACTGCAGAAAAGGAGAAGACGGTAAGCTCTATAGATTAGTAGAGGACTCTTCTGGTAAAAAAATTTGGATAGATCATCAGACTTTCTTGAACTCTGTTGTTGAGGTTCCAGAAAGCTGAAAATTTACGCAGGAGCATACCCGTTATACCAGCCACTATATATTTCGATAGGACTACGACCGTCGTTTGGATTAGATGGCAGTAAGCAGCAAGTGGGGCCTGGGCATCGTTTATCTCCGCGGTATCCAACCACCCAAACATAAATATCCCTTGTTACTCCGAGAACGCAAACAGATATAGGTAACCAACAGCCACTAAGAACAGATGACAACTTATCTCCTAGCTTAAAGTCTGCTTTTAGTTGATAGTGAGGAGGAGTATGCGTAGCACCTGCCGCGCTTGGTACTCGCAGAACATCAACACTCCAAGGTAACCCGTGAGTCTGTACGTCGCTATCAAATAGAATTTCTGGTACCTCTATATTACCATCTAATATAAGCTGGCATTGCCCTTTATTCCCAGAGGAGGACAGTTTTACGTTTCCTTGTGCCATCCCTGATGTGGTAACTGTTCCAAATACTTTGTAAGCTTCACAAAAGTTAGTCACAAGATCCAGTTTTAAATCCACCGAACAATTTTCTTCTTGTTGTTGAGCGTAACTAGCAGAAGATATAGAAGCTGTTGGGCCTGTGGAGCTCGTTGGACCTGTTATGGCTTTTGGTTTAACCAGGAAAGTGGATCCCGAGAAAGCCGAGGGAGGGTTGAATATAGGATTTATTTTAATTGCTTCACAGGCATTAACATGAAGGTCTAAATCATAGCTTATTGTGCATGGAGGACCACCGCCTCCGCCTGTAGGCCCTGTTGTTGCCGTGAGTGACTGTTTGTTGTAAATATTAAACGCAGATCCCGCCATATTAGGGGGAAAATTAATATTTCCTTTTTCGACAAAAATAACCTCGCAAGCCTGAGGAACGAATATATTCCCTGTAAGCTGGGCTCCGCAGTCAGGAGCGCTAGAAACACTTCCGAATGTTAAACTTCCTTGCGCACTGCCTGTGAGCTTTACATTAGAATCAATTTTAAAATTTTCACACGCAGTAACGTGAATATTTCCTCCCAATAAAATACCGCAATCAGGGGCGTTGCCAGAGCTAGTAACAGTTATTTGCCCGTCTGCTGCCCCAGTCTGCACTATGTTTCCTTTTACCTGAACTGTTTGACAGGCGAGAGCAGCAATATTCGGAGCGTTATAAACAGGCGTTACAAGATTTACGTTTGGAAATGCAAAACTGCAGGCCCTATCCATAGGTGTGATAGGGCTGCCTAAGTCTAATAGAGGAGCGCTAAGTGCGGGTAATGCGCAGTTATCTGGCGGGGTTATTGTGCCCAATATAAGACTAGTGCCACTAGAAATATTATGTGTGAGATGCGCGCTAAGAGTTATGGTATTTCCATAGATCTGAGTTATTGTTGTATTGGGCTGAATGCCATAAGCCTCTACAATCTGACCAACACTTAATAAACTTGGGCTGTTTACAACTAAGTCTAATGCATTTGTTAATGCTAACTGAGTAACTACAACAGACTCATTAGAAATACTAAAATATCCTGGCTGATATTGCGCCGTGTATTGAGGAACTCCTAAAGTATCTGGTGAGCCTAGTATTACACTAGATGTATTTATTTCTAATCCGGCCATATCAAATAATTCTATTTAAACAGCCATATAAAAACAAGCCTATAGGTATAACTAAAAAGTTAATATTAAATACCAAAGCAATATCTAAACCTAACCAAAATCCAAAACAAATAGGACATGTAACTAAACGAACCAGGAAAGAGTCGTGATAATATTCCTTTAAAAATTGAACGTATCCATCCGGATAGCCGTTTTCTACCAATTCATAATATTTGCCTACTTTAAAATATTTAGAAAGCTTGAAAAGATTTATATACTCGGCAAACGCATTTGTTCTAAACCAAACCAATAGAATATAAGCCAACCATGCAGAGGCTCCTAACAATATAATAAAATTATTAGGAGCCTCTGACATATAGTTATTTACTGAGCAGCCGACAACTCAGTAATCTTTTTCTGCAATTCGAATAATAGGTTTTTTTGGGCCGTAGCTGCGATCTTTCGGCTTTGTAGCATATTCATTCTTTCTGTTAGCTGCTTATTTGCTTCTGTGACTTCGGCAATTCCTGATTCTAGCCCATTGAGCTGATCTTCAACTTGAGCTAGACCGTCCTCTATCAGGAGCATAGAGATATGCTTGTCTGTTTCTGTACTTACCACTGCGGGAAGTTCTACTGTGCCTCTTTGTTCATCTTGTGCGCTCATATTATTCCTTGGTTAATAATTCTTTTATCTCGGCGTTGATTCTTTTGATGTCTTCGTTATAAGCCTGCATCTCGGCTTTTTTATTTTTCCTGGTTTGTTCAAGCTCTTGAACAAGACGAAATACTTGGGATTCTTTTGATTCTTCCATGTGTTTATTATTTGTTTAAGTGTTACTGACGAGAATTAATATATACGATCTCTAGCTACGCGCAAGTGCTTTTTATAAAAAAATAAGGGTGTGGATTTCTCCACACCCCCATTCTTTTTTAACTGGTCTAAAGATTAGACAGTAGGGCCTGTTTCTGTGTTAGAAACAGAATCCTTGGTAACAATTGCACTAGCGGACACGGTGACCTGAAGGAGATCACCAGCAGAACCACCAACGTTAGGATTCGTGGATCCGGCTGAACCTTGGGTGCCGTTACCGCGGATGTAATAAATTACATAGCTGAGCAAAGGACCAGGGTTGTTGTTGGAATAAGTTCCCGTTCCGCCTGTACCAGCGCCCGTGGCTCCTGTACCAATGTTGAGCGCGAGAGGACCTGCGGTGAGATCCGTTCCAGGAACAACATCAAGAGCGATCACACCGCCACCGAGGTGGGCCGTGACGTGAGCCTCAACGATATAACGGCTGTCAACATCATCAAAGCTGATGGTGTCGCCGCAATTGTAGCTTCCGGCAGGAATAGTGCCGAAGGCCATGCTAGCCTTCTCGTAGCGAGAAGTGATGAGTCCACCGATCTGATTGTCGGCTGTAACGCCAGAAGCGTTTTTACGAACTGAATATGTGGTAGCCATAATTTTTAATTGTTGTTTGTTTTTGGTTGAACTATCAACAATGGATTATGCCCTTGCAACAGACTAGGATTACTAATCCAGAGAAACATAAGGTTTCTCCATTGCTGATAGTTATTATTACTTATTGTTTGTTAGTATGCAATATTTTATTTGTGGCTGCCTCCCACAAACTCATAAAACATTTCTGCAGTGCTGATGATTTCCTTTTTTGATGGATATAGCTTTTCAATTGCTTCTGGTGAAACAACCTTATTGTCTTTCTCAGCTGCCGCCATAAACGCAGAGGCTTTGTGCTGAAATAATTCAGTACAATACCTGTGAGCGTCCATAAGAATGTCTAATCTGATTTCGTATGCGTTTTTATTCATGTGTGTGTTCACCTCCTCTTAATATATACCTCTGACACGGTAGGGTTGCAAATTTTAACTTAAAAATATTTTATTGTACAACTTGTCTATTTCGTCGCCTGTGTACATTTTCTTATTGGCTAAATAAATCTCATTTCCCCAGGCGGCTTGCATTTGGCTATCAGACACGCCGAGATCTCTCATCACACCATAAAGCTTTATTTGCGTGTTCTGAAGCATCAAAACAAAAAGTTGTTTGTCTGGATAAAATAATATTCTTCCGCCCATTCCTGTTCTAGGGGCCGGATTGATGTGAGCTTCTGCTTCTCCGCTTTGGCGAATCCTGGAGTAAACCCCAGGAAGCAATCTCTGCTGATGAATAGGCTCATACTCACTGCCGTTATACACAACCGTATTCCTGTCTGTGACAAAAGGAATATTCGCAATGGTAATATGTTTGGATTCTACCCGCTGACCTGTGCGTTTATCCACCAAGTGCACATCTCCCTTTATTGGGTAAGTAAGATCACGCTTTTCTAAGATAGCCTTTTTCTGGTCCTCTATAGAGAATGGCTTTGGGTGTATCTCTATGTTCTCTACCTCTAACTTGTGGTCGTTTGTTTCTATCTGCCCTAACTTAGACTTAAAACCTTCTAGCACATGTTTCTGAATAAGCTTATTCAGTGCATGCGGATCAAAAAAATCTCTGGTATTTTTAGGAAACTCCATTTGAAAGCTTTTTTTGCACTGCTCTTGTTATTATTATCCAGGCACTGTGATAATCTTCTTCTGATAAGAAATCTTCTGCTGTTAACTCTACCTCTATAGGCTTACCAGGGTAGGTCACTTTTTCTTTTTCTCCGCCGATTTCTTCTAGGTATGTTCCTTTTATTTTTAAAGACGGAATATAGATTTGTTTAGCTTGCATTGTTCAAATCCTCTGTGAGTAAGGATTCAAGATATGCTTTAGTCTTCTCATCTTCAAGAAGTTTTTTCATTTCAGGATATTTAGTTTCTAAAATAACCTTTTTTTCAGGTACCTCAGAAGTTTCTGGTGCGTCTGGACCCGCAATGGTATTTACCGCACCTTTAACGGCTTTTGCTGTTAATACACTTCTAAGCACATGAGGATCTATGAGTCCTGCTAACTTTTCTTGCCCTTTAACAGGAGAGCCTATGCTGTGCACTTCGTTAGCTGGAGTATTAAAAATGGTTTTTTCAGGGCCTAAGTTTAAATTCAACTTTCCCTGCATTTGTGGAAGCAGTGGAGCTATTCCTGGATTAGGTCTGGGTGCAATATTATCTAATATTTTACTCACACGGGAGGTTAAGAGGTTGGTTAAAAAACCTCCCTCTTTTTCCATATCGGAAAATCCTCTTTCAAATTCGCTCCAGTCTATTTTCATCCTATGTTGTAAGGTTCTAATTCTACTCTGGTAGGAATGTTAGAGATATAATCCTCAGCGTGATTTTTCTCTCTAAGCTTCTTCTTAATAACATAAGTAAGATAAGCACTACCTGCGCCTGTACCTATTAATCCTGTGGCACCTAAATCAATAACAGGGTCAACAGGCTTTTTCAAGATACCTAGGCCTTTACCAAGAAGTCTCTTTAGGCTGTGATCGCTTATTTCTACATCTTCTGCAGTATTACCTGCAGTTTTAGGAAGAATTTCACTGATGGTCGCTTCTGCAGCCAATCCATTGCAGAATGCATCCACGTTAGGGGTTTCTAATTCACCCTGCTTAATCTTTTGAAGTGTTTGGAGATATTCTTTTTGCGCATCCTGAAGTTCACGCTGTATCTGCATCTTCTGTTGCTGAAAGTATTCTCTCCTGGCTTCGTGAAAGCCTGCCTCACCACCAAACACAGAGCGAATTGGGTTTCTGTTGAATCTGATTGCTCTTCCTATCAACCCAGGAGAAGCCTCGCCCTCTTCACTGGTTTTGTGCAAAGTATTTACAGGAATAGGAATTCTCAAGGTGTCTCCTCCACCAAGACCTTCCATTCTGCGGGTGGCCTCTTCCTGTTCTTTTGCAAGTTGTATAGCACTGAACAAGCTTCTGCCAAAAAGCTTAGAAGCAAGATAAGCCTCTTCTGGAGATAGAGGTATTTTTGTTTGGTTGTTATTATTCATTAGAGGTTTCCTTCTTTTTTCCGTAAATCACAAAGACTCTATAACTTCCTTGAGGAGTCCAATTATCCTTGTAGTAGCTGATCACATATTTCTCGTCGTTCAAGAGCCTGGACAGCATTTCACCATCATGCTGCTTTTCTGGGTCTAATACGATGTTGTGAAACTCATATATAGAGAGATCCATCTTTGGCTTTTTAGCCCAGCCCTTGGCCTGCTCAAAGGCATCTACTGTTTTTTGCTGATCTAGGATCTCTCCTTTTAATTCTCTCTGGATGCTGCGCTTGGGCTGAGGCCTGAAGTCAGGACTAGCTGTTCCAAAGTCAAAATGTTCTGTTGCTTTTTCTGTGTTAGTGTAGGCCATGTTCTTGTTTTAGTTTGTGGGTTAAATTTCTAATCATATGTACCTTCTGCCTCTCTCTGGCTAGGGCTTGATTTAATTCTGAAACATTATTTTCCATCTCGTCAAAAGCCATGCCGCCAGCAGCTCCTGCTGCGGCGCTTGTGTTCATGGCCCAATGAGGAAGACCTCCTGCAATACCTGCAGCAGGACGAATGAGAAAGTCATTCATTACATTAAGATCAGACGCAACCTTCATGGCTCCTTCTGCCGTATTGATATTAGCCAGGGCATGCTCGAATTCCTCCAACGAGCTTCCGATCTTCTGAAGATCATCGGCTAATACTTCTTTTATTGTTTTTGCGTAAGATGTTAAGTTCATAGTACTGTGACTGTTCCTGTATCAGGGTCCCAACGTGTAAATTTCGAGGGACCCATCAATTTGTTTAATATTATATTTCCTAATCCAAAACCTGCCAAGCTCATAAGTACCTGGCTAGTGCCGCTCATCTTTTTCCACCTAGCCACAGCCAGAGCCAAGGCTGCCCCTGCTGTTCCGGCGAGCAAATGACTGGCTACATCTGGTGAGTTGAGCATTCTCAATATGTGGGTCTTTTGATCCTGAGAAAGAGCATGGTCTGCTTTTATATATTTTGCAAGATCCGCAGGAAGCATTGTTTCTCCTGGACCTATCAAACTAGAGAAATCCAGCGCACCTCCTAGCTCCAACCCTTCCATGCCTGTTGAGATAGCTTCGTTCATTTTAAAGCCCCTCCTAACCCCACAAGAGCTCCACCAGCGAGCAATGGAAGTCCAACAGATCTATTGAACTCTTGCCCTGGGTTTGCCTGCATTTGCTGATTATATTCAGGGCTAAGTTTCTTTCTAAGATGATTCAAGAGCAACCCTCCAAGAATTGTTCCACCTATGGTGAGTAGAGGGTGTGAAGCCATTGCGCCCATAGCTCCTCTCACATTGTTGATTCCTCCGAACATGAGATGAGCCGCATTTTCAGGAGAGCCTAGAAGTCCGTTGAATTCTGCAGTTTTAATTTCTTCTTCTCCTCCTCTCAAGAGTGCTTCTGGATCAACTTTAGGAATGACTTGCGATTCTTGATTTTTAATAGCCTCTAACCTCTTCATCATCTTTTTAGATGGCAGATATTTCCAGTTTCTGCCTTCACTGTGCTCTAACACAAATGTAGGATTTTCTCTGCCTGTGGCTAGGGTCATATAGATGCTGTGCGGGCTACTTCTGTGGATTTGGGCCGTGCCTCCGTGCAGTTTGTCTTTCTCAAAGTCTAATATATTTATATCTTTGAGTTTTTCAACAGGTTTGAGTTCTCCTCCGAACTCACTCAATCCAAAGCCGTAAACATGGTTACCATCAGATAGCCTCAACCCTTCAGGAGTAACCACATATTTCCAGTTCTTCTGCCCTGAGAAAGATGGAAGTATATTCTCGTTAGCCAGGTGGTCTACATAGCTATTGAAATCTCCCTTCTTCTCGTTGAGGAGGTCATTAAAGCCCAAGCTAAAAGCCGTGAGGTCTAAATCCATATTTATCTGATAGAGGAAGGCATCGCGTCTCTGCTCCAACCATAACCATAGCTAGCTAACGGGTTGCCCCCTCCCATAGCAGAGTTCATCATGCCTGGTAAGAACTTATGGCCTAGAAACCCGCCTAAAAGTAAAGGAGTCACTGTGCCTAGAGGAAGCCCCAATTCTTTGCTGAGCATCAATGCACCTAATGCGCCTCCTGCCGTACCAGCCAGCTCGTTAGAAATTCCTGGAATCATTTGGTGTTGGTTCCAGGGCGGCTGACCATATTTGAAGTCTCCCCCATCTCCTGAGATAGACCTACCCAGTAAAGCTCCTCCTCCTAATGCACCGGCACCAACGCCAGCAACTCCTGCTCTACCTAATAGTCCGGCAGCCCCTCCTAGCGCGGCTCCTCCTAAAGCTCCTGGTAAACCTCCCAGTGCACCTATTCCACCGCCGTAGAGGGCCCCCTTGCCTGCTTTGTTCCATCTACGTGCCCAGAATCCTGGACCCATGAATCCAGGGTCTCCTGACTGTGGAGTTGCTTGAGGGGTGGAAGTTGTGGGTTCTGCTGCAGGTGTAATAGGCTCCGCAGCTGGATGCGCTGCTTCTGATGCAGGAACTCCTCCAGCCCCTTCTGAAGCACTGAAGCCAGGACGAATCTTATTTGCCTCTTCTCCGACACCCATAAATGTATTTTTCAATCCTTGCAGCATACCCTCACCCTTTCCTGCTTCTCTCCAGGTGTCTCCTACTCCCTTGAAAACTCTACCCAAGCCCTCACCTATACCACCTAGTCCCCTGAGGAGTGAAGCTTCTCCTCCTGCGGTCTTCTCGTTGAACTCTCCTGCAATCTTCTCTAGTTCAACCTCGCTCTCTTTGAAGAATCCCTCTATGAATGCTTCGTCCTTTCCTTCTTCTAGCAAAGCCTCTTTCACGCCCTTTCTGAACTCTAGACTCTCTTCTCTCACTTGATTCAACAGAGCTGAAGTCTTCTCCAGGAACTCCATAGTCTCTTTGTTCGAGAGTATTGTATCCACTATTCCCAGCGAGGCTTCTTTGGATATTCCCTCCTGAGATAATACTTCTAACATTCCTGACTTCAGTGCTTCTGGATTCATATTCTGGGTTTGCGCAAGATTTAGTTCTATCGATTTTATCTTTAGAATGCTTTTTTTGCAAGTCAGGATTCTTCTCTAATCCTCCGCACCCTGTTTTGTGTGTATGTAGGAAGAAATAAGCCACAGAGTATGCCATCTCACGAGCATTTCTAACCAGCTCGGCACCATCATCAGGATTCCACTCAGTGGACAGTCTATCACTCCAATCATACACACCAGTTATGTATCCTAGATAGTTCTCAAACTCAGAGGTTCTGCTCTTCCAGGTTATATATTTGTTATCTCCAGCCATTCCCATAGAAATAGCTTTGTCTAACTTAAGTTTAGATCTCATATCCTCTTCTGACCAACCTTTATCCGCCCAGAACACCACATGAGTATGAGGATGAATCACACGGCTAGAGATAGAAGTAGCACTGCACTCATGACTGTAGAAGTAGTCAGAGATAACGCCAGAGCGCTTCAATGCCATCAACCTACCTCTGGTTTTCTTGAAGTCACCGTCCAAACTAGATATCCATTCTTCACCGTGATCTGGAATGTGAACATCATCTTCATGAATAACAAAGGTCATAGCACGTTTACCAGACCTGAAGAGATCAGAGATAGAGAGCGAACGCTGATTCAACCACTTTGTACTATCATTCCTAGTAGTATATGGGTTGAGAGTCTTGCTTTTGAGATTCTTACCACAAACTCCTTTCTTATATGAGAGCATACTGTTTAAGAGAGAACCAGAGCTCAACAGGCTATCACCAGTAAGAGCAACAAATGAGCACCAACGAGTAAATTGGTTCTTACGCTTCATACCCCATGCAGGATAGTAAATGATTCCATGATTACCAGATCTACCTTCACCCTGAACTTCTTTCTCTAGTATTCTAAGTATGTTCCAACTTTCACCAGGAGTGAGATAATCCCAACCAGCAATTATAGAGCGCATATTTGTAGGGTCTACTTCAGCTCTAGAGGTGGGAGAATAGTCTAGGGGTTTGTTCATACACCTGTTCGCCCCTAAAGCCAACCATTCGTTAATTACCCTATCCCTTGGGCGGTTAGGTTTCATGTCCACCCCACACAATTGTCCGGCTAACTCTTCTTCTGAAAGCATGGGCTCAAATTATCCACAGAAAGCACGGTTGTCAAATTCTCTGTACTGGAATCTTTTGGATGATGGAATGTGTAGGAGAGAGATGTTAAAAAGAGGGATCTATCTAATAGACTAGGTGGCCCTTGAAATCCTCGCTTCCAATATAGGGGTTTATAGAGTATCCTAGTCTGCAAATACATTATGAAACAGCTAGAGAATATTCATTCTATCACAGTAAGAGGCAGAAGGTATAAATTCCTATTGCTACCTAATCTGATTAATGAAACCAAGAACAGAGGGCGCACGGATAACCCAGAAGCCAAAGGTAAAACTGTGGTTGTAGATCCAGATCAATCACCTAAGGAGATGCTGGCTACTCTTTTGGATGAGTTGATACATTGTGCTGTTTGGGAATTAGACAATGACATCGTGGATGAAATCAGTGATGACATAGCGCATGTACTCTGGAGATGCGGATTAAGATTTGTGGATAACCCAGAAGAGGTGGACTAACTTCTTTAAAAAGGTTAAAATATTCTAGTATAACCAACATATCTAATATTATGAGCATAACCGGAAAAACATTTCAGGGAGGAAGGCAGCCAAGAAGTCATAATCCCAAGATTCCCTTCATGCGCACACTGCTGGCGGGCAAACCAATTCCCGCTTTTCCGGAAGAAGTTGATTATACCGTAGGAATGCCCAGCAATCTGGGAGTGATGATGAATGACCAACTGGGCGACTGTACCTGCGCGGCGTTCTATCACGCACTACAGGTTTGGAGTTATAATACAACAGGGCAGTTATTAACAGAAGACGACGCTGAAGTTGAAATCCTGTATGAGCGCGCTTGCGGATATATACCAGGTAATCCTGCCACAGATAACGGTGGTAATGAGCAGCAAGTTCTCACCTATCTTCTCAATGAGGGGGCACCTGTAGGGTCGGGAGACGCAGAGAGACATAAGTTGACTGCTTTTTATGAAATTCATGTTAATCACATTGACGCCATAAAATCTGCTATCAATGCATGTGGTGTGTTGTATATGGGTATAGACGTTCCTCAATATATTACTCCTCCAGAAGGCAACCCTCCCGCTGTTTGGACACTCGAACCTTCAGCAGACAATACTATAGTAGGAGGGCATGCCATTATTGCTGCCGGATATAATAATGTTGGATTAAAAGTTATTTCATGGGGGCAATATTACACAATGACTTGGGATTTCTTTAGTAAGTTTACAGATGAGGCATATGCTCTTGTGGACGTTGAATGGGTTAAATCTAACAATTCTACTCCTGCGGGTTTAACCCTAGACCAGTTAGAGCAGGCAATGGCAGAGCTCAGGAATTAACTACATAACGCGGCTATTAACAAATCAGTAGCCTTTTAAACAGGCTGTTGATAGAATGTTTGGATGAAAGAGTACAAATTCGTGTTGGACCACGGAAAACTCAAAAAAGTCCCAAGATCAACTAAAGTAGATTATAAGATTCCGAGCACCACGGATTTCTTCTCTCCTGTTACAAATCTCATACCTAGCCTGAGCAGCGTTTCCGGTGCTCGTGTGCTTATCGGAGACAAGAGTTCGCTGCAGGCCATGACTCTGGTTAACAGAGAAGCCCCGTTGGTTCAATCTAGCGAAAGTCAGGAACACAAGAGCTTTGTTGAACAGTTTGGACACAAGCTTGTTAGTATACGCAGCAATATTTCAGGAAAAGTCACTTCAGTAGACAACGACAAGATTGTTATAAAAGACAACTCTGGTAAAGAGCACGAACATCCGCTTTATCAAAATTATTTAGTAGGTAGAGAAAGTTATATGCACCATACACCTACTGTTAAAGTAGGTGATTCTGTTAAACCTGAAAGTTTATTAGCTACCTCTAACTACTCAGACAGTCATGGCAATATGGCCTTGGGTATGAATCTCAAAACGGCCGTGATGCCGTATAGATCGTATAACTTTGAGGACGCACTTGTTATTAGCGAAGATGCTGCAAAAAAATTAGAAGCAGAGCAACTTGTTCCAGTTAGATTGGAGATAGCTAGAGGTATAGAAACAGAAAAAGATAAATATGTTTCTCTGTTTCCTAATAAATACTTTAATGACCAGTTAGGTAAATTAGATAGCTCTGGTGTTGTGAAAAGGGGAAGTGTAGTAAAGCACGGAGATCCATTGATTCTTGCCTATCAGCCTAAAACATTAAAGTCATTAGAGATTCAATTAGGTAAACTTTCCAGAGCATTAAAAAACGCGTATTCAGATATCACAGAGACCTGGACTTACGAGCACGATGGTGAAGTTGTGGATGTTAGCAACACAGGTAAATTAATCACAGTAACTATAAAGACTCGTAGGCCTATGGCCACAGCTGACAAACTATCTAATCCTTTCGGAGCAAAGGGGGTGGTTAGAATTGTTAGCAATAGTGAAATGCCTCAAGGAGAAGACGGTAAACCTATAGATGTATTGCTCAATTCGATGAGTGTTACTAGCCGTGTTGCTCCGGGGCTCATCACGACCATGGCAATGGGCAAGGTTGCTCAAAAATTAGGACATAGTCTAAAAATCACACCATTCTCTGATGGTAGCGTTGTTGAAAAAACAATAAAAGAATTAGAGAAACACGGCATAAAAGACACAGAGAAATTATACGATCCTGTTTCTGGTAAACACATAGAAGTATTCACCGGACCATCTTACTACACTCGACTCCATCATATAGCTGAAGATAAAATTTCGTCCAGATCGTCAGGAACTACCTACGATATCAATATGCAACCCTCTAAGGCGGGCACAGAAGAAAAGAGTAAGCGTTTGGGAAATCTTGCAACCACGGTGGCACTTTCTAACGACGCTAAAGAAGTTTTAAAAGATGTTGCCGTTGTTAGAGGAACAAAAAACGACGAGTTCTGGAATGCAATAAAATTAGGTTATGCTCCACCTCCACCAAAAGTTCCATTTATATTTAACAAGTTTATCTCTCACCTAGAAGGTTCTGGTGTGCACGTTAATCAAGAGGGAACTAAGTTTAATATTCTTCCCCAAACAGATAAGGATATAGAAAAAATTAGTCACGGTGAAATTCATGAACCTCTAACCTACAAATTAAAAAATGGTGAATTAGTCGCTGAGAATAACGGACTTTTTGACCCTGTAAATGTAGGTATTTATGGAGATAACTATAATCATATCAATCTTTCATTTAAAGTCCCCAATCCTGTTAGTGAAGAACCACTTCGTAAACTTTTAGGAGTTACTAAAAATAAGTTTGAAGAGATGCTTGCTGATGGATCGTTAGAGAAAGCTTTAAATGGTATAAAGCTAGACGATAAAATAAACGAGCTGAAGGGTTACATTAAGTCTAACAGAAAAACAGAGAGAGACTCAGCTGTTAAAGTTTTGTCTTTCTTAACCATGTTGAAGAGGCAGGATTTACATCCTAAAGATTTATTAATTTCTAAAATTCCGGTTATCCCTGCCCAATATAGACCTATTACTGCTCAAGGTAATCAAATCATGAGCGCTGATGTTAACGAGCTATATAAAGATTTGATGCTGGTTAATAAATCTTTTAATGGTATAGACGAGCATACTCCAGTGGAATTAAAAGGAGAGGCTCGCAAAAAATTATACGAGGGCGTTAGAGCTGTGTATGGTTTAGGCGAACCAATCAGCACCAGGAGCAAAGAAAAAAACTTTAAAGGTTTGTTAGCCACAACACTGGGCACACAAGGAGGTAGTGCAAAAAGCTCAATGTTCCAGGCAAAGGTTGTGAATAAACCAATAGACCTCGTGGGTAGAGGGGTACTTGTGCCGGATGGAAATCTTCAATTGAACGAAGCGGCAATTCCTCAGGCTATTTTGTGGAATATATACACTCCTTTTGTTATTCGGAGATTAGTAAGGCAGGGAGTACCAGCCACAAAGGCAAGAGACTATGTTAAGTCTAAACACCCTTTAGCCTCCTTGGCTTTACAAGAAGAACTCAAGGATCGCCCAGGAATTGTTACCAGAGACCCGCAGTTATCCAAATATAACTTTCAAGGATTCTACCTTAGGCCTAACCCGGATCCTAAAGACTTCTCTATAAAGCTCAACCCCTTGGTGTTTAAAGGTTATGGTGCTGATTCTGACGGAGACCAATTGAATGTGCAAGTTCCGGCAGGAGACGCAGCTAAAGAAGAAGTTAAAGAAAAGTTATTCCCTGAGAAAAACTTAATTTATCATAGAACTTTTAGCCCTATATATACCCCATCAAATGAGGCGGCTGTGGGATTATTTGCGGCTAGCTACGAGAATAAACATAATAAACCTATGCACTACTCTAGCGAAGCCCAGGTAGTTGCCGATTTTATGGCCGGAAAGCTAGACATAGGAGATAATATTGACTTATCTTAAAGCTTTATTAAACTTTAAGTATCACATACAATGATAGATGAAGAAATTTGGTTTAAGCTAACTGATGAAGAAAAGTTGGCGGAGCTAGAACACTATCTAGATGAACTCCGCAGGCTTGATTCCGGAGAGCATGAACTAAGGGGTACCCATCAACAGGGTAAAATTAAGACTTTAAAAAAAGAAATAAAGAAGAAAATAAATAAAATAATAGACCTGGAGTATATCAAATGAATATTCAATCCCTTATAGAATCTTATGATGGCCTAGTTAAAGAGGCGTTCATCCCAAATCCCCAGGCGCAACAAGATCAGGGACAGTTGCAACAAGCTCAGCAACAGCTTATGGGTATGATCTCTCAACTCCCTCCCGAACTTCAGCAGCAGATTTCCCCGGCGTTGCAGCAACTTCAACAGCTTCCGCCCGACCAGCAGCTCCAGGCCATGCAACAGCTTGCCCAGCAGATCCAGCAGGTAGGTCAACAACAAGCGCAGCCTCAGCAACCACAGGAAGGCCAACCGGCAGAACAAGCCGAGCAGGAACCTCAGCAAGCCGCAGGAAATGTTAATGCGGAGAACAGCCTCGATAACACAAAGGTAACACTTTCTGTCAGAGAACTCTTAGATCTTTCGAGTGGCGGCAAGGCTACCCATAGCTTGCTTAAGGTTAAACAACTTGCGGACACCCATAATAAAAAAATGGAAGCTATGCAGAAGCAGCAGCAGCAAGCAGAAGATCAGGCTCAGCAAGAGCAAGCCCAGCAATCCGCTATGGGGCAAGGTGGTATTTATACAGCTCCCATGGGATCAGGAAAACCACAACAATGAGCTCCTTAGAAAAAGTTAGCAATTATTTGGACAGCTTCACTCCAGAAGATGCAAATTTTGACTATGCTTGTTATATTCGAGAAAAACTTGCGGATATGCAGGCAGTGCAATCAGCAGGAGTCATTAACTCAGAAGAAAGTACGGACGAGCATACTGGAGATTTAGATACATCAGAACAAGATAAGGCCCATGATAATTTAGAGGGAAAATTAATGCATGGAGCTTTTCAGGACTTAGAGGCATTAAATCAAATAGATAAGGATAAATTAAAAGTAGCCTCTCCTGTAAAAGATTTGTTAGATAAAATAACCAGCAAAAAATAATATGCCTGTTACCACGGTAGGGAGAATACTTTTAAAGGAGTATACTCCTAGACACTTACACCACATGATAGATGGGCAGATTCTCGATAAAAAGGGAATCTCTAACCTTTTTAGTGAGCTGGTAAAGCAGGAGCCGGAGAATTATAGTAAAATTGCTTCAGATCTTACTAGGCTTGGATTTGAAGTAGCCACTAGGCAAGGAACATCCATCACTCTTAAAGATCTTGTTTCTCCTGTTAATACTAAAGAAATTTATGATAAGTTCGATGAGTTCCAGGAAAAGGTAAAAAGCTCTAAAGACCCAGAGCACATCAAGAATCAAAGAATTTTTGATAAATATAATTCTTTGATGGAAGAAACCAACAAAACTATTCTTGATGAGGGACTTAAGAATAATAAGTCTTTGGCTAAGATTATTTTAGCAGGGTCTAGAGGATCTCCTGCACAATATAGATCAACTATCGCAACTCAGGGAATTGTAGTGGATGCGGAAGGTAACCCTAAGATGGATATCCCCGTTAAGAGCTCTTTTGCCGAAGGATTATCTCTTCCAGAATATTTAGTCACATCTTTTGGTACTCGTTCTGGTGAGGTTGTTAAAAAGATTGGTGTGGCTCAGGGTGGATACAGCTCTAAGCAGTTCTCCAGAGCCCTGATGAATCTACAAGTTACAGAACATGATTGCGGAACCACAAGCGGAATAAGTGTACCTACCTCAGATAAAGATTCTGTTGGTGCTTATCTTGCACAACCCGCAGGAGAGTATAAGCGTAATAATGAAGTTACTGCTAAGATGTTAAATGACTTGAAAAGTCATGGAATTGATAAAATTTTGATACGCTCGCCCATGACTTGCAAGGCAAGTAACAACAGTCACTTTGGAGCCGTTTGCCAATTATGTGTAGGCAGAAGAGAAAAGGGGCTGGCGGCCCCTGATAGTTATATTGGTTTAGTGGCGGGTACCGCAGTCAGCGAACCCTTGACCGAGTACGCGATGAAACTGAGACACGGAGGAGGAGCCGCCACATCTTTAGGTGGGGTCACAGGGTTCAAGATGATTAATCAGCTAGCCAATATTCCAAAGACATTTTTAAACAAGGCTCCACTCGCTCAAGAAGATGGAATTGTTACAAATGTTCAACATGCTGCCGCCGGTGGATATTTTATAAAAATAAATGATACAGAGTATTATATAGGTGTAGGGCAAGAGCCTTATGTTAAGGTTGGAGATAAAGTTGAACAAGGGGATGTGCTAAGTTCGGGACTAGTTGATCCTAGCGAGGTTGTAAGATACAAAGGTATAGGTGAGGGAAGAAGCTATTATGCTCAAGCAATGAAAAAGGCTTTTGATGAGGGTAACCTGGGAGTAAATAGAAGAAACTTTGAATTGATCGCCAGGTCCGCCATAGATCACGTAAAAATAAATGATAATGACGGGCTTGGTGACTTTCTACCCGATCAAATTGTTTCATACGCCGCACTTGAGAAGAATTATGTACCTAGACCTAACAGTAAAATTTTAAGATCAGACTTAGCCTACGGTAAATATTTGGAAAAGCCTGCTTTACATTATACAATAGGTACAAGAATATCTTCGTCGGTTATTAAAAATTTAACAGAGCATGGAATAGAATCTGTTGAGGTTAATGACGATCCCCCCAATTTTGAACCTCACATGGTTAGACTATTAGACGTACCTGAGCACGTAGATGACTTTATGCATGTGCTCTATAGTACAAATCTAGCAAAGCGTTTTAGTAATGCCGTGAACGAAGGAGCTTCTTCTGACATTAGAGGACCTAGCCCTATTCCTGGCATTGCTCATGGTGTAGGATTTGGCGAACACACAAATTTCAAAGAGTAGTTAAGCTATTTAGAAGCTTGCATGTAGGTTAAAAAATACGTAATATTGTTTATAAATTCTGGGATTATATAATTATGGCAAATTTTTCTAAAACAAAAAAGGCGGGCGACGATTCATTAGAGCAGTCATTTTTTCAGCTTGCCTATAACAAGCTTCAGGACAGTTTGAAGAATCTTCTTCCGTTTTTAATAGGCTTTGAGATCGTAAAAAAGAACGAGGACAACACCAAGGCTCTTGGTGTTTTTGGATTTCGCTCTCATGGAGGACAAATCCTTTATGTACCTGCTTTCTTCGTGGACGGTAAAGTAAAGAATCTCGATCTTCTTTATTCTAAAAATAACGAGCAGTTTTATCCTCTGGATGAAGACTTTGCTGAGTTATTCTTAAAAGACGAAACCACTAATTTGGGTGCCGTAGCAAAAGAACCAAGACAGAAGGTTCTACAGGATATGACTCAAGGCGACTATCGCCAGATGACTATTCCTCCTCGTACAGGTAAGTACACCATAGCCTCTTGCATAGATTACGTAAAGGATTCTGATAATAAAACAAAGAGAGCATTCACAGAGCTTTTAGAGAAGGACGCAGACTTTTGCGAGTCTGTACTACGCTTCTATCCTATAGAGAAAGTTGCAGAAGCTGTTGTAGAAACAGAAGATGGTGACAAATATAGAGAGGGAAATGATGTTAAGGTGGTGATGAAAGACCAAAAACCTGAGGTCTTGAAGCTTGATGAAAAGCAAAGAAAAGACGTTATGACTCAGGGATTTATAATAATTGACAAACGTCCTGTAGATAAAAAATCTAAGTTTGGCGCTGTTGATTATGTAAAGACATTCCAAAATCCTGTAGAGTCTGGCTTTTATCCATATATCACAACAACAGGAAATATTAACTACGGTTTAATCCTTGTTCGTCCTAAGCAGCTTCAACAAGATTTTGCCACGGATGATGCGATAATTATCAACCTTGATGCTGAAGACAAAGGAACCGCTTATGTGGCAGACACTAAGATGGTTTTTGTTAAAGATCAACTCAAAGTCGCAGACTATTCTTTAGTCCACAAGATGATGGTGGATCCCGCTGAAGCTCGTCCTAGCTATACTTCGGTTTATGTTCTTATTAACGAGCAAATGCAGGCTACTCAGCCATTTAGAATTAATGCTAACTTTAAAGATGCGCAAGGGATCAGAAGAATTAGTGTAGAGCCGTTTTCTATTCACGAGGATCCTAAGACCGGTTATGAGTATCAAGATCATAATCATGGAATGACAGATAGGCCCGGCAGTGTTCATAATCTTCCTCGTGGAAACTATTATAGACATCCCAGAAAAGCCAAAGAGATATTGCTCGTAATGACCAAGAAACCTAATGGTGGGCTTGATTATCATGGGCACACGGTATATGTACCTTCAGGTTATAAGCTTTTAGAGGTGAAGTTCCACCCAATGAATGAATATGGTTATTGTGGTGTTGAAGCTCCATATGTTTCTTTAGATGCCTCAAATAAAGATAAAAGTGAAGCAGATAAAGCTCAAGCCGAGAGAGCCAAAGCTCACGAAAAGTATTTAGAGAATAGGCCGGGCGGTGTATGGGCATTAAATTCGTTTCTTACTAGGAATAATATTTTCCCGATGACTGTAAGAACAAACGGCAGTGAGTACTTTAGCGATATTGCCGGAGCGAAGAAAAAGTATGACAATCCAATGAAGGCCAAGATTGCCATGGTTACTGAAGTTGGATTAGACTTCAAGCAGGCTTGTGAAGTTATTGATAATCTCACTCCCTCCAAGGCAATTTCAGGACATGTAAAAATTGCTTATACAGGAGACTATTATCCCATCCCTTACGAGGAAGCGCCGTACACCAACCAGGTGGGACAGCCGACATATGTTGGAGTTGGTCAAGAGAGTCGACTCCCTGCAGACATTCGCTACACAGGAGATCCTACAGCCTTAGGTTTAACGGTGATGCCGGAAGTTGAAGGAGTGGACCCGTCCAGCCCTAAGAACAAGATTGATCCTAAATATGTAAACCAGGCCGCCCAGATGGCTCAGAACGGACAGAAAGAAATATTCGACGTTCAGACCATGGCCACATTGGCTAAATATGTAGGTGTCAGCGACAAGATCACAGAATACATTCCGTCGTTAATAGAAGGTATGGATAGACTGGGCAGAATTATTTTCCTTCTTAACTGGGATACTGATAAATTTGTGGAGATGTACGGAAGAAATGACCTCCCCCAGCTCTCAGAGTTGGTCACTAATGTATTTAAAAATCTTGGAGAATTAGTCATCTTCCTTAAGCGTAAATCCCCAGAATTAAACATCAACATGGGTAAGGAAGATGCCCTCGAATTCTAATACATCCCCTGAAAAGGATAGTCTGCTTAAAAAATATTTAGCCCTAAAAGTACTTAGGGATAATATTTATTATCAGCAGCCTGGTAAATATAGCTTTACTGATGTGGCAGAGGATCTTCCCTCAAGTATGCAGGGAGCTGTGCCTTACTTAAAAGAGCTAGCTCCTAGTTTAGCTACAATCTCTCCTGACCCTAATACCAGAGCGAATCAAATATCTGCTGCGGTTGAAAGAATAAAACATTCGCAGGGAAATAAGAAAAACGTAGCTAGGCAGGCAGTTGAAAATGCGCTTAAGTTAGGTTTGGTGGGTCTTCCTGCAGGTTTTTTAGTTGGGGCAGGTGCTAGAATATTGGGACCTAGACTACCTATCAATAGATGGGGAGAATTACGCAGTCCCTTTCAATTAGGTAGAAATTTAGATAGAGCTATAAATAATCCAGCCTACCGTAATAGACTTGTTTCGCATGCCTGGGGAGATGCAAAAACCAATGCATTACTGGCAGGAGCTGCAGGAGCAGCTACACCAATAATTTCTAGTGAATCTAAGCCAAACGATATGGAGCTGTCTTCTGCTTCAGCTATTTTACAAAACCATCCTTACGCTACCGCACTGCCCGGAGGAGAACTATCTGCACTAGTAAGTTCAAATAGTAATAACAATTATGCTGGACCGGCATTAGCTGGTGTTGTGGGAGCGGGAGCCGGAGGAGCTGCAACATTCTTAGGGCCTGCAAGAGAGGCAATAAAAAGAATATTAGGTACTAGGATACAGCAGGTAGAACCTGGACTTGTTGGAATAAATTACCCTAACTGGCGAAAGCTTTCATATCCTTTTATCCGTGCAGCTAGAACAGGGCTTTTAAGAAACAGTTTAATTGGTACTGGTATTGGTTTAGGTGCAGGCTATCTATCTTCACGAAATAACGATTCACAGTCAACACAGCCATCTTGAGATCCCACACAACATGAAGCGTAAAGGAATTATTCCAATAAATAGAATAGGTTCTTTTTATAACTTTCCCAACTGGAGGTATCAAATATACTTAAATCCAGGAAAGGCGAATCTTATATGGTGCTGTCGCAAACCTGCGGATGGAGCTAACGCACTGAGAAGATATGCGAATTATCCCGGAGTTAAAGATAATGTAGAAGTTAATTATTCTTTTCCTACACGTTTTCAAAATGTAATAAACAAATTAAGTTGGAAAAATAGAGAAACATTTTATAAACTTTTTAACTCTAAATTAAAAAAGGGAGGAGATAAAAAGATTTTTTGCAGGACTTACGAGGGCAAAAATCCAATATGGAACATTAAGTACGTAGACAGCATTTCTGATGTTTTTTTAAAAAAGCTATTGTATCACATATCAAATATTAAATTTGATCACTATATTCAGTTTGCGGTGGGCTTAAAAATGTCCCCAGAGCATGAACATATTTTTAGGGCCATAGGGTATCATATTTTTGCTAATATTTCAGATCACGAAATCGCCAAAAGATTTAAAATGTATCCTAAGCAAATAGAAGCAATAAGGAACTTATTTTTCGATTTTACTTCGGCACCTAGAGAGGTAACAGCGCAATCAGCTTATTTTACCCAACTGGTTGACAATGACATTATTTCTGATTTAGATAAAAGATATTATAAACTTATATCTGAGTTAGGAGAGGTAGGCTTAAAGGCTCAGGCAAATTATCATACTCTTGACGAGGAACAAAAACGTAAGGTTGAAAATTATTTGGGTGATTCTATGCTAGAGAACGTATTAAACCTTAATTTTGCTGTTACTGATATGAAAGATGCCATTAATTTCAATGGAGTTATTAATAACTTAGCTTCATTCTATATAAAGAAAGAAGAAGTCAATTACTACAGAGCTAAGGTTAGAAATCTGGATGCTAGTACTGTTAGAATTGTTAATGATAATAGCCAAGATGCAGGAATGATTGACTCTACAGACCAAGAAGCGTTAAAGTTAATAGGTACTTTGGCGTTAAAGGAAAATTCACTTCCAGAATATAAGCCAATTACGGAATTGAATTCTTTTTAAAAACCTGTTATAAATTAAGGATAAAGCTATGGAACAACCCAACTCTCTCGTAAAAATTGCATTAGCCGAAGTGGTACAACAAGTAAACACTGGCGTAAATCCTACACAAGCCCTTAAGAAGGTGGCTACTGACTTGGATTTAAATCCAAACTATATTCATAGAGTAGGAGAGGCTCTTAATGTGGCATTGCACTACAATCATTTCAAAAAGGCTTCCGACAGGTCTTCTCAATTTCCTATTGCGGACATTCCAGGCACGATTAAAGAAATTTTTTCTACATCAGAAAAAACGGCAAACGAATATATTTCCGAACATTTTCCTGCTTCTGAAACTAACGAAGAAGTGTTTAATTTCAACAGAGCTTTAAACAATCCAAGGTATAAACAAGCATATCTTGAAATTGTTAATGCCGAGGCCTCTAACGAGCCCTACAGCCTGACCATGCGCGGAGCTTTTCAGAAAGCTGCAAATCTTTTGAAGGACTTAGAACAAGACCTCGATAATCAAAAAACAGAAAAAGTAGGGGCAGAGATTTCACTCAACCAGCAATTTTCGAAGCTGGCAGATCATTTCCGTAAGGATAGCGGGTACAGATTACCTTTTGAGGAATTTGAATCTCAGGTATTTAGTAAGCATGGAGAAAATGCGTTACCTTACCTAGATTTGATCTACAAGACCGCAGGAATTTCAGAGGAAAGAGGTGTGCATGATGCAAAATATCAAATGTTTGAGCCTTCTCGTGAATTAGGCATGTTTGATTCTTTTATGAAGGCTGCCACTTATTTAGGAGAGGTGGAGCAAAACCTCAAGACAGCTGAAGAGAATTATAGTTTTGAAAAAGAATATTATTCTGAGATAGGCAAGCTTGTGGCGGGTAATGGAACTCTCGCAAAACAAAGCGAAGAGTCTCCTGAAGTTAAAGTTAAAAAAAAAAATAAGCCGACTTCAGAAGATAAGAAGGATGAGGAGAGAGATCCTGTTTTAGATAGAATTAAAAAACAGGCTGAACTTAAAAAGGAAGCCTTTACCGGTGGACTTAATCTTTTTTCTTTAGCTAATTTAGTGGGTGGTGCGAAGGCCTTAGAAGAGCACAACCTTCATCATGAATTGGCTGGGCATGTAAATAAAAGACGCTCTTCTGTAGGTAATGCTGGAAATGTTACTCTTGAAAATATGGAGAGGCAGCTTATTTTCCAGGAATTGCTATTAACTGATCCCATATTGTCCAGAGCAAATCCACAAAAAGTGGCAAGAGCCTATGAACAGATTTTAAGGCTTTCTCCGCAAGTCTCCAAAGAGAAAGAAGTTTTACGTGCAATGCTAAGGCAGGCGGTGGCTTCTCAGGCGATCGCTCCCCATGATGCAGACCAGTTAACAAAACTGGACATGGATCTCATGAAAAGAAAAATCGTGTCTGAGAACTATTTACGTGGTAATCTAGATAGCACAAAGTTTTAAAATATAAATCATATGAGCTTAATTCTTCAAGTTACCAGGGCTATCGAGAACGACGTTTGGAGTCTCACATTTTCTGTGGACAAGTCAAAAATATCTCAAAGCGATCTAGACTTAATTTCTAAATTTGGCGAACCCACAATAAACGTAGGCGGAACTTTCGGAACTTCACCGGATCAATATACCCTACCCAATCAGTATATCGGCATTATCTCTGGTTTACCTTACACTCAAACATTTGACTCTACCTCTGCTCCATTTAATACTGACACCCAGATTAAGGCCGTGGCATATCAAACTGCGATTGTTGCTAATTATACAGCTGCATTAAGCTCACTAAGAAGCAACACAGACAATTTTACCGGAGAATATCTTTTTAATTTATGAATTTAGAAGATCCTAGAATTAAGGCGGCCTTTGCTCGCGGTTATATGAATAAACGCGCTGAATATGATTTAGAGAAAGGCGCATTTTTATTGCCATTGCTTGGAACCCTCTATGGAGGTTTAAGGGGTGCAACACTGGCAGGTAAATATCTAGCTCCAGCCATAGGTTCTTGGGCCGAAAGAGCACTGGCTAAAAGGTTAGCCGCTAGGGCAATAGTACCCGGAGAATTAGGCACAATTCCAAAACCTCCAGGTTGGGCAACGAACAAAATAGACTCTGTATTACGTTCTTTATCCACAAAAGTAAATCCCGCTGAACTAGCAGGCCACCAGTATTATTATCCTGTTGCCCCCGCCGGTGAGCTAGCCTCTCAATTAGGACAACTTGGTGGTAGCGTACTGGGTGGAGGTATAGGTGCTGGAGTAGAGGGTCTTCTAACTCCGCAACAAACACAGCAGCCCAGCATTAACCAATAAGGATATAATGAATACCAATAGCTTTATCTCTGGATTTATAAAGGCAGCAAATTCTTCAGGACTTCCCGAAGAAAATATAGTCGATTTTATTAAGTCTGCTTATGCAGATAACTTAAGTGAGCAAGATTTAGCCAAGATAAGAATTGCCCTCAGAAGGGCGGGTTACTCTCCTGGGTACAATGATCCTTCTGGATTCACTTCATCAAATTACAACCAAGCAATTTTAAATGCTAGAGACGCGAGCCTTGGGCAAGAGCCCCACAACCAGGGGATATTGTCGGGAATTTCTCACTCCATACCCGGAGCACTTCTCGGTGGCACAGCAGGACATTTAACGGGCGGTTTTTTAAACCGCCCAGGTAAATCCACAATTTTAAATGCACTACGTAGAAAATTACCGGTATCTTTAGGATTGGGTGGAGCTATCGCAGGGGGGCTTCTCACAGGCTTACCCGCCTACGAGGCAAAAAAACAAAACGTTTCCAGCTTTCAAAAATTGAACGACCCAGAGAATATAGAAAGAATCTCAAGAGCATTACAAGCAGATAAAACCCTTTTAGCCAGCTAAAACCATGCCCAACGAACTCACAAATTTTCAACAAGAATTAAATAATCCCGCTACTGACGGAAATTCGGAGCTATATAGGGCGGTATCCCCTCTTTTAAATTTACAGAATATTCCAGAAGCTAAGAATAAGTTTGATGCCGAAAGAATCAACAAGTTAAAAGATGATGTGCGTAGAGGCATGGTAGGCCTTGAGTACCTCACAGGACTTAAAAGCAATAAGGCAGAGACTTTTTATGACAAACATCCAGCGCAGGCAACTATTTCTGATTTATTAGCTAGTTCTGGAGCATTAGGTACTGCCACCGCTTTAGGCGTACCGGCAGCAAATGGGATTAACCAGGCCCGCCAGCTTAAAAAATTAATCAGCGCGTATGACAGCCGTCGCTCTGACCCCGCGCAGAGCATGCTTAACAAACTTAGCCCGATGGAAGGAAAGCATCCGGGTAGAGTTACGGACCCTCACGTTTTGCAGATGTTTGGTTCGTTAAATCCAGAAGATGTGATCTCTGCAGGAGCCGGAGAACATGATCCTATAACAAAAAGACTTAAGTTTATGGACATGGTTTCTGGAGGAAAGTCAGGTTATGAGGCGCAATACAATGCATTAACCTCTCCTGAAGAAAAAAAGAACTTTTTAAAAAACTTAGTAGGTACAAAAGAGCACAATATTTTGGGAGAGTACGCCGAAATTCATAAAGGGCTCAGGGATGGAGGAAAAAATCTCAAAGCCCCTATCTTTTCTGGAGTTGGTGATAAGCTTAGAGAGAGGGTACTCACATCAGAACTAGCAAACAAGAATAAGCATGTTTACAATTTTTTAAATGAGTTATTGCCCTCAAAACACCAACCTATTAGAGATTTTGTTAATTCCGTGATTGGCAATCTTCCCGAAGAACACAAAAGCCCGGCACTTATAAACGCCATATTTGAGGATGCCTTGAATAAACAGCAAGGTGAGGCAGGTTTACTTGGAGAGGACTTAGTTAGGAATCAATTCGGACGCTCCAGAGCAGCTAAATTAATCCGTAGACTTGGTCCCGGTGCTGTTGTTGGAGGTGGAATAGCTGCTGGCGGTCTTGGTTTACATGCCGCACTTAAAGGTCTACAGAACCAAGTTTACGGTAAAGAGAAAATCAAAGAGTGGAAAAGGAACCTGCTTCGCTCTAAGGGACAATTCGAAGAGGCTAACCGCATAAAATAATGATTAAATTTAATTCTACTTCTGATTGGAACTTTGATGTTCCTCCTGTAAATATTGTTAATGAATCTGCTGATTTAAAAAAATTAGCAGCTGTTCAGGATGAACTTAAAGTTGAAAAAACGGCCAATCAGACAGATGTGCATGTTATTGCTCTGGGAGCTTATGAAGGCATAGGGCAAAACAGAAATGGAGATCTTTTTAAAGAGGCTGAGTGCTTAAAGCATTATAGAACATTTATTAAATCCGGCAGTAAGGATAAGGATGGTAAATATGACGGAAGGGCTATAAATCGCCACCATAAAAATAAGCCCCACGATCCTAAATACGGAAATATAAAAGCCGCAGCATATAATCCTGACATGAAAAGGATTGAGCTTATTGTGGGGCTGGACAACGATAAGTGCGCTGAAGAAATTCAAAAACTTTCAGAGGGGCAGCAAATCAATGTGTCTATGGCGGCTAAAGTAGCTAGTGATATTTGCACTTGGTGCGGACATGAAGCCAAAGATGATCGTGGGCGTTGTGAGCATATCCCTAGACAAATAGGCGAGCTTAACAAACGTGGTGAAATGTGCGGAATGGACAACGTTAATCCCCATTGGTTTGAATTATCCATTGTAGGGAGACCCGCGGACAGAATAGGTATGTCTCTTAAATTAGCCTCTGAGTATGCTCCTAAGCTTACCGCAGATTATTTAAAGATATATACAGATTTTTCAATACCTTCTGACGCTCAAGATTTCCTTATATCTAAAAAGGCAAGTGATAAACGTCATCTTGTTGGTAAGTTAGCCGAGATGGAGAAACATATAGAAGGAATTGCCACAAAGGGCCCAAAGGATTCTTCTGAAAAATACATTGCTCATGAGGCGTCAAAAATAAATCATGCTGATGGAATTTCTGACGAAACGATAGATGAGCTTCGTAAGCAAGAACCAGGTAAACTACTAAAGGTACTCGCAGAGCACGGGATAATTTTTTCGCCCACTGACTTTGTAAAGTATCTTTTTGGAGATCATCTTAAAGACAGCAAAATCATAGATAAGATGAAAAAGCGTCTTCCTTCTGGTTTTTCTGCTATGGAGAAAGATGACGATGTTGAAAACAAGATAGTTAATAATGAAAAATTTGACCCCCAGGAAATGGGGATTATTCCAAGAGAAATAAAAGATCTTGTCAGCGGTCTTTTCAACGGGCATTCTTTATTCGATCAGCCTGCACACGGAAGAGTGATGCGCATCACAATCATCAAGAGAATTCCTGGTGATTTAAAGCCCTCGCCTCATTCTGAAGAGGTTGAAAAAAATGCAGCTGCTGACGAATTAGCTCATCAATACTTGAGCTATAAATTAGCGGCATTGCGTTATATGGATGAGTGCGGTAAATTAGACGATCAAACGATTTTAAATGCACTCATTCAAAATCGTTAAAAAAAACTTGGAACATAAATAAATATCAGATAGTATATAAAACAATCCTTACAGAAAAACATATGAACGAAAATTTTTTAATTGGCTTTGTTAAGGCCGCTAAAGACGCAGGAATGGACGACGCTAAAATTCAAGAATTGCTTGCTCAGCATGGCGGAGAAGAGGCGCATGAAGCTGCTCCCCATCATGAAGGTGGAATTCCTCACGAGGAAGAACTTGAAGAGATGCTTTCCCAACTCTCTCCTGAAGAGTTAGAACATCTCCTTGCTGAAGTCGCGCAAGAACAGCAGGGCACTGGTCATTCTGAAGAGGCCGAACAAATTCCTAATGTTGCTGCAGGGATCGAACAGCAGCTTTCTCAGCACCCAGAAGTTGCTGAGCAATTAGCCCCGCATCCAGGAGCTGATGAAGCCACGCTCGGCAAGCAGAGCGCTATTAATTTTATCAAGTCCGCCAGCTACGTTGAGGGATTTTTAACACAAGCCGTTGGTCGTGGTATTGGGCTGAAGGAAGCTGTAGAGCTCTATGACTCAGCTTTCACCACCACATTCAATCAACTGAAGCAAAGTGAGCTCGTCGGCGGTCAGAAGAAGCTTGACGTAAATCATAATGGTAAGATTGATGCAGAGGACCTCAAAAAGCTCCGCGAGCACAAGGCTTCTCCCGCGGGTGAAAATAAGTCTATGGATTCGGAAGAAAAGAAGGCCGAAAAAGAGTGTGAATGTGGCGGAACTTGCGATGAATGCAAATCCAAGAAGGAAAAAGAAAAGCAAGAAGAAAAGACCGCCGCTTATTATGAAGGAGTTTTAGAACGTGCTCGCGAATACGGTTTATCCGACGCCGAGGCACTTCAGGTTGTAAAAGAAGCTATGGAAAAAGAGAGCGGTTTAGCTGAGACCGCGGGTTCGGCTGTTACAAATACCCTGAGACGCGGAGCCACTGCTCTCAAAGATGTATACAGCGATACTAAAGACCTTGTGAAGAAACACCCCAAGAAAGCTATCGGCTTAGGTGCTGCTAGTGTTGGCGGGGCGGGAATCGTTGCAGGTAGAGAAAGTAAGGAATAATTAGCTATTTACAAACAACTAAAACTAAACTAAAATAAAAAAACAATAGGAGAACATAACATTATGGGCAAATTAACAAAACACGCCGAAGTATTAACCCAGCTCCACTCGCTGGTTAAGAAGCAAGCCGAGGAAGCACAGAAGTCTGTTACTGGCGAACCCGCCTCCCAGAATCCTCATTCCGTTAAAGAAGAGCACGAGACCGTTAACAAAAACAACGTGGGTCCCGAAAATCTTCCTCAGAGCTATCATCAGGCTCCTAGCCAAGACGAGTCCAAGCCCACCGCCAAGACCGCTGAAACTCTCGGCACTGAAATTTTAAATCTCATCCGTAAGCATGCTGATGCTCAGGACACCGTTGTTGGTGAGCCGGGCAAGGACACGCATCCTGAGTCCGTTGAGGAGAAGCACGAGACAGAGAACAAGAACGAAGTGGGAGCAGACAAGCTCGAGCAGACCACTGCCAAGCAGGAGGAAAGCTCCGATAAGGCCGAGCCCGCTGCTGAAGTCAAGAAGGCCTCTGAAGAGGTCGAGACCCTTGCTAGCAAGGTAGCTTCTTATGAACTCGGTCGCCAGTTCTGCGCCGCTCTTCTTAAAACAGCCTCCACCACCGTAAAGGCTGATGGTGAGCTCATGAAAGAAGCTGGTCGCAGAGATTTTGATCTTCTTATCGCTCAGGCTGCGCAGGAACTCGAGACCGAGACTGCCGCAGATAGCGAGAAGCAGGCTGAGGCTGCTGGTGCCGCTTATTTTGAAGAAATCTTAAAGCAGGCTGCTCTCGAAGAGGCCACCAAGGAGAACGAGGCCCTCAAGGCCAAGGTCGCTGAGCTTTCTCAGTTTGCCGAGACTGTTCTCAGCAAGGAAGCCCAAGAGAAGCAAGCCGCTGAGTCTATCGAATTCCAGACCAAGCTCGCTGAGACGGTTGCTAACATCGTTCTCGAGCGTCTTAAGTCTGAGGCCGCTAAGTAATTAATCCTTTAATGGAAAGCTCTACAGGAGTTCAATCCCCCTTAGAGCTAGAGGCCTTAAAAGCCTTGACTAAAATTACCGACGCAGACAAAAGAAAAGTTTTAGAATATATTGAAAGTTTAATCCTCCTAGAGAGAACTACCAAAAACAATGGACAAGGAAACGCTCAACAAAATTGAAGAATTTGTTAAAATAGCGCAAGCCGAAATTAGTGAGCTTAAGGCAGAGCTGTCCAAGGTAAACGAAAAAATCGCTTCTGAGACCACGCAGTGTGATGAAGAGTTTAATCACGCCCTCAAACTTGCAGCTAATGCTCTTTATGAGTCTGACTTTATCAACGACGAATATGATAAGCGTCGTTTTGTTAAGAAGGCCAAAGAAGATCATAAGTATCTCGCCACGATCATTCAAAAGATTTGTGAAGCTTCTGATGTCTCCTCGTTTGGAGAAGTAGCTTCTGTTAAAACCGCAGGAGATAGCGTTGACCCTGTGATGCGTAAAGCTTTCGGTTATGATTCAAATTATAACCTTCTTGATGAGTAAAAATATATTTGACTCTGTAATAAAATTTTGTAATAATTAAATATACAAAACTTCGGCAATGCGACTTGTGATACCCTGATCGGTACCAGTATGAGGTAGCAGAAGCGAAAACCAAAATTAAACAACAACAAACCAAAATCAAAAAATTATGGCTATTAACTTCAAAAAAGGACCAGCTCTTAGCTTGGGACAAGCCGACAAGGTTGTCACGCTCGGAACTAGTCAGACAGTAACCGCAGGCCAAGTAGTTCGCGTGGATCCCTCCACAGGCACCGCTCTTTTAGGTGTTTCTGGAACCCCCGCTAATGATCTCGTTGGCTTTTCATTAAACACGCTTAACAACAACGTAACTCCCAACACTGGTGATGGCGACGCCATCAATACCGGATCGATCGGAATTTATCTCCTCGATGGCGGCACAGTGGTTGAGGTAGACAGCTCTGTAGCTGCCCTCACAATCAACAACTCAAACTATGCTGTTGGTGTACCCGTTTATGCTAACGCATCAGGATTAATCACGACTTCTTCTTCCAGCGCCAAGCAGGTCGGAGTTGTTGAGGGTATCCGCAACCTCCCTAACACTGCTGCTGGTTCCGCTATCGGAACAACCACAGCGTTCCTCGGAATCAAATTAATCGCAGCCTAATCAAGGAGTATATAATATTATGGAAAAAATCGCTGATGTAAAAGTGTTCAACGACACATTCGTTGAGATGGTGAAGTCCGGACAGGAGAAGCAGGCTGCTGTTTCTGCTCAACAGTTCACCCGCAACAAGCTTCGTGAAGAAAGCTTCGCTGAAAAGATCCTCACCCCTATCGATCTCAGCAATGATGAGCTCGATAAGGCCCAGGATCCCGAGCTCCTTGTTAAGTGGAACGATCGCGAGCCTGATACAGCCCCTGCTGTTTCCGTCCCGCTTGGTGTTGTTCCTGATGCCTTCCAGTTCAAGGGTACCCGTTATCCTTCGTACTTCAGCCGCATCCTCTCGCCTAAGTTCAGCAAGGACATCGATAAGCTTCGTACATACGACTACGACATCCGTGCTATCATGCTTGAGCTCAGCACCAAGGATATCGCTACGCAGATTGACACGAGCTTCATCAACACTATCAACAGCTCTGTTGGTACCCTCAACACAGCTAACTCACTGAACGGTCTCGGCCTTCCTCAGAACGTTAGCATCTCCGGCGGTATCACTCGTGAGTCTGTGGCTGAAGCCTTCAAGGTTATCAAGCGCCTCCAGGTTCCCTTTGGTGCCTCGCAGCCTGATGGTGGAGAGAGCAAGGGCGTTATGCTCATGAACACCGTTACTGCGGACGACTTCGTTAAGATGGGTCGTTCTGAAGTTGGTGGTGACCTCGCCCAGGAAACGTTTATCAATGGTCTTCCCTCCAAGACTCTTCTTGGCGTGAAGCCCATCTACACGATCAAGCGTGACTTGGTTCCTGATGGTACTATCTATCTCTTCTCTTCTGAGGAGTTCCTCGGTAAGTACTACAGACTCCAGCCGCTCACCGTGTTCATGAGAAACGAAGCCTACTTCCTCGAGTACTTCCAGTACATGAACATCTCGCTCGCCATTGGCAACGTCAAGGGCGCTGTTAAGATTCAGTTCTCCTGAGCTTAATCTTAGAGTTGTAAATATGTTAGGGGGAGCTTCGGCTCCCCCTAATTTTTTGTATTCACAACCTCAAACTATAAAGATATAATGTAACCATGAGGGCAATAGATATTCTAGACAGTTTTTTAAAGTATGCTGAAACAGCTACTCCGGCAGGAACTCAAATGAGCGCCCCACAAAACAATTTAGTCACCCCAAATATAAATAATGGTCAGCCGTTTAAAAGAGCTCCTATCACTTCAGCTCCTGTTAATCCAGGCGGTAATACCACAATGTCTGGATCTGTGCCCAAACCAGCCACAAACTTGAATAACCCTAAAATTAAATAAATCAAATGGCTAACCCGCTAATCACACCAGAAGAAATACGTTTGTTCATGATGGACAGAGCGGAACTAAATCCATTGCTTTTAGGTATTCGTTGGACTCAGGAAATGATCAATCAAGCAATGATTAATACAGTTGATTATTTCAATTTAATGCTTCCACCTATAGGAGTTTATTACACAATAGAAAAGTTTCCATTCAGAGGTTTATTGCTGTTAGGTACATCAGGTTATTTATTGAGGAGTGCAGCTATAAACGAGGCAGGTAATCAATTCAGTTATGCTGCTGACGGTGTGCAAATTAACGACAAAGACAAGGCGCAAATATTTTTAGAGCTTGGAAATCAATTATGGACGGAGTTTAAGGAGTTAGCGCAAAACATAAGGATAAGCCAAAATATCGCTCAAGTTTACGGCACAAAGAACTCTGAATATATTTACAGGGATATAGGGTAAATATGAACGGCGACAATAAATTTGCAGATGGCTTAAATAAGCTTGGAGAAGCTTTGGATGGTATAAATAACGGCAGACAGCCAGGAGCTTTAACAAGAGCAATATACGCAGCTGCAGCTAAAAAAAACCCAGCTATGGTTATTTTAAATGACTCTAGCTATTTAAATAATTTGACTTCGCCGGTAGGGATAATTGCTAGAGCTATTATGAGTAATGTATTTCCCATCAATAAAAACAAATGAACGGCACTGAAGTTTTTTCTAAGATTTTCATGATTCCTGATTTTGTCAGAGGTCATTTTATTCAATGGGAACTTGATCCTTTTTTTAATGCTCCTCTGCCTTATAATTTTACACTGCAAGTAAGTCAGGCTTTAGATTTTAGTGAAATAGAATATCAAATTTCTGTAGGAGATAATTTTTTTGCTGTTGATAATTCTAATCAAAAGCAGTCTTGGTCTTTAAATTATAATTATAGAATCTTATTAGTCACAGGAGACAATAAACAGTATTATTCAAATTCTATTATTTTTGGTCATACGAGTACAGAGCAGCGCAGATATGCGATGGCTAGTGAGATATTAAGGAAAGAATTTTTATTATCTCGTTTTGCCGGTCACGAGGCCTGGCTACTAAAGAAAAAGACTTACGGAGCAGTTTCTACTCCAACCGTAGACCCTGTTTCTGGTGTACCCATCGCGGACGAAAGAAATCAAGATCTGGGTATAGGTATAGCTGGAGGATATTTTTCACCAGTTCCATGCACATACGTTATAGATACCGCCCAGCTAGATAAACAAATGGATCCTAGTGGTCTTGGCGTTAAGGAAACAGCAGATACCATAGCAAGATTTCCTGGATATCCTTCACTAGATGTAAGAGATGTGATATGTACGAACATAGACGGATTTAGATACGATGTACTTTCAAAAGGTATTACTTATTTTCCAGGCACGGGTATTCCAGTTAGTCAGAAAGTAACATTGCGCCTTATCCCACCCACTGATACTATATATCAAATTCAAGTGCCTGTTGACCTATATGAGTAACGAAGATAATTTAGTTTGCCCCCCATTGGTAGGCTACACCTCTCCTTTTTTGAGAGAAATGCCTCAACCGTACACTAATAAAAATTTAGTTTTAAATCCGTGGACGGTGCAGAATATTTGTTATGAAATGGCAGCTAATTACATGCTCTCTAATACCCCACAAAGTCAGGGGTTTGTATTTTCTCAAAAATTTGATAGAGACCCTAAAAAATCAGAAATATTTTTAGATATTGCATACAATTATAGAGATGACGTGGTACAAAAAAGACCAGCTGTTTTTATAAGTAGAGGGGACGCAAGATACGATCATCCCACATTTAATCAGCAAATAGGCGGAAATTCAAAAGAGTCACAAAAAGAAAAATTAGCTATATTGCAAATGCCTGTACAAGTAACAGTGGTGGCCACTAATATAGGTTTTGCAGAGCAGTTCGCCCAGTATTTATCTAGGGTTTATTTAGATCATGCAGAAGAAATAAGGAGAGATTTCTTTTTAAGAAAATTTAGAATCGACTCTATGTCTAGCCCTTCTTTGTACTTAGAATCTAAAGAACACTATGCCGTAACATTAAATTTATTCACGGCGTTCGATATGGGCTTTACAATTACGGGAGATCATTTAAAATTGAAAACAGTGAGCTTTACCGTGTTTACAAATTGTGCAGAATCTCCACTTCTAAATCAATAAGTGGGAAAATAATATTGCAAGCAGTAGAAGATTAATCTAAAATTATAAATAACAATCCAGGAGAAAAATATGGCATACATCGTACCAAAAGTATTAATTCAGCAGGAGTTCACCCAGATCCCTGTTTATACAACAAATCCGTTAGCGGCCTTCATTATCGGTCCTCAGTTCAATTTGGCTAGATATAACGTAGCCTCTGAGAAGCCGAATACCGAAGTTGTTCACCCCACAACACCTAGCTTAGGTAATGCATATCAGCCTGCTTCTACGGTGCTCTACGCCGTTCCTGGTGTGGTTGCTGGCACTTTTGTTGACTCTTCATATACCAAGGTATTTTTCGAAAACGTTGTAGCTACATATTTCCCGCTCGCAGCATTTAATGTAGCGCCTCAGAGCAATCAAACAAAGGTGGGCCTTGTCACTGCCCCCTCCAGCAATAAATACCCAAACAGACTTAAGTGGAACCCACAGAATTCATACTACAGCTCTTCCGCTCTTCAGTCCCAGTATGGATATACCCGCTCAACATATTTTTCAAACCGTGACGTACAGGTTGGGGACGTTGTCAGCATTATCGATGACTCTGGAAATTCTTTAACTTCCCAAATCACTGGACTTATTCGCGACACATATAGAGAGAACTCCTCTCTTTCTGCCTCTGTAGGTTCTCCTGTTTTTTCGAGCACTTCAGGGTCTGTCGCTAATCCGGCTACAAACATATTCACAGACTCTACCGTTGTTTTCACTCAAGCGAATGTTGGCCAGTTTTTAACTGTGACCGCAGCTACCGCTCCTAGCGGTGAAACAGCGGCTATTGCTGGTACTACCTACCGAATAGTGGGCATCCAGAGTGTACACTCTGTTGTTCTTGACCGCGTCTTTGGAGAGCCTATCCCAGGAATCACCACAGGTTCTGGCATAACGTACCATATCAACGGTAATTTCGAAGATCCGTCTAATATCGGTATCAATAATATCCTCAACCCATCTAGCGCAACCTATGCCTGGGCAGGGGCAACCACAGCTCCATCGGCTCCCAACTTTACTGTTGCTGCTACATATTCAGCCACCTGGGTCGGCCATAAGGCACTCAGAATAATGGGTGACACCATTAAGGTGACTGTTGCCAGCGGTACTAATGTTTCCAACGCTACATTTAACGTTGTATCTTCCAATGGAGCTTTTGTGCCTGTTTCTGGTGTTGCCGCCACTGGCGTCGGCTCCGGAGGTACAGAGACCTGGACATTAGTGATCGATACTGATGATGCGGGCAATACAATCACATTAACTTTCCCAAACAGCGCTTCGATTTCAAACGCTTTCTCGGTAGGCATGAGCTGGTCATTAACTTTCCAGGCTCCTACTGTGAATGCTGCCTATACAACCGCAGGAACATACACGGGTGTAAATAACACCGTGTATAAAATCACCGTTATTCGCGGCGGTAACTTCTACGATCCTTCACTCAATGGGGGAGCCGGTAACGCAAATACTTGCGCCCAGGTGGCTATCACAGCAGACAACGGTGACTCTAGCCCCGCCGTACTTGTTCCGCTTAACTCAGCCATCACAGTGGGTAACTATGGTGTAGCTGCAACGTTTACCGCTGGTACCACTTCCGGTGCTGCCGGTTTAGTTGCTGGTGATATATACTACATCACCGCACAAGCCGCGTCGCTCGGAGCTGTTAACGTTATCCAAATTGCTGACAACTTACCTAGTGCAATTCTTAATGCCAGCAATCCAAATATCTACTTAACGCTCTCGTTAAATCAAGCGTCCACTCAGATTCCTCCAATTAAAAACTTAACTACCGGTACTCACAACTGGCAGTCTTTGGGAGGTAATGAGATTCAGATCAACAGTGGAGTGGTTACAACTGATCCTGGTATCATTTTTGGCGGAGTTCCTCTCCCGCTTACAATCACTTCGGCCAATATTTATGTAGAACACAGAGACCTCACCACAGTGAACTCTGTTTCTATCGGTTCTGTAAATAACGAGGCGGACGTTACTAAGTATTTAGGTACAGTGCACCCCGACAATCCTCTCGCGCAGGGTGTTTATAACGCAGTGTTAAACTCGAATGATGCTTCTGTTTACTATATCGGGCTTATATCTAATGACTTAGCCGGGTATAATTACGCTATCGGAGTGGCCCAGAAGAGTGATAAGGTTTATGGATTCGTACCACTTACCTTTGATGAGGCTGTACAAGAAGCTGTAGTTTCCCACGTAAACGCCTATAGTACCCCTCAGGTGGGTCTCTGGCGCGTAGCCTGGTTGTCCATTCAAGACAAACACACCGCTGTACTGTACGGTCCCGGATCCATTCTGGATCAAGCCACAAACATGGCCAATCCTTCGTCGCCTACTGCTTGGGTAGGTACCATTACCGCGGACCCATTAGCTGCAAATACTCAAAATACGTTATTAACGGTATCTGGAGCTACATTCATCACCGACGGAATTCGCCCCGGCGATTCTATCCGCATGAATTTCTCCACGGATTCACAAGGAAATCAAACATATCAAGAATACGCCGTGGCCCAAGTCAGGAGCCAGACTACTCTCGTGATTGCTACACAATTACCGGCTCCTCTTGTTGCTCCTGTGTTGATAGAGATTATCCGCAATTACACTCTCGACGAGAGAGCTCAAAACCTCGCGGATATCGGAGGCAGCTACATGAATCGAAGAGTTCGTGTTGTTTTCCCTGACACTTATGGATTTAATGGTCAGCAGTATGATGGGTATTTCCTCGCGGCAGCCTTAGCCGGATTACGCTCGGGTGTTGTACCTCACCAAGGGTTAACGAATACGCAGATCCTCGGTGCAGACGATCTCAGCAAGGTGGTCAACGTATATACTCAAGATCAGCTTAATGTGATGGCTGAAAGAGGCATCTGGTTGGTTACCCAGGAAATTGTTGGAGCTGTTCCTTATGTTCGTCATCAGCTCACCACAGATAGCACAAACTTAAACACCTCTGAAGATTCTATCACAACTAACGTGGATAGCATCAGCTATGGTCTTAAGTCCAGGCTCTCTCCATATATCGGTACGTACAATATCAATCCCGCAAACATCCAGGTCATCAGAGATGCAATCATCAATCAGATGAACTTCTACGCCACTCAGACCTACACGGTCAGGGCAGGAAATCAGCTCGTGAGCTTTACACCCGCCACAGATATTCTTGAGATCCAGCAAGATCCTACATATCTCGACCGCATCGATGTGAAGCTTCAGCTCCATGTACCTTACCCACTCAATTACATCAACTTAACACTCGTAGTATAATGGAGTTGGTTAAACAGGGATTTTTTGATCAAGCTCTAGAGATAGGTCTGTCTCAAGAAGAGGCAGACCATCTTTGGAAAAGAGCAAATACTTATCCTGGAACCTCCGAAGTATTTAAGAAATTAGACATATCTGGAAACGAAGAATCTCCAGCACATATAGCAGAAATTGCTAAATTGATGGAGCAGGAGAAAATTCAACACCAAATACAAAAAACCAAATCACTACTAGGAATATAATGAGAGTTGTAGTTACTGGCGATTTTAGAGAACCTCTATTATTAGATACAGATAAAGCTACAGGGCTATTAATATATTCTGATGATGGAACTCCTAACGTTATATATAGAATTATAGGAGACGGCAAAGCTTGGATCAGATACACTAAGGGAGAAGATAAAAATTTTAACGATGTAGCTAGACAATTAGGATTAATTAATTTAAAATAATATAAACAATAAAGGGAGAAAACTACTATGGCCGATTTATTTCAACGTCAAGATACAACAATCAAAACCCCAGTAACAGCAGATAATTGTATAATTACATGGGGTGGTGTAGTTGCCGCTGCTACTCAAGTACAAATCACGTATCAGCAGCAGATTCAGCGCCGCAGAACAATTGGAAATCAAAGCGCTATCATTTACGCCACTTACCCAGTGGGGCAAGTAACCATCGCCAGACTTATTGCAGACGGAGCCTCAGATATATTCAGTAGCGAGGGTTGGTCGGCCTGTACTCCGGGTACTTTAACTTTCGCGATGTCTGGAGGAAAGGGAAGTAATTGCGCCGCTGGTGGCTATAGCCTCACAGCTAAGGGAGCAATTGTTTCTAGCTACAATCTCACGGCTGAGGCAGAGGGACTTACAGTATTAGATAATATCACGATTGAGTTCTTAGAGCTTTCTCAAGGTTAATAAAAATAATAAATCATAATAAAAAGGCCTCACTGGTTAATTCTGGTGAGGCCTTTTTATTTCTTGCAATATAGAACAAGCAATCTATATTAAATTAATCACATATGGATCTTAATACTCTTTTTTCAGATTTTAAACGCCAGCTACATACTGTACACAACACTAAAGGAAGCGAGATGTCGCTATTTACTGCCGTTGTAGTTACATCCACTGCAGCAACTTACACGGTGTCTGTTGTGCGCGAAAATAACATAACCCCATTTTCTGATGGAGGAAACACAATTCAAGGTATAGCCATATCTTCTCACCTAGCTTCTTTCTTTGGTTTTAAAGATTGCGGTATACCACAACCAGGCAGTCGTGTGTTGTGTGCAGGCAGCGGATCTAATACTTGCTATATTATTGGAGTTATTCCACAAAATAATTTAAGCTCTGGATTTATACCTGGTAGGGTATCCGCAGGAGTTGGTTGCGCTAGTAATGATGATGCCAACAGAATAGGACACAAAGATAAACACCCCGTTATTCCTAATAATAGAAGACCTGCCGATGTTGTGGATGGTGAGTATGTTATTTCTAACGAATTTGGGGTTTTGTTGGGTTTATTTCAAACTCTAGCCACATTAAAAGCATCAGAGTTAGCTCAGGTACAATGTCACTTATTAGATGACTTGGTAAGAATAGTTAGCCACAATTTCCAGCATTATACCGCCCTAGGAGAATATAATATTTGGCATGATGGAAAATCATTAATGGCAGAATTCGGAGCAACCCATATACCAGCAGAATCATTGGGCAGGCCTTCTGTTTTATCCGACGCAGCAGGAGCTCCGGTTTTTTCAGAAACTTCTTCGAATACTCCAGACGATAAAGAAGATTTTTACAAGATTACAGAAAATGAAAGAATCAAGGCCATCGAGCGATTTAAGGTCTTTTTAGGAAGACTTGGTGACTTTTTACATATATTTTTAGTAAAACCCGACGATGACGAAGTTAGATGTTTAGACCCAGAAAAAACACCACAAAAACCAGATACTGGATTATTTGATTTACATCTAGGTACAGACGGAGGAGTACATATAAGAAGCTTAAAAGAGGTATTCATAGAAAAAACAAATTGGATACGTGTACCCCTGAGATATAGCGCCCCCGAAGACCAAAAAGGGGATGATGCCACAGGCATAGATTACGATAAAAAAGAAACTTTTGACTGGGATACTTCTCATATATACAAAGAAAATCCTTTGTCTTATTTTTTACAGATAAGAGACTACTTAGCTTATGTTAACGAAAAAACCTCTTATCAAAATTTCAAAAAGCACAAAAAAGACTTTTATGTTAATGACGATATTGCTAAAGAGAAAAGTTTATCAGAGATAACTAATGTAGACGAATCTACTGAATTAGACTTAAACGAATATAAATTACGGACTGCAGGCATATATTTAATGCCTAATGGGGGAATAACCATAAGAGATGCCTGGAATAGCGCCATTGTTTTAGAGGGAGGAAATGTTTATATTCAACCAGCCAAAGATTTAGTTTTACAGCCCTTGCGTAATTTCATAGCAAAAGTAGGAGGATGGACAAGTATAGCAGGAAAAGAGGATATAGATATTTCCTCTACGGATAAAGGCTTTAGATTAAAAACAGAAAAATCACAGTATTTTTATAGCGATAAGAGCGGAATAGTGGTTGAATCTAATTCTTCAACTCCTACCACTGGATCGCCAGACCCGGCAACAAAGGCAATCACTGATATTGGAGGAATTGTACTTAAATCTAAGTTAGGTATTTATAATTATGCCGAAACAGAAATTTTAAATTACTCCAAAGATAGGATTCTTTTTCAGGCCGTAAAAGATTTCTTGATCCAGGGAGACGAATTGATTTCTATAAAATCTAAAAATAGTCAGATTATGCTGCAAGGGAAAACCATTGTGGCTGACGGTAAGGACTCCGCCTTATTTCTATCTTCAGCAGGCCTCGCGGCGTTTGCTGGAGATAGTGGTTCTGTTTTTGGTAAAAAGGACGAATATATTGGTGTTACTTATGATAAGAAGAGTTTCGTTGTGGATATTTTAAAGGGAGCATTAGATTTAAAAACAGTTAGTACACAAACTAATAAAGACTTTGATCAAATAAAGGAACCGATAAAATATTCCATCTTTCAAGAAAATAAAAAGTTTACTGATCTTAAATTTAGATTTTTAGACTCAAAAGATTATTATGGTCTTCAAAAAGAGATAGATGCTATTCCTACCACGATGGCGCAACAAGATGCAAAGTTGACGGAACTATATAATTTGACACCCTGGAAAGAAAAAGATGTAAATGATACAAAACCGTTTCCTGGAAAAGATGATTATGATACTTTTTATCTTTCCGCCGAAGTATTTAAAAATCTAAAGAAGTCCCAATCCGGAGAAAAAGATAGTTATAGCTCAGCAACAGCGAAAAAAACCCCAGCTACGTTAAAATTATCTTCACTCGACGAATATAAAATACAATCCTATCAATAAACTATGAACTCACAAGAAAACGAACAACCACAACAAGTCGAAACTTCCTCAATATTGGAAAACCCTACTAGCCCACAGAAAAATAAAGTCATGATTATATCAGACGAAGACAAAGAGGCTTTTTTTAAATCAGTACTATCGGATCAACCATTTCAAGAAAAAATCAGTCTTTTTGACGACAGAATGACAATTACTTTAAGGACTATGACCGTTGAAGAAAACAATGATGTTATAGCCCAAATAAATAAAGATAAGGAGAATGAAATAGCCGAAAATAATGACGCTTATTTTATCACAATCTCTACGTATAGATTAGGTTTATGTTTAGTAGCTATAGATGGTGAACCGTATAAAGCTATAGATAAAAATACATTTAAAGAAACCGAGAAGGGTGTTACATATATCAGAGCAAGAGCCAATGATATGCAAAAATGGCCTACTTTCAAACTTTCTGCCTTTTTATCGGCCTTTAATGATTTTGAAGAAAAAGTGGTGAAGCTCACAAACGAGGTAAAGACTGAAAATTTTTGGACGGCCAGCGCGTAAAGTTTTTAACTACTGGTTATTTACGTGGCTGGCTTGATTTTAAATACCCGCAACGCCTATCAAGACTTAGGGAGGAAATAATTCTTCGCAACTTAGAGGAAGAGGTATATTTGGACCTTTTTAAAGAGAGATTGCAAAAGGATTACACTATCTTTGCGGGATTGTCCAGCAAGCCAGAAAAGTTGTTTAAGAGCCTAGACGAAGCCCACACAAAGTATATTGGATTGAAATTGCCAGAACTGGCTAAGGAGTTTAAAATTGAGGAGAAAAAAACCCTGCCGCCGCAAACACTTGTAGAAATGCGTAGTATTTTAGAGGCGGCTAAAAAGCAAATTTCAACTCAACCCCCGCCTGGCTCTTCTCCAGATAAATAAAAATGCCTGTAGATGTAACACCTTTTGAAGGATATCCAAATTATAGTAGTTATAGGCCGTTAGGCAATAACTACGGAAATCCTGTATTAAATCTATTAGCTTACAGTGCTTTTGGAGGTAATTATGCCCCCAGACCCGAAGGTGATCAGGATATTTATGATGTATACCAGCAGAGAGAGCGAACTAGGGGATTTATGGGACTGCAGGCTCAGCAGTTTTCACAAAATATGCTTTTTAAAGCAGCAGGTTTAGATCCTAATAATGAAGTATTGAATACTCTTGGACATACTCTTGCAGGTCCAGATAGTCCCATGGCTCGCCTTTTATCTCCTCTTATCGGGGGAAACCCTATGGCTGCGTCTCAAGAAGCCTTCGCCGGCTTCCAGGGAGCTAATATAATGGGTGCCTTTGGTCGTCAGACTGGTGTTAGTTCTGGGGAGGTAGCTAAATTGATGAGCACTCTAGAGAAAAGCTTTTATAAAAAAGAAGATTTGACTACCACAGGAAACAAGCTAAATAAAGAGTTTACAGACCGGCTCATAACGGATCCTGAGTTAGCTAGACAGGCAGGTATAGGAGTTCAAGACGAAGCCTCCGCCGAGAAAACTAAAAAAATAGGAAAGAGCAGAAGAGAAACTGCAGAAGCCCTTGATAGCGACGTAGACACATTAGTTGCTAATGAGCTAAAAAAAGACACCACAGACTATAAAAAAGAATTATCTAAAAATATAAGCGACCACCTCAAGAAGACTCTTTTAAATTCTAAAAAGCTCACAGAAGAAGAATTGAAGAAAGCTACGGATCCTAACGGTATAATAAATCCTGAGGTTGTAAGAAATTTAACAAGAGCTCAAAAGCAAAGAGCAGCTATTGAGGAAGCCGGCCTAGACTACAACAAAATAAAGGGCACAAAATTAACAGATGTTGCGGAAAATATTACAAAAAATAGAGAAGCTAAAGATATTAGGTTAAATACTATAAATAGCCTCAGAGCAGAGTATGATAGTGCAACAAGTCCTGCAGATAAAAAAGAAATAGAGAAAAAAATAAAACAGGAGCTTATATCTAGTGGTATAAAAGAATCCGACATCAAAACAACCGGCGGAGGCATACTTGGCTTTAATTCAGCGAATAAACATATAGATATCGACTATCTAAATGAAGTTGAAAATAAGATGAAGGCCAAAACATACTCTGAGTATATGGCTCAGCAATACCAGCAGTATAAGAAAGCTGGAGGTAGATATGCTGGTATAAATTTTGAAAACACAAGAGGATTTAATATAGAAGACTTTACCTCTGCGTATAAAACGTCAGCTGAGTTAGGTATGCTTGGTAGTAAGGGCACTTTTACAGGCAAGTTTGATCAATTCATGCAAAATGCAGGGGGAACGCTAAGTGCGGCCAGATCCGTGTTTGGCAATAAGTCCGGAGCAGAACTCACCAGCAAAATAAGCAATTTGATGGGATCCGACGCGGTAGATATGTCCTCTAAATCAGGCTCTCAAGATATAGAGAAATATTTGAGAGATATGAAAGCTACCGCAAGGGTTGCTGGGGTTAGCATAAATGCAATGCTAGATACTATAGACGCGGCAAAACAATTAGCTAACAATAACCCGAGGTTAAAATATTTAAGCTCCGCCGCTACCACAGACATGACCGTAAAAGCATTCCAAACAGCATCTGCATTATCTAGTGCTATGAGTAGTAGCGAAATTAGAAAAGCGGGAGGAACACAAGGAATAGTTGCGCAGCAAATATCAGAAAGACAAAGAATAGGTAGCTCAGACCAAAACCTGAGACTTGTTGCGCTGCAGCAGGCCTATGCAGGAGATCCTCAAAAGCTAGCCGCAGTGCAAGCGGCTATGCAAAAGTTCAAGGAGGGAGGAATTTCACAGCAGCAATTACCTGAATTTATTTCAGAGATAAAGAAACAGAAGGGTATGGAGAATGTGAGTACTGCCGAGCTCATGCGTAATATGACTGACAAATATTACATGGAGCAGGGCAAGAAAAATAGCAAGTTTTTCAATACAGCCACAGATCTATCAACACAAGCCGTAAAGAAGGAATTTCTACTTAACGCTTACTACAGTGGTGTTTCTGAGGTGGATAGAGCGGGAGGTGAAAAAGCTTTTGAAGAGGCGAAGAAGAAAAACCCCAGTTTAAACAAATCTGACTTTTTAGCAGACTATACTAAAAAGCAATTAGTTAGTGGTTATGACGAATATCTTAAACAGAATCCCCAGGGTAGTCTCTCTGACTTTGTGGGTAGTAAGCTCAAAGGTGCGCCTGGAGCAACTGCCCTAATGCGAGATGACTTGGTAGGCGGGACAATCATGTCTAGCTTATACGAAGCCACAAATCCACAGGTTTTTGAAAACGTAAAAAAAATTAGAGAAAATCAAGTAGCTGTGGACACAGCTTTGGATAAAAAATACGCCAGCAGGTATGCCCCAGTAATAACACAAGCAATTTCAAAATTAGCAGAGGGCGGTAAATTTGACGAGGGTACCGCAGCTCAAATAATGGGAATATTCGGGGACACAGCTAAGGGTGAAAAATTAAAACCAGGACTTCAGCAGGCCGTGGTAAGCGCCGGAGCAGATGATATCTCCCACAACTACAGGGACACGATTAAAGGACTCAACGCAGCTACAGGAGCAGGACTAACCGAGGAGGCATTAAAGAATATTCAAGATGCCGGGTTCATGGACAAAGATGTAGGAGACGCGAAGGGGAGACTAGAGACACTGAGGAAAAACAAAAATAAACTCGGGGAGGCAGAAAGAAAACAATTATCTGCTTTAGAATCCCTGGATAAGCTAGGTATATTATCTAGTCAAAAGGCATATTCTACGGCCAAGAAAGGTGCAGAAGGGGGGCATCTTGCGGGCGGCATAACCGCAGCCACAATCACAGGGCAAGAGGCAGCGATAGCTAGAGCAGACTTTGAAAAACAAGAAGGAAAAACTATTTTAGGTGGGGTAGATACACTATTGGCCAGTGCTGCAAAAGGAAACAAAGACCAAGAAATTCAAAAAGATATAAGCGCAATAAAAGATTATTATCGTGGAGATAATAAGAAGCTCCTCACAGACATGGAAAAAAGTGAGGGGCTATTTAATAAAGCTTCGAAAGAAGCTAAAAAATACGGGGTAGACCTCGAATCCGAAAAATTTAAAGGTGTAGTTAGCGGGTTAAAAGAAGTTAAAAATAACTTTGAAGAAGCTTCTGAAAAAGCCATGGGTGGAAAAGATATGGATGACTCAGGCGCAAGCTCACCACAAGACGAAGCATCCAAACATTTAGCAGATCTTACAAAAGCATTAAATGACAGTAAATTAGCAAATGCTGTTGTAGCTTTGGCAGGTAAAGTATAATATAAAAATATATGGCTGCTACTTTTTACCAAGGATCCGGAGATGTTTTTAAACGCGGAACAGGCGGGGCATCTTCTATTTTAACGATTCCCTCACTAGACGCTATAATAGGACAATCAGGTTTAGCAGTATATTCCGACGTAACTCTTCAACTCGGAGAAACAATACAATATTTTTTAACGTTTGACGACGTTATCAAGTATATTCATTTTGGTAAGGGTGTTGGAAATATCACGGCAAATGGAACTTTATTTTCTGATTGTTCCCAAAATTTACCAGGAGCCTCCCAATATCTCTCAGCTTTTTCTTCATTGAGAGGCACAACACAGCAAATAACCATGGGCGGGCAAACCTTTACTGTTGTGGTCACTAATGCAAATTTAACAATGCTTTCAGAACCCGACTTTATGGGCAATTTTCAAATGTCTTTTTCCGTAGTAGACCATCATCTTTAATTCATATGGTTAATCATTACGCCACTTTATTAATGAATCTTCCCGGGGTCAAAAATGGGGGAACTCCTTCTTATTTTATAGATAGAAACTATTCTCCCGTGACACTACCAAAGGCCCTGCAGGATTTTTACAATATAATTTTTCCGCCTGCAACAACAGCATATCAAAAGCAATTTTTATGTTATTCTTACCTAAGGTTGATACATTCAACAGGGCTAGTTGACCTATTAACATCGTTTGATAATAGAATTACATATGATTTAGATAAATTAACTGAATATTTTAGAACTTATCAAATCTCTCCGCCTGTAAGTAATAATCCAAATTACTCATTGTTAGTTACAGGTAAATACAAAAACAATAAAAATAATTATTATTATAATTCATATACTGTTTCTCAGCTGGGCTCTACAAATACCATTTCAGTCTTTTCAAATATAGATAAGCTTTTTTTAAATGGTAACCAATTTGGGCAAACCTTAACAGGAGATCTAACCATACCATTAACAATATCCCAAAACTCTCCTACCTCTTCTACATCGATGCAAATAGGGGGCTCAAACCTTTCTTTCATTATTACTGGTCCACTTAATAACTTTAACCTATCTTCAAACAAACAGTGGACTTTTATTGCAGAGGCTCCTTTACGTTTTTCTTTTCAAGATACATTAAAGGCTTTAGAGTTAGCCAACAGCAAGGTGGATAATATGATTAACTATGGTTTAGACACAGATGAAAAAACAAACGAAAATATATGGAATTTACACTTTAATTCTGTATATAGATTTGCTGGGCTTTTAAATTGCTATATCACTAGGGTAAACAAACTCATTAAATAATTTAAATAAATGCCATCAGACGTACAGCTCTCCGTATCTCCCTTACCTGGTGTGACAGTTACCGGAGTTACTTTAAATTTTACTGCTGGAGCTATCCCGGTGTGTACGGTAGATTTTGCGCCAGCGGAACCGGGACCTCCGGCAAGAATATCAGGAAATACCAGCGGAATCCTTGCATCTCCCGACACGTTTAAAAGACAAACTCTTATAAATGTTAACATAAGTACAAAAGAATCCTCAGGAGTTGGCGGTAGTAGGTCACACAATTTATCCTGGAAAGGATTTTTAGACGGTGTTAGTTCAAGCAACAATGTAGGAGATATCAGATACCAAGCAGTGCTTAAGGGTAAAGCTCAAACATTATTGGAATTAACCACAATGACTCCTGGTTTAACTCCGGATTCTGTGGACATATATAAAAATCCATATTATTCAATTTTATCAAATTCTGATAATCCCGATGATCAAAGCGATGAAGCGATGATTAATAAGGCTTTTTCGTCTGGGTTAGACCCAACTGAAAATCCATTAAAGTTTTATATTAAATTAATAAAAACAATATTAAATATTCAAAAATCAGATTTTAGTACATTTATAGGTAAAGAACAAGACACTCAAAATCAGCAAGCATTAGTACAGATATATAGCGAAGAACGATATCAGAAAGCCATAACTAAGGCATTAGATATAATCGAAGCTATTGACATTTCTTCAGTTGATGGAGGAGTGCTTACAGATATTAAATCTTCTCTACCTAATGCGATGAGCGTAATAAAGCATTTTTTCTTTAAAGGGTCTAATGTAATTTTAGAGAATTTTTTGAACTTTTTAAGCTTTTTAGGTTTAACTATAGTATTTGGCTCAGAAAGAGGATTTGTTATACCTGAAAGATCTTTTATTACACAAACGCACTCAAGACCAGGACCCAAACAACAGTCTTCAGAAATAAATAAAGCATATCCTGCGGACTATGGAGGTTATTCCTACAATGACAATGGATACAAAGATGTTTTTGCCGTGCTATTGGCTAACCGAGTTATAGTTACCGGACAGAATCTAAACGATTTGCCCCTTAATTGTAACATGATAGGGTATTATAAAGATGAAAATGAATTAACTAATGCTTCGGGTGTTTTAATTATAGAAGAACATCCATTTTCATTTTTAACGCAGGATAGTGAAAATTACGCTGGCGATGCAAAATCTTTAAAAACCAAAGCAGACGCCGGACCGTCTCAATCTTATTATGGTGATAAGCAAGAGTACGGCTCAAACGATAGCCAGGAAAATCAAAAAGATAGGGCGCAAAGCAAGCAGGACATTTACAAAGGACAACTAGCCAACCCTGATAAATTAAAAAATTACGCTCAAATTAAATTTTATCAGGCTAGATATGGAGAAAGAAAAGGAAGTATAACTATGTCATTTAACGCCAAATGGGCTCCAGGAGCAGGAGGAACCATATTTGTTAAGTCTGGAGAAAATAACTCTGGGGCATTTTTAGACTTTTGGGTAGAAAGCGTAACTCATCGAGTAGATATGACCCCTCCAGCAGGTGGGGCAGCTATAACAATTGTAAATTTTTGTTGTGGTAGATGGGGCGGAGTTCCCCCGGAACCCGTGGGAGTAAAAGAGGATGCCTTTACTGGATACAACCAAGGTAAAGAAGATTCATTTAAAAGCAATTTTACAGGAGACATAGGAGCCTCTTAATATGCAAAATATCACTGAAATAAATAAACTGCTGACTGAGCATAAAAAACTCATAGATTCAGAAGCAAAAAAATATTCAACAAATATTCCTTTTATTACTGCACAGATAGAGGCACATAGATTGGCCAGAGGTGCGGCAGAAAGTTATTCTCCAAGCATGGGTAAATTTAGCACACATCTTGTTAATAGCTTAAAAAAATTATCTAGACTTTCTACGCAATACGGCAGCTCTGTGAGACTTCCAGAAAATACACAATTTGCAATAAACAAACTCAATAATATAGAAAAGCAACTAGATAGTGAGCTAGGGCGCAATCCCACCGTAGAAGAGCTATCCGACTATTCAGGAATGAATATAAAAACAATTAATAATTTGCTTAAAAACAAAAAATCCATAATTTCTTTTAATAACATGTTAAATACTCCCACAATCATGGATAGCTCTAATGATGAATGGGTTGCATTTGTTTATCACGATTTAACCCCTAAAGATAAATTAATATTTGAACACATGACAGGTTTCGGAGGGAGACCTACTTTACCTATAAAAAACATAGCAAAGAAATTAAATATTTCAGAAGCGCAAGCAAATCAAAGGATAAAATTGATAAGCGATAAAATTAACGAAGGATGGAAATAATATGATAGCAAATCTTTTACCAAAATTAACTCAGTTAATGAATGTGTTCTTTTCTAAAGAACTCCCGTTATCAATGACCACGCCAGGAATGGCTAGAAAATGGTTTCTAGACTCTGTTAACTGGGAAGGCACCCTCAAAATGGAAGATCTCCAAAAGGCCACAGATAGGACTAACTTAAACTCAGATTATACAGAGCGTTTTAAAGTAGAGGATGCTAAGTCCAGAAAAGGAATTTCTGCTATTAAGTTAGAGATAAGTCAACTATACTCATTTAATAAATCATTCGTTCTAAGACATCAGTCAAGACTGCAATATTATAGAGGAGACTTGTCCCAAAAGGGAGGAAGAACTATGTATAATGTTTGGCAGTCTATAGCTATATTTAATACATTTAAAACAAAACTAGACGTATAAAATGCCTATTTCAGGAACATCTACAAATTATACTGGTAGAAAGGTAGACGTAAGTATTTTACGCACACCGTCACCTAACGTTGCTACGCCTGTAGCAGTTTCTCCGTCTTTTGGCAATCCTTCTCAGTTGTGCTCAGGTGTTCAAAAATTGGTACAAAGATATGCGATTATTTTATTAACTAATGCAGGATCTCAAGAAAATTATAGTTCTTTTGGTACATCTTTTTTACAAACTTTACAGCAAGGTTTGTCGCCGGTAGATAATATAAGAGCTGGCCAGATATTTTCTCTTGCAGATTATCTTGCTGTTAATATTATTAAAAATTATCAAATCAACAATTCAGATATGCCTGCAGACGAACAATTAAGTAGTACTAAGCTATTAGGGATTATATTGACTCCTGGTTCTGTAAGTTTTTCTGTACAAATAACAACATTAGCTGGTGATGTTGTTAGCTTTCTGGTACCTTTACCTATATAATTTATGAGTGAATCAGTGCAAGATACAGCCACCAGGCTAACAACATTTATAAGCCAAAATTTCGCTAATGCGGATACTGCTCCAGGATCTGTAATAAGCGAACTTGTGATAAAATTGGCTGCGTCTCTTCAAAATGTTCAATATAACAATATTTCCTCTCTATCTCAGGGGCAGGCCATAAGCCAGGCACTAGCCAGCACCACCGGCACATATACTTCAACTATAGATTTAATTGCCTCTAACTATAATACCATTAGAAATCAAGGAGCCTATTCTACCGGAAATATACAAGTTTATGTTAGTTCTCCTGGCAATTATACAGTCTCTAACACACTTCAATTCATTCAACCTACTCTTCAGTTAGTTTATCAGGTAAACAGCGCTTACAGAATATCTTTAACTCCAAATATATCCGCCGGAGAGTTACAACTATACACAGAGGGAAATAAATATTATTTTATTCTTCCTGTAACTGCAACTGCGGTGGGCTATGCATCTCAAGTGTCTTCAGGTACAGTATTTTCTACGGTTATTACTGGAGTAATATCCAACTTTGTTTCCGCCAATGCTTATGGTAATTTTACCTCGGGTCTTCCAGAACAAACCGACCAGCAACTAATTTCTACATTTAAAAATAAGCTGGGTAGTTCGAGATTTGAATCTCCGGCAGGTATAGCGAATAGACTTTCGAATATATATCCAACTTTTCAAACCTTGTCTGTTTGTGGAGCTAATGATGTTGAAATGACCAGGTCTAAACAAAACTCTTTTGGCATTTCTACATTTGGTATGGCGGATGTTTATTTACGCAATTGTGTGGGAGTGGAGACATACACAGCTATAGTTACAGGTAAAAAAATAGCTGCAAGTACCTGGCAGTTTAATTTAGATAATTCTTATTGCGCGGGGTTTTATACAGTTTTTTCAATAATACCTAATTCCACGCAGCTCCTAGGGGGTACTTTACCTATAACCAACATTACTTATGGGTATCGAACATTTGAATCAACCATTAATAATGTTTTAAATAACTATAAGGATGCTAGATTTACAAAGTATCAAACAGCTACGATAACGTTTACATATGATGAAAATCCATTACTGGCTGTGGGGAGCACCGCAGATTTTGTGGTTTCTTCATACTATCAACCGCATATAGGGGATATTCAGGATTTAGTCACGTCTAGTGATGAACGTCTCGCTTGTGCGGATTATTTGGTTAAAGCCGCCCTACCCTGCTTTGTTTCTTTAAACCTTTCATTGGTATTGAACAACCCCAATGACACATATGACTCCTTGAAGTTAAACCAATTGAAGCAGGATATTTTTACATATATAAATACGATACCGTTCGGTGGATCTGTACATGCGTCGAATATAGTAAAAATTTGCCATAATTATAATATATCTAGAGTTGAACTTCCTATAAGCATGACAGGAAAGATTCTATGTAACGATGGCACAACAATAACTATAACCGGAAGCGATAGTCTAGAAATACCAACTAATATTCCTCTGGGGGTTTCTCCAAAAACCGTACAATTTTTTATAAATTATTTTGACACCTCTATTGGTGGTGCAGGTGTAATTGACAATATTGGAATTACTCTGGTGTCATGAATTTAGGATTTTTATCTTCAAAATATCCATCAAGCGATTATACAAACAGTAATAATCTCTATATGTCTTTGGGTTCTTTTTGGACCCAAGTATTCCAGGAAACAGACACGCTAAAAGGCTATACTTTAGCCATGGCTGAAGAATTAATACAGAGTTATTATTCTCTCATAGATATATTGAATTCATATTCAGTAAAACAAATTCCTATCTTTAATAAGGTAAAATGGCAGCCAATAGTAATTCAAAAATCGAAATTTAATTATACTCCTATTGAATTTGCTCCTAAGACTGTTGTTTTTGGCGCGCAGCCCGCCAATGATACGTATTACGCAGGTCAAACATTCTTGTTTGGTAAGTCAAAGAGCGCATCAAATGGAGTTTTTAATTTTTCTCCAACTTTTGATCTTAGAAAGTTTTCAGTAATTGCTGACAGAGTAATAGCTCCTTCTAATTTGTATGTTAACGGTGTGGATGTAGTCGTAGATGCGTCCAATGTACTTTATTTTAACGTAGATATTTTCAAAGACCCTGGTTTACCTAAAACAAATTTAATAAACACCAACGGCACTCCCGCCACCTTCGTAGATCAAGACGGTGTGACTCAAAATGACCAGTTGATTATTCTTTGGGGATATAATGCTCAGGTTGACAACAAAGAATTATATAATAATTTTGGTTCTTTGTTTGACCTAAGGTTAAATTCTTCTGAAGCATATAAGGCCATACTGGAGGGGGTGTTTAATCTTTTTGTTTCTGGCCCTACAATTAACGCTATTAAGTCCATAATGGCGGCATTTAACGGGGTAACTCCTGTGATTGAGGCAGAAGAAACTATTCAAGATATATACTCTGATAATTTGTTTAATTATGTGATTACAGATAAGAGAGTTTACAAATTTGAAATATATCAAACAATTTTAGAAAAGTTTAAAGCGGGCAGCGTTGTGTATGCCGGAGATATCTTGGTAGATACTGTACAGTTTTATGATCAATTACTGGATAACCATTGGTGGAAAACGGTGGTTAATACACCAAAAATAGGTCTATCTCCACATATTTTTATAGGTAATTATAAACATCAGCTGTTTTTTTCAACATCCCCAGAATTAGTAACCAGAGATATAAACGGAGATATAAATTTTCCCGTACTTGGAAATGCTTCAGATGTGGCACAATTTAATGCTTTTTTAAACGCACAAGAAAACGTACAAAGTAATTTAAAGGCACTAGGGCTTAATAATCCTGGAAATACTGCAGTTATAGTTCCGGCTGATTTTATATTTAACAATTTCATTAAAAGCAATACCGCATTACTTAAATTTAATTTTTATACACCTGACGATGTAGCTACATTTTTTAATTATTATCCATTACTTCAAAAGTACCTTCCTTCTCATTTATATATTTTGTTGGATGTAAATTTAAATTTATCCGCAGATGTTTATTCTGGCATGAATTCTCGTTACAGTATCCCAGGATTTCCTGGACTTCAATTTAGTATAGACGGCTCTAACGCAGACGGAACAAGACCAAGAACAGGTGTGAGTGACCCCGCGTACTATAAAGATTATAAAAATAGACTTTTTTGTTTAAGTAAAACCCCACATGCCTATGATGGAAACCCTTTGTTTTACTCCGAAAATTTAGATAATCTAACACTAGCCAATTCTTCGGCAGCTAGAGGTGGTACGGGCCCTAGAGCTCTTGACGGTAAAGTATTCACTAATATACCAATAACAAACCCACCAAAAACAAATGGAGACATTCCTACTGTGTTATTGATAGACTTTTCTTAACCTTAAAGTATAATAAGAAAAATATATGGGCGCTTTAGAAAAAAACAATTTGAATAAATCTATTTCTGGGTTTGTTAAGATCTGGAAATCCTCACCTATCACGGGAGAATCACAACTTGTGGTGGACCAACCTAACTTGGTACTTTATGGAGGAGCTACGGTAATGAGCCAAGCCTTAGCCGGGGTACCTAATGGAGGTATTTGGGGAATGTATATAGGTTATAATAATAATTCCTCTTTTAGTCCTCCTACCATAGATGTGAGTTATTCACAACCTTTCAGCAATTTTAATGCTTCTGCGGGTTTTGGTTATCTTAGAGAACCGCTAACGTTCACACCTAGTTATTTATCTGACCCCAACTATACAAACAATACAGTTTTATTCAGCACTCTGATAACATATTCCACAGCGTTCGGGGGAGCCGCCTTTCAAGGAGGGAGCAGCAATATCTATGAAGTGGCACTTGTTTCTGCTCCTAATCCAAATAACAGCGCGCAAGATATCGTATTTTCAAGAACTTCGTTTAACCCAGTTAACTACGACTCTACTTTTAACTTTACAATAACCTGGGGAATTAAATTCCTCGTAACCTAAAAAAATATGTCAGTAACTCCCTGGGTACCCACGGTAAAACTAATTCAAGACGGTCAAGATGTTTCTCAGCAGGTAGTTAATGTACCTCTAGAGCAGTTGATTCAACGCGACCAGCATTTATACGATGAGTTTAATGAACTTCAAAATAAGTCTGCGTTAACTAGTTTTAATCAACCTATATACCCTGGAGATTTAACAGGAGCAAATCCAATTACCGTAGGACAGCTTGCGGTTGTATATTTTAGAAGTGATGAAGGTGGAGAAGGAATATCAAAGGCATCTACGGGTTTCTCTACAGACCATACCACAAGCATGTTCCAGCCCAATGCTTCTAATTATGTTTTTGGAATTATTAGAGATGTAAATCCTGGAAATGTCGCAGACTGCTATATTCAGGGCATGTGCGAATTTTCTGTGCCTATAGATGATCCATACAACGGATTAATAGAGTACTCTCTAGATAACTATGGAAACCGCGTTGTTCAACCATTCAGTGTTGGGCCATACTATCTATCTAGAAAATTACCAGGAAAGATCACACAAAACCCGGACGGTATTCCTGTTTATGTTGGGTATGCCTTGTCTCCTACAGAGTTCATACTTCAGCCTTCTGTGGATGAATTTACACAGTTTTTTATTAACTATCGTTATAATATATTAGATCGTCCTGTATATCCTCCGGTTTTAGACTCCGGTAGCCATACTTGGACAATTCCAACGCCTTACGGCTCTCCTAATAACCCAGATAGACTTGGGTGGATCGCTGCCACAGCACAAAATCTTCCTGGTTATGTCATCCCAACAAACCCTGCAGGGCAAGTTGCAAAATTTTTCTACTATATACCCTCTGATTTATCATCAGGACCAGACTCTACGGTGTTAAATAGTTATGAGATAGCTGAGGCAAATCAATTAGGGGCAAACCTGCCTCCAGTACCATCTAACTTTGTTCAAATTTTACAAAATGGCGTAACTCAAAGATATAGTGATGTATATGCTCCAGATGGGATATATTCTATAGATGATTATGGGATTTGGTGGTATTCTAATGTTGACGGTACACAGCCTTGGGCTTCAGATATTTTAACTACCTACGCCCCCGTAACATTAACATTATCGGCTGCAGCTAGTGCCACAGGAGCCACAGCATTGCATGTTTCTTCTGTTTCCGGTATTTCTCAGGAGTCATTACTCACAGCGTCTTTTTTAAATACTGGTACATATATATCTAATGTATTTTCCACAACAGGAGCATCCGGTCCAACAGGGCCATATACATTAATATTAAATAAGCCAACAATACACCCCGCCGCAACAGGAGCTACATTTACAGCTAACGCCGGATGGGACCCAACACAATGGGAAACATTTAAAGGAACCAATAGAAACAGAGCAAGACTGTTTATAAACTTCGCTAAATTCAACCCAGCACTGAGAACACAGCTTGTAAGCTCCCTGAAGCCTTATAACATAACCACTAATCCTCCCACAGGGGTAGCACCTAATAACAGTAGTAATTTTATCTCGTTTGACTTGAAGAGTGACCCAGGAGAACTTTCAGCCACAGGGGATTTGTTAGTGAATATTACTCCTCAGTTTAATACCGTAGGATATTCTGATTTACCAAAAATAGTGTCGGCCACATGGGTATCAGGTACATTGGGGGCTATAACTTTCTCAAGCCCGCACGGACTAACAACAGGTCAACAAGTCGTGACGACCGGTTTTTATGATTCAAATAATTCCTGGAACGGTACATTTACGGTTACTGTTATAGATACCTCTAATATATCTATATCTGGCCCCACAGCCGCACCTATAACTGTAGGAACCATATCAATAGCAGGAGACAGCACGAATGTACCATCAACAACAGGCACAGGAGGTACGTATACTGCTGGAAGCGCTGTGGCAGATCTATCATGGGACGCCATTTCAGGCAAGTTTAAAAAAACTGTTACGCCTGTGGTCGCTAGTCTGCAGGGATCCGGAGGAATAAATGTTACTCCAGTTAGCGGCAGTCCAGGCACATACAATATCGCATATATGTCTCAGGGTATATATGGACTGGTAGACTCTATAGAGCCAGTTAACTCTAGATTAGAATTTAGGGGATTAAATTCATATATAAAATTACCATATTATAATCCAGTAACTGTACCGTACGGATTAATAGGTAAAATTGTTCTCACAAAAGATTCTTTTAATAACGTCCCATTGAATTTAATACTTCAAGTTTTTGGAAATAGTACTTATGGAAGCAACACGAATAACACCGCGGTTGCTTTGAATTTCGAATATTCGGCAACATCAGCACAAAACGGAGCAGCTAGCTCAGTCACACTTAATTTAAATAATTCAGTAAGCCTGACTAGTGCAGCGTCATCTTTAGTGACTCTAAGCTTACCTAGCGCAGGATACACTGCGTATACCCCAATTAATATTTCAGGGGGATTAGTTATTCCAGAAAATTACGTAGGCGAAGATACGGTGATAAACTTTAAAATCACAAGAAACCTCACCGGGTCTAATAATGACTACGTAGGGGATATTGGAATTCTTGGAATTTATTGGGGAACAACTAGTAACTAAAAATGCCCTGGATTGACTCATTAGACTATCTAGATTTAAACTCATTACGCAGATATCCTATAAGAGAAGGAACTAGCGCAACGAGTACAGATGGGCTTTTTCAAATTCCAAACACGTTAATAGTTGATATTTCATTATCCGCAAGTGGAGACCCATCAGCGAGATTTTATATCTCTTCTTTTTTTAATAACCTTTTTTCCTGCACTATTCAGCTGGCTGAATATTACACAGGTACAGTAGTGGGTAGCTTTTTTATAGATTTCAATAGTCATAAGCTCAACGATACTTATTATTTAACCCCTATCGGCAGTTATGCAGGAGCCTCCGGCAAAATCACCATAGGGCTGCCTGATGATTTACAACTACAACCCGCAGGACAATTTTCTTTTACAAACACAGATACAGAATTAGAGCCAAGAACTATAATTCCAGGTCTTGCAGGAGTTACATCAATTACATATGTAGACGCAGACGCAAGCACAGCCACGTTTACCGGCGATATCACAATGAACGCCAGAAACAATGTTATTTTCACATACAATAGTATTTCTAATAGCGTAACTATGGATGTTGGGGACGGGTTAGGTTTAAACAAAACCTGTAATTATACGAACTGTGTAAAAACAATAAATGGTGTTACACCAGACCCGTCGAATGGAAATATAACAATGGTAGGTATAGACTGTATGCAAATTTCTAGTACTTCTCCATACACGTTACAATTTAACGACACCTGCTGTACTCCTTGCTCCGGGTGCTCGGATTTATCTACGTTAACTACAAGATTGACTAGCCTTGAAAATAATTTTATAACTATTAAAAATTATTATAATACCCTCAATGGGCAGCTCACAAATTATTTATCCACCGTTAATTCTAGCTGTTCGTGTGGAAGTTAAAATTACCGGTATATGCCCGCGTTAGAATATTTAAGTTCAAATAGCCTGATCAGCTATCCTTTTAAAGATAGTGTTGCCCCCAATCAGTCTTTAGATATTCCTAAAGGGGCTTTTTTAGACGCGCTGTTTGTAACTAACGATAAAAATATAAAAAGAGTATATATCTCTAGTATCTCTAACATTGATGGAGATATAAATATAGCCTTATCAGAAGTTAATAATGGTGATATAGGCTCTTTAAGTTTTCCTTTAAGTTCTGCGATTAGTCATTTAGCAAATACGCAAACAAGCTTTTTTAGCTATTCTGGTGATGGCTGGGTGATCAAATTAATATTTGGCGATGAGATAAATTTTTTATCTAGCTTTTCCGGTACAGTAGAATATACAGCAGATCAAACAGAATTTTTATCTTCCTTGATAGTGTGGTATCCCAGAAAAGTAACTTCGCTTAGCTTTGATACATATGCCCATGACGGATACACCGCCAGCCATATATTACAAAACATAAAAACTTACGGGGCTGGAGAAGCTGTCATTTTAGACAATGGAACAAATAATGAATTTACCACTGATAGCACACATCAATTATATATAGATGTAGCTAAAGGATTAGGTACGGGATTATGGAACCCCTGCCCTGACGGAGACATAGTAGACATATATACAGTTAATAACAGCTCCCCTAATTCTTCCGGGGCTTTGTTTATAGCTCCATCCGACTGCTATTCGTTAGACCTTTTGAGTGCCAACACCCTTAATGAGATCACATCAGGAGAGCTAAAAACAAAGACTGATTATTCAAATTTCTCCACACCTATCCCTGCTAGAAATGGTGTAGCAGCACACACCAATACCTTCAATGCCATATCCTCTGATATGGGAGGGCACGGACTTGTATTTAACAATCACTGCAGTCCCAAATGCTCTCCTGAAAATATAAGTGGTTTTGCAAATTATCTCAATAGATCCACAGATGCCTTAGCAGAACTTTACAAGGTAGTTAATAATCCCCAACAGACTTATGGAATAGGAAAAATAAATGGATCTGCCTTCGCGGAAAATAATTCTACTGGATTAATAAATAGCGCACATTTTGTAGTAACCAGTTTTTGCGCGTATAGAAATGGCAAACCTACACCAGTTGGACCTACGTGTTCAGGAGGGTTTAAAAAGTATTTCCATGAGGGAAGAGAATTAACAATAACCTCTGGGGCCATTAATTATGTTTTTCAAATAAAAGAAGTTATTTCCACCCATGAAGTTATACTTGGGGTTACCACGCAATCAAATATAGCTTTTAATGATATATGCGCAGCCCTATCTGGAAACTTAAATAACTTTATCGTTAACGACTACGGTATAAAAAACGCACTGAATGACGCAATTACTAGAAGTAACGCCGCCGCCGCTAATAAAAATCAGCCATACGCAACTTTAAACTACGGCACACTAGAAGCCTATAATGCTGACAAGCAGTATGGTACATTCATAACTTCGGTAATTGTTATATACAATCCGTCACCAGCAGCTATTTCATATTCTGTATCCGCATTCACCTCAGACCAAGCCACACTCGTTCCTTCTTCTGTAAAGATAAAAAATAGTATAGGCGATATTAGCTATGGGGCAAGTGTAGGAACAATCGCCTGCAAGGATTACAATATATTTGAATCCATATATTTCATTCCTTGCTCACAGGATATAGATCATTTGAATACAGGGAAAGTTACATTTGAAATAACAAACACATCTACTCCAAGTAACACACCTATAAATTACTATTCAAATGGCGTTCTTATTGATGCGGTTCAAACGCCAATGACTATACCAGAGCCAGGAGCAACCATAACGGCAGCATATTGTGTTTCTGTCAATAATACTCAAGATGTAATTTCTGTGAACTACGGTGTACCGTTTAGCTACCCTATAAACATGCCGGAGGCTACAGAATTTACAGTTACAGGTACTCCACCAAGCTGGATAACAATAGATACATCCTCAAATTCTCCTAGAATTTATTCTTCAAATCCGAACGGAAATACTTCAGAAGTATATTCTTTTACAGTTTTTGGAAAATCCGGATCACTTTATTACTTCCTTCAGTTAACCATAGACTATTTTGCTCCTCCGGTAATTAATTATCCAACACAAAACGAGGTTATAAATATTTATCCTCCTGACGGAGGCCCTCAGGTTTTAACCACTAGAACTTTTACAAAGAGTGCCCCCCTCATTCCCATAGCTGCATCGAATTATCCTACCAGTTATAGTATAACTTTAGACAATAATTTAAGTGGTGTAAGTATAGGGCCTACAGGTACAAACAATCTTCCTCCAGGATTATCCGTGGGGGGCAACGGGCTGATAGGTAAGCTCAAGATGCCTAGCAATACCGTATACCCTGCTTTTTATCCTTTGACTTTGGTAGCCCACAATTCCGCCGGCAGCTCTTCTCCTGTACATGTATTATTAGAGATAAACGAGACTGGCATAGCTACATCGTATGCAAAACAGGGAGAACAGTTTAATTACAGTATAATCGTTGGCCCTGAAGTAATATCGCAAACAGTAGAACAAATTTTACCAGACTGGTTACTTTTTGATCCTACCCTCAATCACTCTTCTGCGGGAGCTGTACCTAATTTTTATGGTACGAATTATGACACCACCTCAACGGAAATAAATATTGTTGTTAAGCAACAGCTTTATGGTGGAAGTTACAGGCTTGTGTCATATACGATACCTTATATCGTTACACCTATAATAAATTACCCCACTAATTCCACTGTTATTAATCTATATCCGCCGGACTTTAAAAACCCGATAGGTAGCAATACACAATTTACTTCAGTAAATCCACTATTTACAGTTTCTGCGTTAGGGGCAACTTCATTTAATGACAATAACGGAACACTTCCCCTAGGGTTAAGCATAGATAACAATGGAAATATTACTGGGCAGATTTCAGATGATGCAAGTCTAGGTCTCCATGTAGTTACAATAAACGCAGTTAATGCTGTAGGTACTACGTCAGTTACTTTTAATATCAACCTATCTCAAGAAATATCTGAAATCATTGCGGATTATGGAACAGGATTTTGCTACACTTTTAGTGATTTAAGCTCCTTAGGTGCTAGTTTAAATGTGTCTTTCTCCATATTAAATTTACCTTCATTTTTAAATATTTCTAGTCAGGCAAATAGCTCTTGCCACATCTATTCTTCAGGAATTCTTAATCAGACTAATGAAATTCAACAATATATCACATTATCCATAAATAATGCCGGTTTAATAACCAATAGATTTTTTAATTTTATATATTCTCCGTCACTACAAATAACTTATCCAGCTCAAGATCAATTATTTTATATAGTCTATTCTGGTGGCTATAGCACGATAACTTTTAATGCTGACGCACCACTATTACAAATACTCACAGCTAGACCTATAAGCTTTTATTTAGCCTCTGGATTACCTAGGGGCTTGAGTATAACACAAGACGGAAAAGTTATAGGTGCAGCTAACGATGTTGAGGGTACGTATAATGTGCAGGTTATCGCAGGTACTTCCTCAGGAGCTAGATATATATCTTCGTTTAAAATATATATTTCTTCTTCTCCGTTGAATGGTGGTGTGTTTTTAAATACCCCCTACTGTTATAAGATATCAGGATTAGGACAAGCCGACAGTTATGGTTATACTGGCCCATTACCTCCTGGACTTCATTTTACTGGGGCTACAGGAGCAACCTGCAATATTTATGGTACCGTTAGTGGATTAACCCATGCGGCAAATTACCCATTAACTTTGTTTGCAAATAAAGGAAGCACACAAATGCCCCTTTCTTTAAACTTAAATTATTTACCTAATTCACCCACACCCCAAATAACTACACCATTAAGCCAAAATATTTACTATATTAATCCTCCAGACTACAACAATAGAGAATACACCACAGACTCCCCATTGTTTAGTGTTTATGCTACTCAAAATCCGATACTATTTTCTGCTGTAGGGTTACCTCCTTCTTTAAGTATAGTTCCAGAGTCGGGACAAATTGTGGGAGGACCGGTTAGCCAAACAGGAACATACAATGTGACCATTTCGGTAGAATCTGAATATGGCTACTATGGTACAGGTACTTGCTCAATAGTGGTTTCTGATACTGCAGATCAATCTATTGTGATGCTTGAGAATCATACAGTCTGTAAAAAAATAACCTCCGCAGATAACGCCATATTCTACAATATTAGCGGTACATGGCCCGACGGTGTTTCTTACAATGGTTTTCCTGGATTTAACTGCAATTTCACAGGCACTCCCGCAAGCACTAATTCTTCAGGTGTATTTTCTGTTGTGATTGAAAATCAATATTTAGGAGGCGCTTCTAATAATCAATACGATATTCAATATTGGGGACTGCCCAGCATAACAGGAATTTCAACAAATCAAACATACGAATCTTATACAGGAGCCACAGGGAATACGGGACCATCTTATAATTTCCTACCTTCTGTTTATCTGGGGCCGGGAGAGTATACTGATGATAATCCTTTGTTAAGTTTATCTGTAACAAACGATCCAACAAGTATTGAGATAACGAGCATTACACCCAGACACTTTACTAGTCTGCACTTTAATCCCAACGGAAATTTAGTGGGCTATCCTTCGTACGATGATATAAATTTACATTACACCATATCCGCGAGAGTTTCGAACCCTGCAGGTAGCTCTAATATATTTACTTTCGTATTATCTTTTAGTGCCGTACATGCGACGATAGATTGGCCCACACCAGACACAATGGTTTATGGTCAGCGACTTAATGAGTTTCAGTTAAATGCGACCACCCAAGCTTCTGGGAATATAACATATTCTCCCCCGGCGGGATACCTACCTCCAATAGGTGTTGACACACTAACCGCCTATTACAATCCTACAAGTTTAGATTATCTACCCACACAAAAAACAAATCAAGTTACTGTATTATCAAATTTGATATATGGGTTATTTCCAGACGTAACTGTTGATTTTTACCCCGCGTCAAATATAAATCCACCCATATACAATTTTTATCCTAGCTTCGTTTTATATAAGCAATTTTCAGACCTTAGCCCGTTAGCTTTAGTATCCTCCGCTAATCCAACCACAAAATTTGCTATCGCTGGCTTTACAGCAGGCACAGGCCCAACAGGAGCCTCTCAATCCAACTTAGGGTATTTCGGAGTTACTTCAAACACAACAATACAAGTAGGCACAGGGACAAGAACATTTACTGTTAATACTATAGGATCTTTTGCGGCTGGGGATAGTGTCATGGTTACAAACACAGGAGGAATAAACCTCAGCTATATGATAGGAACAATATCTGCTATTTATAGCGGAAACCGTATGACGATATCAGTTAGCAGTGTTGGGGGTAATGGTGGAACATTTTCTAGCTGGGAAATATCTTTATATTCCACAACATTTCCAGGTCCTACAGGCTCATCAGGCTCATCAGGCCCTGCATGGCCGGATTTACCAATCACACTAACTCCTCCATATTACCCTGGGCTTCCCCCACTACTAACAATAGATAACAGTGGAGCCTTAATTGGAACAGTTTTACCTAATATGCTAAACAAGAGCTATGGGTTGTCTATAACTGCTGTGGATTCTTTAGGAAACCAATCTCCCCCATACAATTGCATACTGGCATTTGAACCAAGAAAGTCACATGTATTTTGGGACACCCCAGATCCTATAATTTATGGTACCCCGTTAACAGACCAGCAATTAAATGCATCGTTTGATATATACACCGAGGGTGGAGTATTACTTTATAATTATCAATTAGGAGATGTATTGAACGTAGGAACAAACATTCTAACCGCGGAATACGTATCGTCAGATATAAATGTAGCAGGCTCCACAAAATCTGTATCTCTTGTTATTACGCCTAACCTCATAACAGGGTTATCTTCAGACCAAACTTTTGAGTCTAGTACAGGAGCTACTGGAGGTTCAGGTCCTTCATATAACATATTACCTTCTGTTTATTTAAACTCGTCATATACAGAAGATAACCCCTTATTTACTGTAAATACTTTAATTTCGCTTGCGGATTATCACAACTTTGGTGGTTATATTTTTACTGCCACAGGACTACCAAATTCTTTAACAATAACTAATACTGGAAAGATTGTTGGTAGCTATCCGCAGATTTCAGAAATAAACCAAACATACAACGTTACTATAAATTTAGTTAATACTGTTGTTTATTATCCACAATCCGGTGCTCATTATAACGATCCCCCTCCATTCAATTTTACGCTATCTATACAACCAATACCCACCAATATTACATGGCCTGCACTAGATCCTGTGGTTTATGGTACACCTATAACCGAAGTGCAATTAAACGCAACAGCTGACGTGGCGGGATCTTTCACATATACCCCGGATTACGGCACAGTATTCAACGTAGGCAATAACACCATAACAGCAGTATTTACCCCAGACAGTGAAGACTATGGTTCAGCTACAGTTACAAACAATTTAACTGTATTGATTAATAAAATCACTTCATTTACCCCAGCAAGCTTTTTAAATTCATATTATTCTGCAGCCACAGGACCCTCCGGGCCTGTATATAGTCCTAATCCTTCTGAATACTTAAACAATGGACCTTACACAGGAGGCAACCCGTTGTTTTCTTTTGGTGCTGCTTCTACTGTATATACATACAGCGCAACAGGACTACCTTCTTCTTTAACTGTGGGAGGACTAGGAAATATCATAGGTACACCAAGTACGCAAGATTTGAATAAGGTATATTATATATCTCTATACGCTCAAGGTAATGATAATTACCAAAATAATCGCCCAAGGTCATTTTATTTGAAGTCTCCTCCTTATAATTTTGTTTTAGATTTAACCCCGAAAAATCACCCAGTATTAACTTGGTCTTCTCCGAATCCAATAACTTATGGTACTCCCTTGAGTACAGACCAATTAAATGCCTCTTCAAACGTAGACGGAACTTTTACATATTCTCCAGCCTCAGGGACAGTATTAAATCATATCCATAACACATTGAATACTGTATTTACCCCTACGTCTGTAGACTATTACACAGCCGAGGCATCAGTAAATATAAATGTAAACCCAGCAGGGGGCCCGATAGCAATAACAGGAATTTCTACAACTCAAGCTATATATCAATCACATACCGGTTCAACAGGCTCAACAGGTACATATTATAATTTCTTGCCTTCTGTTTATCTGGCTGCGGGGCCATACACAGACAATAATCCGCTACTTACAGTAAACACGGATGTCTTGGCTTCCGGTTTCATCGCTCAAGGTTTACCAAATACCCTATCTATAAACACCAACGGAAATATTATAGGTACCCCTGTAGCTAGTCAGTTAAACGCGATTTATAATGTCACTGTATATGCTAATAATAATGGGACATTATCAAGCGCATTCCATTTTGTACTGAGTATTCAGAAAGGCATACCACAACTTAATTGGGATAATCCTGCAGATATAGTTTATAAAACACAGTTAATTCCTGGAGCCCAGTTGAATGCCACAACTGACGTTTTGGGTAAATACGTATATGATCCCGTCCCAGGAACAATTTTAATGGTTGGTACAAATATTCCGCTACACGTCACTTTCACGCCAAACTCAAGTGATTTTATACCCGTCACGAAAACCGTGCATATAAATGTAGTGCCAGCAACAACAAACTTAGTAACCATAACAGGGGTAGCAGTAAATATTCCAGTCCTTAGCCAAACAAGTCAGGTTAGTTATGTAAAACCTCCGGGCCTAAATTATTCTTTCCCTGTATATGTGAATGTATACACTATTATGCCTTCTGTTTATTTAAATTCAGGACCATACACAGACGATAATCCATTAATTTCAATAACCACAGATAATCCTCCATTTGGATTTCAGGCAATAGGGTTGCCTGAAGGATTATCGATAAGTGCAAATGGAAACATAGTTGGCAACCCAAGCAGTAATGATATAGATAGACTTTTCTCGATATCTATATCTCCCGATAATTTGGTATACAGCGCACAGGTAATATATATTACGCTAGGTATACCCAAACAAGATCCGGTAATTACTTGGCCACAAATAACTCACGTAGGTGTTCCCTGGTTTACGGGGGCTTATGGAGCCACTGCTTCTGTTCCTGGTACATTCATTTATGCCCCAGATTATGCGGAGTATGATTACGGAGGTAGCTATACTTGGTCAGCTACTTTCTATCCTAGCAACAGCACTGACTATAATATTATCCCAGCTACCACCACACTTCAGTTAATTGGTCGCAATTATTAATCTCTTGTAAAACTGCTTTAAATTAAGATATAAATAAATACAGATGGCTATCAATACTCTTAATTTTTTAAACAAAAACCAATTTAGGAGATACCCTCTTAAATCAGGATCTTCATTGACTTCTATAGACGGTAAAAAAATAACAAATGAATTATTTGTAGGGGCGAGTATAACAACCACAATCGATCGTAAAAATATATTTATAAAGCAAGTATATGTGAATGGCTCGAATATAAGGGTTACTTTAGCTTGCCAGCTATCTAATTCTTTTTTTGAGACATTAGGTGTGTTTTACGGAACAATAACTAGTGACTTCACAAGCATTCCTTTAACAGAAACAATGAGATTCACTAGCGGCAGCTTAATAATAGGCACAGCTGACGCAGTTGCAAGCATGGCCGGTACTTATACTTTTGATACAGAAGCCCTGCAATTAGAAGAATCTACTATTTTTTATTACACTCCGCCAGGTGTTACTAGTGTACAAAACAATGGAGCACAATTAAGGGGAAATGTTAATTTTGGAGTGCTTACCAATATAATTAAATCCAGACCAAATAATAATCAAATTAATTTTGGTGTGATAGACACCGTGAGTGTAACAAGCCTGGCCGACAAATCTTCTATTTTTAATAATTGTAATACTCCTGTAATAAGACATATAGATGGGGCCACACCATTCTACCAAGCTTCAAATTCCGTAGACTCCTCAGGTAACAGTAATTATGTTCCGGAGTTGCAGGGAAATCTATTTATGGTAGGTATTTCACCAATCACATTTAAAAACGAACAAAATTTAGGAGCTTCAGGAACTTTAGAATATTTAGGAGGCTTAAAAACTGAAACATTCTCTGCCTCTACAGGTGCACCAATTACTTTGAATACTCTATGTAACGCTAGAAATTCAGTGTTGCCTCCAACCGCGCCAATTTATATAAACTCAGGGCACCTACAGGATCCTACTACCCCAACAGGAACCACAGGTGCCCTTGGCTTGGCTAGTTATTATACAAAATCAAATTACAAACCTGCAAATTTTTATTCTGCAGTAGATCCAGAATTTGTATGGTGGCCGCAATTTTTTACATACAGTAGCATAACTCCAAATAGCCCGATTGTTGCAAACCAAGGAACAACAGGAAGTGTTGGATATGCGGCTATCTCCGGTGTTCCATCACCCAAGTATACTCTGACTGTTGTATATGTAAACAAAGGTACAGCAGATTTAACTATATCGTTATTTAAAAATGGAGTTAGCCTAAATGGCTTTTACGGAGTAGTTGTAAAAGCCAATAGCTCTGTAACTGTTAGAAGCACCAGCGATAGTAACTATACGTATCATGATACATTTATAGGCATTGCTAACGGAGATCATTTTACAGTATCATTTGATTCTGTTTCTGGTGGAGTGTCTACACTGCAGCCATATATATACTATAGATAAAATATGTCTGAATATATTGCATTAGGTTGGCAAAATGAGAATGGATTAACAAATTATCCATTAACTTTGCCGTTTGAAATAAACGATTTGATTGTAGATGCTTCGTTTATACAATTTGATAATTATGTACCCTCTTTTGTAAACGTACTTATTGGTGCGGACTACATGACATTTAATATCTTATTTGACTTAGGTGAAGTTACCGCCACATACAACCATTCAGATTATTCAACCGGCGTTAAAAATTTAAGATTTTATGACCATGGTGGCGATAGATATATAGGTTGTTTAACTATAGGCGTTGGTGCATTGAAAGCATGGAACAGTTATGTAGGTGAAAACTTAATAGCTGGAGCTTTAACAGGAGGACCTATACCATTCGTACCATCCACAGTAAAAAGCATCCCTCTCAATGACGCGGTGTATACTTTAGATAGCTCTTACGGGTTTATTTCATTAGGAGCAAATCAAGACATAGCGGACACTTTTACAGATATTGGTGGAATAATTTATCAAACCTCCGCAGGGGGTAACACAATATTTTATAATGCCGTTAATTCCCCTCCATCTATCACGTTTAATGCTGTGGGAAATAGTGTTCCTCCGGCTACTAACAATATATATCCATTAAAACAAATAAACTTAACAAAACCTAAAAATAATAATATTACCATAGGCGGAAATGATATTATTAAGTTTAATTCTATAAATAATCAAAATCTTGAAATATATGTCGCCGGTCAAGGCGGAGCTAGTTCTTCTAACTTAGTATTGACCACATTATCTATGTAATATGGAAGCACTAGAATGGTTAAATGAAAACTCCCTAAGGAATTATCCATTACTTGACGACGTTCCGGCTAATGGTTTACCAGAGAGCGCTATATTAGATTTGCAGCTGATTTTAAATTCTCCTTCAAACGTATCTGGAGCTAAATTAATAGATATCACAATAAGCAGTGTGTCTAAAGATATTTCAATTAATTTTACAGAAAATTCATTTTACTATAGTTTAATCGATAACAACTTAAACACGTTTTCAGACATACAGTTTCCTTTGTATATCAGAAATTCCTCAGGCAGTCTTTTAGTTTTAGGAGATGGGCTTTTAAAAATACCTGTAAATACTCCTACTACATACAACCTACCTGTTGAGCCCGCCACAGTATTTGAATTTGGAGGTGCTTGGTTGGGTGTTAGAAGTATTAACCAAACTCCCAACTATGCCACAAACTCGGGAGATATTTCTCCGGCGTTACCCCTGACTTCAATAAGTGGAATAGCTACTGCAGGTGACGTGGAGTTTATTCCTGGCTATAACTATCAAATAAATTTTGATAATAGTTTGATAAACATGACTGCGGCATATGCGTTAGGCTTACAAATGGACTGCACAACAAGATTTTTACCTCCCCAATATCATGATTGCCCAGATATTGTTTCTTATATTAATGGAATTCCGCCAGACAGCGACGGTATTTTCAAGTTTGTGCAAGGCAATAACATTTATTTAGTAGACGGGAATTCTGTACAACAGCCTATACAAGATACAAATATATCTCCTCCGCTAGGTAGCTATACAGATATTTCTGGAAATCAGCAAACAGGACTTAACAACAACACAGTATTTGTAGGGTTGACATTCTTAGAATCTGATTTATGCTCTCCTGTACAGCTATTGCCTACAAATAATTAAAAATACATATATGAATACACCTAAGAAAAAAATGGTATTTACAAGTGTTAATCAAATATTAAATTTGATCAAATCCACTCCAGCTCTTCAGCAACTACCGAGGTTTGCCACATTCAAGAACGCTGAGTTGAGTACTGCCCCTGTTAAAAGCTGCAATTGCTCTAAAAATATCATAACCCCGGATATCAATAAACAGATGCTTGAGAATACATTATCTTCTCTCACAGATGCCGATTTCTTGACGATCAAAGGAGTGCTTGGACTAGATGAGCTTTGCTATTACAAGCGGATTGCAGGAAACGGTAGATTAGAGATGATTTGCGTTTAATTAGTGGGTATAATAAGCAGTATGAACCCAGAAAATCAGCATATTGCATATTATATAAATTCATCGGCAGGTAAAAGCATACCATTACCCCTGGAGAGCATAGATGGATCTATAGATTGCAAAAAGTCTATAATCAGGTGCAGGAAAAATTCACCGCTGCAGGAGTATGTTTCACCCCTAGGTTATAGGGGTTTTCCTGGTGTACCTTATGAGCAAGGAGTTCCAAACCCTGATACATATTATCAGGGAGAGGATATCGTATTAGATAGTATGCTTGTTTATCTTGGGGAAATGGTAGACCACAATAAATACACAATTTCTGTAGTAGTTAAGCCTGATCCTCACTCTTTAACTCCCACATGGGTAGGTAGTATTGATAATGGAATTTATTCTACAGATAGAGTGGGGTTCTACCAGATCTGGATACCGTCAGCAACCACACAGAATCTTTTTGCTGGTTCGTACTATTTAGACGTTATTCTTAAAGAACACGTCGGTAAAGGTGCTGGCGTTAAAGACCGCACCATGTTCTTGTTAACATATATTTTTAACGTAGAGTATAGCGCAGGTAGCAAACATCCAGAAAACTCGTCTAACTCTGGCGGTTTGCCTAATAGAGGAGAGCTAGAGAACACCTGGCCACCTGCGGCTGATATAATCGGGACATCAACAAACCACAACACATACACAGCTCCTAGTCAGTACCCCCTTTAATTACTCCGCTTATTTTTTGGTATAACTTAATAAGTGGCAATGTTTCGCCATTTATTTAAATGCTTGTTGCAAAATTCTTAGAAAAATTAGATTGGGTTTCAGACTCTAGGTTGTATAGTTTGTCGTCCCCCTTAAAAGGACACAATTACATAATTGTGTCCTCCTCAGAAGGACAGATTCCAGACACAGCAATCTATGGCGCAGATAAGTACGGCAATCCTCTAGACTTTGAGGACCTGCCAGGAAGTTACACAGGAACAAGTCATATGGAGGCGTTAAGAAGAGCGGGATATATACTTTTTATAAATGAATAAAAAAGTAATAACAAACCCCGAAGCAAGTGCATTGGGGTTCAAAGAAAAACCATACAGAAAGTGGCCAGAAGACAAAAATCTAGTAGTCTTAACCATAAACGGTTGGGATGACTTATTTTTTGATCGTGAAGGCACCCTTGTGTATCTAACCACACTAAATAAACATGAGTCACGAAATAGTTGATAAACTTATAGAGGAAAATAAAAATCTTAAAACTAGGCTTGATATACACGAGAATATTGCGGTACAACTAACGAATACGATAGGCGAACTCACCCAGGCTCTCGAACAAGCAAAGGCTAAAATAGAGGTACTAGAGAGTGATACGAAGATCGTTAAAATTCAAAATAGTGACGACACTTACGTTTCGGTGGACGACATTTTTTGTTTAAGAAAAAAAGACAAAAAAGAAATAGCAAGATTAAACCAATTACTTAACGGAGTATGACCAGAAAAAAAGAAGACCTTCTCTGCCTAGTGGCTACATCATTTGTTCTCCTGATTATTTCAGGATTAGCAATTAATTCACTGACAGGAAATAAATAACCCCCCCATAATATAGCTTAACTTTTCAGGTATAATAAATTGATAACAAGATTTGTTAGGCTATATTTTTTAGTTTATAGATTCGGATCTGTGTGTCCGCTAATTAGCTAAAGGTCCACGGCTGATATTGTGTGTACAATGGCGCTCTGCTCGGCCGAGCACCGCATAGAGACACATAGCAAACGGGCACACAGATCCATCTATTTTTGTAATGCTACTTGCGATTAGTCTGGACTATAACCAGAGTCGTAAACCGTCTCAAGTCGGGAAGAGGTGGAATCATGGCCGCCTGAAAAGCAGAGAGCAAAAAATGGCGCAGCAAGGAATAAACTGACGAGTTTATTGAAAGGGTTTCCAACTTATTGGTGGAAACTGGTGTGGCACAACCCCCACACTAAATGACAATCTCACGGATACTGCAACCACCGTGAACAAATCATTCGCCTCACCACGAGGTTTGCAGACATCGTGGTAGGAACGCGCCTAAACCTTTTAAAATAATTCTGTGAGTAGAGTATGGGTAATTCCCATAACACGCTCTGTAAAGATAAACAACCTAATGCTGGGTGTTATTTTTACAGATCACGGTGATGATCACACAGAGTTATTTTTTAACCCCTGAAACCAAACAACCAACCAAAACCAAAAAGTGAAAAACGTACGCAGGATAGATTGGTCAGCACGTAAAGAAAAACGAGACAACGACATCTACCTAAACAAAGAGCTAAAGAAGCTGTTGCGTTATAGAGAAGATATCAACATACTCTCTCTGCCTGGTGAAAAATGGCTATGGGAGCGGCAGTTAATTCAAAATTTCCCTGAAAATAAGTTCAATATTGTTGGTGTTGAATCTGATCCTTATGTGAATGAATCTTCAAGAAATTTTCTAAAGCTCAATCACAAGAATAAAAGAAACCAGATTGATCTACTAGACCAAAAAACATCATGGGAAGATGTAGTCACCAGGAAATTTAATTCCAGCTTGTTTGATAGCTCAACAGCTGAATTTGATATAATCTACGGTGATTTCATGGGTACCTTTAACAGAAATATAATAGAGTATATCTCACACATGCTAGAGGATAAAAAAATGATAAAGCCCTTGGGTAATATTATTTTTACATTCCTGCTTGGACGTGGATTGAGGGATATCAGAGAAGAAACCCTAGAGATAGGCAGAGCATCAAAATATTCAGATTTACTTTATTTTGATGATGACATGCTGTGGAACAGATACAGCAGTAATACCAAATCTGATGAAGTTCATCCTTATGCTATCGGCATTATGGAAACTATCTTACAGCTTGGTAAGAAATTCGGAAAAGTTCTACTCCCCTCAAAACCACATATATATTACAGTCCGGGAAGAGATGAAAACCATCTTGTTCCAGAGGGCAGCTTTTGCTTTACACTGATAAAGTAATTGAATAAGCTTTTGTAACATTTGGGGGCGTAATTGGAAATCGACTCCAGGAGTTGATATCAGCCTACATGCAGAGGATCTCAGTTGGCCTCTATAATCATCTGGGAAAAAAATAAAAGCAAACTCTAACGAGATGCTTGCTCCTAGCCTCGCTGAGGCGGATGCCATTCTTGCAAAGTATGGCTACGCTGACAGCGAGCTTCTCGCTGCCTAACCGCAGCGGCTTGAAGCCGCTAGTAGTAAAACGCTCTCTGGACGCCCGATGCCGGAGAGATACAAAAGGGTACCTCAATTATCTTGTGAGGGTATAATTTAGATACGACTCAATTCGCGTTAAGTTGAAGATCCATCTGTATCCGCTCAGCGTACTGGTACAGATGAAATAGGCTGAGCTAAGCATGTAAACGGTTGTTAGATATTTCTGGAACACACGGGTTCGAATCCCGTCGCCTCCACCAATCTACTGATGAAAATCAGTACTCCTCCTGGGGATAATCGTATCCCTTGCTCATAGTCTAACGGTTACAAAGTGACTATCTGTGACTACTCAGACAAACGAGACCGCGGTTCCCAGTACGTGTAATCCCTCTATCATTAACAGGCATGTTGGATAGAAACGCAATTAGTCATTGCGGGGGAAAGAAGCTAACCGCGGGTTGAGGAAAAATTTCCCCCCAACAATAGATATAAAAACCACTGTGAGAAGCAGGGCATTGCGCTTTGTGTATATGTGGAAATCCCGAAGATAACATATTAATCCTCTCAGGGGCTACAGGTGATGCTCTCTGAGGAAAAAGGAAGTTAACCATCTGGGAGCTCTATTGTCTGGGGACTTTTGTTTTGGTAATGATCTTTTATCGGTTAGATCATGTGTGTTGGAACCGTCTGTGGCCGCGAGATGTATATCTTTCCCGCCCAAAAAAATAACAGATTGAGCATACAACAGAGTCCAAATCTCAAAACATGCTCGGTAATAATAAACCAACAACCAATATTTTCCTGGTTTGCCACACATACACAGGAGCACTGGTCCGGCAGTGACTAACACAATCCGGAAATTTTTTATTTGATTATTGCCCTCTATGCGGATAATTATTTATTTGAGCCCAGGACAACCAAAAACCCTCTGGTATTAGGCGGGAAATCTGATGGAAAGCAGAAATCTATAAGCCCTGTCCTGGGCTCTTATTTTTTAACTATTCAAAAAACCCATTTGACACACCAAAAAACTAGGTGTAGGGTTATCCACCATGACAAACACACAACACACAAAAGAAAGCATTCTAGAAGAAGCCGTGCGGGTTACTTCGGGTGATCGTAGAAGAGATTATGATCATCCAGAGCCCAACCATAAACGTATAGCTACTATGTGGAACGCTTATCTCAGTATCAGAAAAGATCCATTGGCAGAGATATCACCATATGATGCAGCTATGCTAATGGTTCTATTGAAAATCGCCAGAGATGTGTATACATCAAAGCGTGACAATTTTGTAGATGCTGCGGGATATATCCGCTGCGCTGCAATAATTGCCGGTTACGAAGAATAAAAATAAAACAAACATATGGAAATAACACAAGCAGGAATCGGTTTCGGAACAGCGCTGGCTATCACCATTTCATGGAGCCTTCATCAAAGTATTCTATGGGCGATTGTTCATGGTATCTTGGGATGGTTCTATGTAATCTATTTCGCAATCACCCGATAAAATCCCCCCAAAATTGACCTGACTGTATGGAAGAGAACATACATTTGTTACGCAGTAAGTTGTCTGCAGCCACCCTGTCCCTCTGGAAATTCCGGGGGAGAGCTTCGAAGCCCAGGGACACCAAAACAGTGAAGGGTTAGCGTCCTTCCAGGTCATTAAATTTAAAAAATATGATATTCTCAAATAAACTACTTAAAACATGCAAATCGTACGACAAGTCCAAGTTCTTGTCGCGTAGACCCAAGGGTATGAAAGAAGCCGACTGGAAGGAGTATGTTGCGGACTTCAAGCTAAACAAGCTTATTGTTCTAGGCAATGCTCCAAAAGCCCCCGCAAGAAAAGAATCCAGACCTCAGGAGGATAAGGAATAATATGGGCATGTTCGATACTGTATTTGTAGAGAAAGCTCTGCCCCTCTCTCCTGAGGTTAAAAAAGCGTTCAAGGGTAAAGACTGGAAAAAGATCGACTTTCAAACGAAAGATTTAGATCTAGCCATGGCTTATTATTATCTTAAAGCTAACGGTAACTTGTACTTAGAGAAAATAGAGGGCAGTTACGAACCCCTCGCTGAAGAAGAAATAAAGAAAAATAAGAAAAATAAATTCTATCTTAATTATAAGTTCATTGAAACAGGTCGTGAATTAGTTAAAACAAATATTTGCGGAACTGTACAAATATACGCTAGTGAGTACGATAACGCCGGTAACGAGTGGTGGGTTGAATTTGAGCTGGTTCTACACAATGGAAAGCTTAAAAAGGCCAAACAAATCAAGGCTGAGCTTGTGCATACCGCTGAAGAAATAGAACAACAGCGGGTAGATTTCGAGCAGCGCCATGAAAAGGTATACAATCATCCCTGGAATAAGACCAAGAGAGTACTAAATAAGATTACATTTAATTATTGGAACTCATCTTGGAGAGGGGTTGCCAGAGGAGTAAGATTCCTTGGTTCCAGACTGGACAATCTTGGAATGTGGATATATAGATATATGTAATGAATTTTGACGGCAGCATCATAAATACGACCGGACCATCCCTTCCTCAATCTTCACGGTTGATAGGTATACCGGTGTGGTCGGGTAGAAGAGCTCTAAACGGTATGGCACCCTATAAAGCGCTGAGTAACTTCTTTAACCATGGTAACCCGGATGTTGAAAAGATTCTGCAGGATCGTTCCGTCAATGTTTTACGGGGTGTAGCTCAGCTTGGCTAGAGCGCTTGCTTTGGGAGCAAGATGTCGTCGGTTCGAATCCGGCCACCCCGATAGATTTATTACCCTTTGGTGTAACGGTAGCACAAGAGATTTTGGCTCTCTTTGTCATGGTTCGAATCCATGAGGGGTAGTTTTGTTATGTCGCTCATAACTGAAGGGCATAAGCAGGAGTATGGCCAACGAGTATAAAAATAAACCCTGCACAACTTATCACACAAATGAAAACATACACAGAAACTAAAGATAAAAAAAAGTTTGATTGGTTCAGCTTTCTAGCAGAACGTATCAAAGAGCAGCCCAAAGGCGTTACATCCGTTGATAATATGCCAGACAAAGATATTATCAACACGAGAAAGAAATTTAAAAAAGAAATAAAGATGGCAGGTGATTGGGTTACCTGCGCCTGCGGAAACCAATGCAGCATTCTTGATAGAGATTTTGATGGTGAGCCCGTGGATGACAAACTTGCTGAGTTAGGTTCAGATTTTTATTATTATGTGAACGACCTGGATTGGAAAGAGGCAAAAACGACCCTCAAAGAAATCGAAAAGCTTTCAGCCAAACTAATCCAGGAAAAAATCCAAACCAGTAAGAAAATTCTTACGTCTTTAGGATATAAAGTAATTGAACCTGAGTTAAAAAAGGTTAACAATAAGTAAATTCAAGCACGATTAGCTTAGCGGTAGAGCAGGCCCTTTACACGGGCAAGGTCGGGGGTTCGATCCCCTCATCGTGCACCACTTTAAAATGGGTAGATACCGAAGCGGCCAAACGGGGAGGACTGTAAATCCTCTGTCATTAGACTTCGAAGGTTCGAATCCTTCTCTGCCCATATATTCAACACACAATGGCAAAGCAAAAAGAAACAAAAGTAGATCATTATAAGGCTACGGAGAGTATGTCAGAGGCCGAATGCCTGAAGTACTGTAAGAAGAAAGCAGAAGAAGATATAGCGGAGTTCAAAAACCTTAGTTTTGATAAGGATATGTTGATCAGTGGTTATATGAAAATGTATTATCGTCCCACTAAAAAGAAAGATGAGAGTACTGTACTTACCAAAATTTGACCGGTTGGTTGTGGGTAGAGCTATATTATCCAAAGAGCATTCAGAAAGCCTAATAAAAGAAGCAGGAGCCGCAGTGCGATTCGGGGCAAAAGCCACAGAGGAAACACTCCTAGGTAAAGTATTCCTAGCAACTAAAAAAACAACAAACTAACACACATATGGGATTAGACATGTACGCATACGCCGTGGAAGATCATCCAATGGCAACAGCTCTCAGTATACCGAAGGGAGCAGAGGCGGTAGAAATTCAATATTGGAGAAAGCATCACGATCTGCACGGTTGGATGCAGAAGCTCTATATCAGTAAAGGTGGTACAGGTCAATTCAACTGCACCCCAGTTCAATTAACAGAGGAAGATTTAAATAACCTTCATTGCGCTATAGAAAGTTCACATTTGCCGCAAACTAGAGGTTTTTTCTTTGGAAATAATCCTCCAGACGAAGACTCTAATTCAGAAGACCTTGCGTTTATAGAAAAAGCCAGGACCGCTATACGAAACGGTAAGAAGGTTTATTACGATTCTTGGTGGTAGTTTCAGTTCGGTGCGGGCTGCTCTCTCTGTCTCTCTATCCAGGGAGGGCAGCCTATTCCGATATTATAGGTACTTTATACGCAGTTAATTGAATCATGTTCAATACCTGCCTCACATACCTTTCATTTATAAACGGAATACCTAAACCAAGACTCATAAATTGCTTTCTTATTCCTTTGGAGAATAGGTGAGAGCTGTTAAAAAACTTATCATTCATCTCAAAAGGAACAACACTGTTTCCGTGATGAATGAATCCATGCCAGTAAAAAGAGTCTTCATTGTTCTCCGTTTTTTTACGTATCTCTTTTACCTCTAATGCAAAGTTTGTAAGCTGTTCCTCCTCACGCTCTTTAACCAAGAAATAAGAAGTACCCCTACGCACGAATGTTTTACCCTGCACGGTGAATTGCTGCTCTCTGGATTCTCTCCAAGAGCGCATCAAGTCTTCTCCAGATCTTTCACCTAATTCTTTGACTTGCTCATATGATAAGCTAGCCACATGGTGATGCAGGTTAGGAGTGCCCTCTTTACCAATCAAAAGATCCATAGGATCTATGTTAAATTCAGACCTCCTGGCTTCGCTCCAAATCCTTATCAAACTAGAAGTATCTATTTCAGGAGGCAAATCTATGTTTTGATTTGTCCACCAGTCTGCTTTGTAATTCCATGTAAAGCCCTTCTTAATTTTTAGATCATTGAAATCAGCTAGTACGGTATCACAGAGCTTACCATACCATCCCATTTCACCGTTCATGTATATTTTTTCTCTTTCTTGGGGTGTCTGAAACTTAGCAATTTCTATAGAGCATATGTGTTTAGGTGAAACAAAAGTAGGAATCATTAATACCTTCTTATACTTCTGTTTTGGTCCGAGATTTAATTTAGGAAATGCTTTTACAACGTTTTCGGTAAGATAACCAATCTCGTTTTCCAGAAATCCAGGCATACCTGCCACTGTGAGGATATCCTTGAAATACATAACTTTATCTCCGTGCCTGGCTCTGTGAGATACAGCCTCCTCTTTTGACAACAACCAGGCACCTTGATACTGAGCATGTAGGTAATAGTTACTCCATAACTTTTTCTCTGCATACTCAGATCTAGGAAGCTTGAAATCCAAGCAGTCATCAAAATTATCTAATACAGTGGTGTATAATTTTGGCCAGTCATTAGCTTCAAAAAAATCAAACACAGTACCCACAAACGAAGAGGTTTTAGACCTTGCAAACCAACCAAACACTGGTATTCTTACAAAATCAAAATCTTCTTCTCTTAGTCCCAATTTAGAGACTAGTCTGGGTAGATTAATTTTGCTATTAAAATCATTGATATTCATGTTAAAATAAGGTAAATATAAATTATGAGTTCATTCAACTTCGACCAGTCTACAGATTATTCAAATAAAGATCTTTATAAGCTCTTACGTGTTTCTGATTTGCCTGCATATGTGAAAACCGCATCTGTGGACGACTATGACACACTTCAAGGTCTTCCAAAAGAGGCGTTTGCAGATGAAACGAGAAGGATTTATCCCCTGAACACTCCTGCGCGTACTTTTGTAAGCAATGCATATTTTATTAGTAAGAAGGCCGATATACAGAAAATATACGGCGAAGGTTATACTAGTCAACTAGAAAACAAAATTAAAGAAGCCGCCGAAATCTTTGAGATTTCTGAGGATATCTCTAATTACTCTCAAGAGTTTGTTAAGCAGGCCAACTCTGATTACCCCGAACAATACCTCGGCCAATTTGAATTGGCTGACGGCAATGTTCTAAATCTTTATCCTGTTAAAACTGCCGCAGACCTGAGGGAAAATGTTGAGCATATTGTGGGACACATGCATCAATATCCATTCGCATGGAGAACCAAGATGGCCGAACAGGCTATTAAGATCGCCAAGGATTTATCCGTGGACGACATTCCTGACCTTCTCTTGAAATATGCTGGTTATTTTTATCCTGACTTCGGCGGCTTAAAGACCGAGGTGTGGAGAAGAAGCACAAAGCTTAAGCAGGCAGAACATAAAGAAATGTATGAAAAGCTCGCAGAAGACGTAGAGAATATCTCTTCTGTGGAAGAGGTTATGAAGCTGGCTGAAACTCTTTTCCATGTGGAAAACATGGAAGGGTTATATGATAACGTCAAGATTGCCCAGATTTTAAAAGATCCTGTGGACATGATATTCACCAAGAGCATAGATAAGGTCGCAGAAGATCTTAACTTTATAGAAGCTCACGGAGATAAGTATTTAGTAGATGACTTGCAGAAAGTTGGTAAGGATAAGTATGAGGAAGCTTTTGGTTTTGATCTGGATCCTACGGACTCAGTGAAACTGGCTGAGGTTTTCCCCACCATGCCTAGGTCAGACATTAAGTTATTCGAAGAAATTTCGGGAGTTAGACCCGTATAATAAATAAAAATAAAATAAACAATACCTCCCACGCCTCTCAACGATGCGCACCAAGGGAGGTTTTTTATTTTACACACCCACACAAAATGAAAGTAAACCACAGAACAAAATTATTATTTAGAAGCTATACAGGTAGAGTTAATGTAACATTTATGATATTGTTTTCTATTTGTGTTATTTGGGCATATGTAAGTTATTTGGATAAAGTTAAAAAAGATGCAACTATTCCTTGGTACGCCCTGTTTTTCAGGGTTAGCCCACAGCCTTCATGGAACTACGCCTCACCCTTCGATGGGCAAAGCAAATGAAATATGAAGTAAAAATAAAGAAGATATATAGCTTGATAATACCTGTGGAAGCAGATGCCCCATGGGAAGCTAAAGACAAAGCTGCCGAAATTTTAAAATCAGGAAAGTATCCTGACGGCTCAAAATTACAACCATTCAAATATGAACAAACCCTACCTCCAGTAGAGTGGGGGTTCTGGGAGATATAAATATGCAACCTGTAGTTAAAGTATTTTGGGAGAAAGGTAGACATGCAAGGCGGATAGAACCTCCTGTGGATTTATTGGATTGGAGGAACACAGACTTAAAAGATATACTCATCAACTGCAGAGCCGAAGGCTATAACACCATAATTATAGCCAGGCCTCAGTTATGGCTTAAAACCTATTACAAGGTATTTTGCGTAATTTGGTCTCTGTTGGAAAACCCGTTCCATAATCCCGGAGCATATAATGACGAAAATCCTTGGCATTTATGGTCCAGCTCTTCTTGTAAGTTATATTACAAAAATACAACCATACACAGGAGCCAGTGGACTTGTGATAGGATTAATTTTGACAGCTGGACAAATATACCTATAGAGACCACAGAAAGAGTGCATGCCGCGGTACAAATGATTTATAATCAGGGTAAAGAGTATTTCACTATGGAGGAACCACCTCCGCAGCAAAATAATTAATCCATCTCTTGCAAAAGAGTATAATCATTGATATCTTATCTGAACTTGAATTAACGCAGGGTGGACAAGCGGTTAAGTCGCGTGGCTCATAATCACGAGATCCCGGGTTCGATCCCCGGCCCTGCCAAATTCTAATCTTCTCATGAAATCCTCTAAAGAAATATTAAAAGACGAAACTGCCCCATTAATGGCCCTATTATATGTTATTCAGAAAGCGTTTGGGGTAGACTCTTTTAGTTGGGAGCCACAGATTCTTAGAAATGAATTAGAGCATGAGTTTGATGTCACTCTAACAGATTTACAATCTGATAAACTGCAGGCCGCGCTTACCATATTAACAACTAATATGTACGAGACTGACCTGAGAACTTTTGAGGTTTGTACTAGCTTAATAAATCATAATCATCAAGATTTTGAAGACTTTGAGCCTTTAGAGGCCGAGGAGCTTATTGTGGGCATGACAGAGGTTATGTTACTCAAGATGGAAGAACTAGAATACAGCCAGGCGGTTAGAGCCTATGCTGGGTGGGTATTCCATGAATACGGCTTCTGCAAGGCTCCTGATTTATTTCCTGATGCTATTATGCCAGAAGGATATCCTACTGACGGAGATGATACAGAGAAGAACAAAGCGTTAGAAGAAATATTTAACATGAAAGTAGACAAGGTTACAGAATATATGACAAAACACAGCTAATATGATCAGAGACAACACACACCTGTTCGAGGCACCAGCTGCCTTAGGACAAATCCGAATAGAGTATTTGTATAACCTAAAGTATGGAACAATTCCATCTAAGTTGAACATTAATGAATCTCTATATGCAGACAAAACAATCAAATATGTATCCAAGCATTTTGATAGCTTCTCGATAGAATATACTTCTAGAGGCGACTCATTATCTCGTGGTACTTATTGGATAGGTAAAGTCGGCACAACTTTCGAGGGAGTAGTATTAGAAACTAGCGACTCAGAGCATGGTGAGTATCCGTCTATATCAGGAGAAGAGTTTGCTATCAGAAGAAGAGGCGGTAAAAAGAAATCTGAAGAACCAGAGCTTTGCACAATATCGGCTGTAGGTCCTGATGAAAAAGTATTAAAGAAACTTTGGGAAACCTTAAAAGAGTTTAAGTATGTATCCAAGTCAAAGATATATCTATTAGCTACACAGTATGGTGAGGTAACTTTAAAGCCCTTGGATGTGCCTGAATCTACTTCTGATTTAGCTCTAAACTACGGCTCTAAATTTCCACCTCTGCACGACGAGATAATAAATTCTCTAAACAATAAGAGCTCTGGCTTGTACTTGTTCTACGGAGAACCAGGCACAGGAAAGTCCTCATATATTAAGCATTTGTTATCTGTGATCTCAGAGAGAAAGATTGTTTATATCCCTATCAATCTTATAGACCATTTGATTTCACCAGACTTTATTCCGTTGCTCATGAACAATAGGAATATGATCTTGGTGATAGAAGACGCAGAAAAGGCTCTGGTATCTCGTGAAGAGAATACCGGTAACGCATCCATTGTGTCTGCTATTCTGAATCTTACAGACAGCTTTATCAGCAGCACATTGAATGTAACTATCATAGCCACATTCAATACAAAGAAAGAAAATCTTGATAAGGCCCTCCTTAGAAAAGGTAGGTTAAAGTTCAGTCATGAGTTCGATAAGTTAAGTGTGGAAGATGCTCAGAAGTTAATAGACTCTCTAAAGATAGACCATAAAGTAGAATCGCCTATGACTATCGCAGAAATTTATTATCTCACGGAGGATAACCACCTTAAAGAAGAAGAGCCCAAAAAAGTTATTGGGTTTGGAGGAGTTTAAATCTCCCTAGCACTGCTACTTGCGCCCTGGAGAACAATATCTCCAGCGGCCATGTAGGCGGCGCAAGCGGCGAATACAAGGCTGTGCATGGCGTCGTCGGGCTGGTTGGGATTATGGTTATAGAACATCTCCTGGCCATACAGGCCGTCTTTTACTTCAACATATACGTTTAAAAGATCCTGCATATAGTCAGACACATCTTCCCAGTTAGGAAACAGGATCTTGCCTTCTTTTATTTGACGGATCACCAGAGATATAACATCAGACCTGTGCAGTATCCATCTGTTTTGTCGCCAGTCATAGTCACCCATGTCAAAGTACTGAATCACTTTACTGCGTCTATATGCAGCTAACTGTGATCTTGTTGGGCTGGTCATTTCGCAGAGTTTTATTCCTCTGATAGGATCAGGTCCAGAGTCAGACACACAATAGGCATTATAGCCATTTGCTATCTCGGATATGCTCTTTATGTGTGCTTCATGATCAAAACCAGAAAAAATCTTAACAAAAAATACTTCAAATATCCCATCGTTTCTCAATGCTCCAACAGTGCATACTGTTCTGCTCTGCACCATAGAAACACCCCAATCCACACCCACAGTAAATATTTTATACCTTCCCCTATTCTTCAAGAATACGGCATGCTTATCGCTGCCAGGCTCAATCATATTACCAAGTACACAATTCTTTCTAAGTTCTTCTTCAGTAATTGGCTTTGTACCTATATCAAAGCTCAAGCCCAGTACCTCATTCATTATCTTTTTCTGATCATATTTTCCGCTAGTGCATTTTTCATAAATTTCTTTCCACTCTTTTTCGCTCTCGTTGAAGAATGGTAAGATTGGCTGCGCAAGATGATATCCCGTCATTAAAAAATTCTTGGGATTACCCGCAGCCCATTCTCCTTGCCTAGCATCTAATTTTTTAGAGCATTTTGAACAACTCAATCCATGAGGTAAAATCATTTTCATAGGGTCATTGCCTTCTGTAAGGCTATTCCAATGCCCACACCCACAACGCATCATCCACTCCAGTTGGTTTGTTGTTTTCCACAAACTATGAATAGTATTCGAGGAGTCTAACGGCGTACCTGCGAATATCTCTCGTTTGTAAGGACTCAATGCCATTGTTTCCTGGATAATAGGTATCTGGTCATAATGTATGTCCTGCACCTCATCATAAACAATACAATCCACGGCGGGACCACGAACTCGCGTTGCATCATCTTTAACATAACGAAACAAGATACTACTTCTAGTGTCCCCTAAAATCTTTTCAAACACATCATTCTTATCCCAGCCTTTCACCAACATATTCTTAACCTTAGGGCTATCAAATCTAGGTGGAAGGTAATTACTAGAAAAATATTTAACAGTTAACTCCTGCGGACCAATATATAGTAGCTTGTAGTAATTCCATCTCAACATGTTTAAACAAACGAAATTACTCAAAAGTGTACTCTTCAAAGTTTTACGACTGCACTTAAGGAGCAATTTCTGCGGCATATTGTCATAAATATGCTTAAGCATCGGGAAATCATTTAAATCTTGAAGCCTGCCCTCATTATCAAACAAGTAGTTCTCGACAAAATGAGAGGGAGGAAGTACCGAAAACATTAGCTGTCGAGCACGAAAAACTGACTCCTTGGTTCCTGCCTTGAGCAGTTTTTCTATAGTTTCTTTAACATCGTAATGGGACATAGTACAAGAAAGAAGTTAGGTAAAAATCAAAAACAAATCAACAACTTTGTTACAATATATAATTTTACATATGAAGCGCTCGAATCGCTTATTTCAGTTGTTACCCCAAAGGCAGAGGTAAATAAAAAATATTACCCAGTATATAGGAAAAGGTAGTATAATCGTAGTTATGAGTAAAACAGCAATTTATTATAAGGTCAGAGACAGGCTTAAACAATATGTATCTCCGGTAATAAAGCCGCTATTAGATAAATATTATACAGGCAGTAGCAAGTCTGCTCAGCGCAAGGATTTGGCGGATAGTTATGCCCAACAGGTGCAACCCCCTCCTCAGCCGCAGGCACCACCTAGGCCAAAGAAAGTATAAACCAGCAAGCTAACACACACATTGAAAAAAAAGGCTAAAAAGGTTAATAAAAAGACAGAAGTAGTAGAGGTAAAAAAGAGAGGCAGAGGACGCCCAAGAAAAGTAATTCAGCCAGAGCCTCCTGTTGCGGTTAAAAGGAAAAGAGGTAGACCTCCAAAGGTTGTATTAGCACCACAAGTTGTGGTTACAAAAGCCAAGCCTAAAAACAAACCGCGAGAGTCAAAGCCTGCTGTTGTTAAGACAATAAAAAAGCAAGTAACCCCGTCGAATTCGACGGAGTTTAAAATAAGCTCTCATGAGCTGTATGGTGCAGCTGTTTGGTTGCTATCGAAGTTACCTCATCACGAGGATGAATATATCAAGAAGATGGCCAGAAAGAGAGGTACAACACCATTGAATACCATCATGGAGCATATGCTAGACTTTTTTGGCGTTAAAGGCACAGAAATCGGACAGTTACTAAAAGAAACACACAAACCACAATAAACACATGGAATTCACACAAAAATTCAAAAATTATTACAAAGCACATTATCCTAGCCTGTTCATTCTCACCCACGAGGAAGAACGGGTGGTTAAGGACTTATTAGAGTTATTCTCTAATGACCAGGTTACAAAATTACATGCCTGGGATGCTCAGCGAGGGTTGGTTAATTTGAAAGATAATAATCAAAACCATCCCGAAGGGCTTAACAACAGCACAGAGCTTCTCAAGTATCTGCAAGGATACAGAGAAGAGGATAATATCTTTATCCTAAAAGATTTTCACCTGCATTTCGACAAGGTGATTAACATTCGTTTACTCAGGAATCTTTGGAACATTCTAAAGAGTAAGGGCAATATGATTGTATTGGTTGGTCATAAGTTTGCAATCCCTGCGGAGATGGAGAAAGAAATCCAGCTTATAGATTATGATCTTCCGGGTGTTAAAAGCATAGGAGAACGCCTGGACTACATCATCGACTCTGTTAATAAAGCCAGAGAAGATAAAAAGATGGAGATCATAGAGGTTCCCCAGGACATCAAAGAGGCAGCTATAGAGGCAGCCAAGGGTATGACCTTTGGAGAAATTGAGAATGCGTTTGCAATGGCATATACCTCTGCAAAAACATTCAACAAAGAATTCACCTCCACGGTGTTTGATGAGAAGATCCAGCAACTCAAGAAGAATGGATTGCTCACATATATCCCTAGCGATATCTCATTTGATAACGTAGGTGGTTTGAGCGGGCTTAAGAGCTGGATTCATTCCAGGAAGAAGGCGTACACCCAAGAAGCCAGGGAATACAAACTCCCTCTCCCAAAGGGTATTCTCATTGCGTCTGTGCCGGGTACAGGTAAAACGCTGATCAGTAAGTCTATTGCCAAAGAATTCGATTGCCCATTGTTTCAGTTTGATATGGGCTCCGTGTTCGACTCGCATGTAGGTAACAGTGAGCGTAATATGCGAGAAGCTATCAAGGTAATCGAGAGTATCGGCAAATGCGTTATTCTTATTGATGAGATAGAAAAGAGCCTCAGTAAGGATGCCGTATCAGGTAAGGGAGACACAGGTGTTAGCTCTCGTATTTTCGGTACATTCCTTGGCTGGTTGAATGATCGTACTAACCCTGCGTTCATTGTGGCCACATCGAACGATCACACTATTCTTCCTTCCCCTCTTATTCGCAAAGGTAGGTTTGACCAGCTTTTCTGGGTAGATCTTCCTTCAGAGCAGGAGCGTAAAGAGATCTTTAGCGTGGTGCTTAAGAAGTATGGTAGAACCCCCGATAACTATAACCTGAAGAAGTTCGTGGATGAATCCGACGAGTTCACAGGCGCAGAGATCGAGGATGTTATAAAGTCAGCATTGTTCAGGGCGTTTTACGCCGGTAAAGAAATATCAGATAAAGAAGTATTGGCAGAACTTGACGAGTTCATCCCGTTCGCTCATTCGCACGAGGAGGACTTGCAAATCATGCGTAAACAGGCTCGCGGTAAGCTGGTTATGCTTAACGACGAGGGAGAAACACAAACAGTAGAAACCGCTATGCGCAAGCTTAGCATATCAATGGACTAACATGGACAGTAACAACAAAATATCAGAAACGCTTCAGAAGTATTACGACAAGGTTTTCGAGGATGGTAAGCTCGTTAACGTACACATTGCGATGTGGGGCATGAGCTACAGCCTCACAGAAGAGGACATCAAGCTGGATCAAAAGCTGCCAGAAATGATTCAGCTGGGTAAAAAGATGCTCATCAAGCCCGCGGTGCATAACTTGTTCCGCAGCTTGCAGCAACGTGCCCGTAACTACCTGTATTCAAACTCGTTCCAGTTTCCCCTGGTTCCCCAAGCACACTTCGTTCCCAAGGCGAGGTATGTTGAGGTGTATCAGAAGCTCAACGAGTACAAGGAGGCATTCATTAATATGCGGGATGAGTTTATCGAAAAGTATCCCACGTATAAGCAGGAGGCCATCGACTACTACAAGCAGTTTGAGGATCAAGTCAAGGTAGAGGACATGGAAAACCTATATCCAGACGTTGAGAAGGTTAAGTCGAAGTTCTCTTTCGATATTGTGTCGTTTGAGGTTAAGCTGCCCACGGAGTTTTCTAATGTGGACATACATACGGAAATTGGCCGTGAGCAGGCAAACAACGAAGCAAAGGTTGCAGCAGCCAGAAAATACAGGGAGGAATATTCAAATCAACTCAGCACTCATATGAGCAAAATCAATGAGTTTGTTGGCGATGTGATTGATACCCTGCGTTCAAAGGTTGTAGAGCATTGCTCTGTTGTGTTGGAAAAAATCTCCAAAAAGGAGGTTGTTTCAGAAACCAATATCAAGACGCTGATGAAGCACATCAATGAGTTTCGTGATCTTAACTTCATAGAAGATAAGAACATCGAGGCAGAGCTTAGCAAGGTTGAAAACCTGCTTAAGGGAAATAAGGACCTGGCTAAAGACAAAGATGCCGTTAAAGAACTGCAGTCTATGCTTACTGGGGTAATCACAGAGGCTAAAAATGTTAGCGATGTGGCTAACATCTCCGGGGAGTATTTCCGCAAGCTGGAAGTATAATATGTTTAATAAAGAGGAGAATGTGTTAGACCTACCCTCATTTGATATGCTCTGGATCTCCTTTAGGGGGGATCCAGAGAACATATTTAGCTTAATAATTCCATATTGTGAGGTGAGCAACGGAGAGGTAAGAGCTATATCTCACGATAACATATCAATACTCGCGAAAGAGGAGATGTTTGACATCCCTCCTGACGAGTTTAAAGAGATTATTGAAAATTCTCTAAACACCTGCTGGGAAGAACAGGGGTTTAAGAGAAAAAAGATAATCAGATTAAGTGTGCAACCTGCAAAAACAAATAAAGTAATACAAATACCGATAAACACATGAGTCATTCAGTAAAAATTAAAACAAAGTTTAAAAACAAGCGATTGTTGCTTAATACATTCGAAAACATGGGTTGGAAGGTTGTAGAAAACCAGGTATGCACCACTTATCCCACAGACCCAAGCAGGAATGTGGTGCACCAATATGTAGCCCTGAACCCATCCCCTATGGGATATGATGTAGGCATAGATATCAATAGTGACGGTGAAGCACAGTTTACCTGCGACTTTTACGATTCATCTATCGCAAAACAGCTAGGTCATAACTTGCAATATATTAAACAGAATTATTCATTAGCTGAAGTAAAGCAGTTCATGAATGAGGAGGATTTGAACTACAAAGTGGAAACATTATCCACAGGAGAATTAAAAATAATCGCAACCAAATAAACCCAACCAAAAACAAATATGAACAGCAACGAATTCGAATCCATCTCAACGCAGCTCGAAAAGTCCATCGTGGAAACACTCTACAACGAGTGCCAACCATATCCACCCGCCAAGGTGTATGTTCACCGGCATACCCTGGTGCCTGAGAAGTCACCAGGTTGGGCCAGAGCTAAGGTTACGTATGTGGTGTATTGCCCAGGGGAGAAAACACACTCCGTAAATATTCGTTTCCAACACGACAAAACCGGCAGGTTTATTCGTAACTCTATGCAATATGTCTAAGAGTATTGTTTTCATTATAGATAAAACCGGCAACGTAAAAGTCGACAAGGTAGAGGGTTACGGATCCGGTTGCTTAGAGGCAACAAAACTCATTGAGGATAGGCTCGGTGGTGCTGAGGAAGGCACCAGAGAGATGACAGAGGAATACAATGAGCCTATTCAAAACAAAGATAACCAAATAGAGTTATAATATGCGCAGCGTTATCTATATAGACAGCGAGGGAAACCTCTCTGGACTATCAGATAACCTTTTCGACAAGCTTGCTACCCTCGGTCAGAGGGTAGTCAAGCGAGTCTCTAACATAGAATTCAATCCAAGAATCCAAATGTGGGAGGCAAAAGATCTAAAAGGGAATGTGATAGGAACACATCAATTCAGGGAAAAACTCATTGAGATAGAGAGAGACTACCTAAACACACAAATAGAAAATAATTATGGAGCGAATAATGACAAGCTTCCTTAAAAAGGAAGAAATAATCAGAGGTAATGTTACCGAGGTATTAGCTGTGGAGTTAGTCAAGAACCGTAATGAAATCTATTATGTTTTTGAAAACTCTCTATGTGGACGCACGGGAAATTACAGCAAGACCGAAATATTAAAAGTTTGGATGGATGAGGAGCTAGCCAGGGACATGTATAATCTTTCCCTGGAGAATAAGACATCCAAGGGGTATACATTTGTAGAAGATGGGGATAATCTATACGGCCTAGCCCATATGCTTGACTATACCCAAGAATATGTGGATAGTGATAATGCTGTCGCACCCGGCAGACCTAATACACAAAAGATAGTTTTCACGGAACAACACAGAAAATTAGAAGCATGAGATTTTTAGCAATATCCGACGAGCATTTGGGGAGTAAGCTGTATAACTTTCAAGAGCTAGAAAATGACTGCAGAGCTCTATTCTCTAAGACCATAGACTTGGCCATAGAGTTAAAGGTAGATTATCTGGTTAGCGTGGGTGATCTTTTCGACAACAACAAGCCATCGTCAGAGACCATAGACTTTGTGGCCTCAGAGCTACGCAGGCTGCGCTCGGCTAGTATACGCCCATTAGGTATTGCTGGAGACCACAGCAAGCCTGTGGATGGAGTTACATGGGAAAAGATCGCAGGATTCGATCCTATAAATTCAGAGCCTGAGTTTGTGGGAATAGACTATAATGATAATCCGCAACATGTGATAGATTTATTGAATCAGGAATTAAACAGCAGACCCACAAACTCTGTTAAGTTTATATTCCTGCACCAACAAGTACCAGAGCTATTCTTCTTTATCTCCGAAAAGAAAAAGGTTTCTATCAAAGATATAGATTTCTCCAACCAATGCGGGTCTATACAAGCCATATTCTTGGGAGATATACATAAGAGACTGGAAATGTGGTATCATGACCCTGTTTGCGATAGAAAGATATTCGTTGGCTATTGTGGAAGTCTGGGTGTGACTGCCGCAGACGAAACAAGCAAAGACGGAATCTATTACTGGAATGAGGATAAACTGGATCTGGTAGAATATGAGCTGCCTAGGAAGTTCATAACACTGAATATAGATAAAGATAACATAGATAGCTTTGCTCCTTCTGAATATGCAAACTATATGTATGAGCAAAATCGTCCTGTGTTTCTTTGCAAATATACTTCAGAGGTATCCGGACAGCTAGACAAGCTCCAGTTTTTGTACAAACTTGGAATAGTTAAATTCACCAGAATCAAGTTAGATAAAAACAATCAAGAAGAGTGCGTTAATATCAGATCTGAGCTTAAAACCACAGACAGGATATCTCAAGTATTGCATGAGCTTACTAACGGTAAAGAAGAAGCTGATGCCTTATATAACACAGCGGTAAAGCTTTTAACAGAGGATGATCCAGCTAAAATACTGGACGAACTAAAAGCACAATTATTAATTAGCTAAAATGAAAAACACCACAGTTAAAAATTTGTTACCATCGAAAGATGTATACCTGCAGTTTGATGAAGAGGAATTGCTTACTTACGGCTGGGAGAAAGGGCAAAAATTCACTCTAGAGACCAGAGAAGACGGTTCTGTTGTTTTGAGGCCATACGTTAAACTAGAATTGGATTTATCGGAATTCCCTCGTGAAGTCCTGGAGTACTTTGTACGCATTTCTTGCGAGGAAGATAAGAGCGTTAATGACGTTATAGCTGACGTAATTAGCAGGGGGCTAGAAAAACTAGAGATCCCCAATAAACAAAACAGCAGCGAATCAAAACCTACCAAAAAGAGTAAAAAATGAGCCCAGATCTGGAGCAAAAATTAGTTGAAAACTACCCTGATTTCTTCAGCGGTAGAAACGAACCACTCACACAAAATCTAATGTCATTTGGTTGTGAATGTGGTGATGGTTGGTATGAGATTATAGATACCTTCTGTAAACTCACGCAGAATACACTCAAGTCCAATCGTAGATATGCTAAGTTAAAACCAGAATACTGTAAGGGTGATCAGGAATTCGATAAATATCCATCTCCTGTATTTAAGTTTTTACAGATAAAAGAAAAGTTCGGAACACTCAGGTTGTACTTTGATATTACATATCCAACGCCTCCAGAGAATCACGACACTTTCGAAGAATCTTCAATAGATAAAATCTTCGACGAGGTATGGACAACAATCCACGCATATGAAAACTATGCAAGCTACTTGTCTGGTAGAACTTGTGAGGATTGCGGTAAGCCTGGAAAAGTATATCAAGGAGGTTGGTTTAGAACACTATGCCCATGGCATGCGGAGCAATCAGGTAGATTAGAGAATGAAGAATTACCATAATGGAACTTAAAAAACTAACACTTAAAAATTTCAGAACACACCGTAAGTTAGAGATAGACTTTAAGAGTGGAATAACTGGGATTGTTGGAAATAACGGCACAGGCAAATCCAGTATTGTGGAAGCCATAATCTTTCTGTTCACGGGGGAAGGTTATGGTTTTAAAGGTGATATGCTTTCTGTAGGTGAAGAATCTGGCTATGTTATGGGTAACATAATGATTGATGGAAAAGAGGCAGTGTTAGAGAGACACCTCGACACATCAAAGGTTAACTTTAAATATGACGGAATCACCTATAAAAAGTCAGGAGAAGTTGCCGAGATATGGGATAAGCTGTTCCAAATAGATAAAAATATATTTAAAAATATCGTTGTGGCCAGACAGGGCGATATTGCATTGCTTTTCTCTGGTGATAACTCTGTGAAAGAAAAGATATTCCAGAAGATATTTCTAGTACCTAATACCACAAAGGTAAGAGACACAATATGGAATAAATATATCAAAACCGCTCCTCCTGAATATCCGCTATTGGACGAACCCGCCATACTGCAGGAAATAAAAGATATTTCAGAAAGTTCCGCAGATATTAAAAAGACGTTAGATACGCTTGATCCCGACCTTTCTGGCACACATGCAGACTTGATATCTAGATTAAAATATTTAGACTCCTGTAATCAGGCAGAAGCAGAAAGGAATGTAATTTCTGAAAAAATCGCAGAGTTAGAAAATAATAAACTAGATATTTGCGAAGAAATTAACAAGATAGACACAAAGCTTAACTCTGTGGACATCTCTGATATAACTGAAAAGCTGCAGGAGTTGAAAGCCTCTAGACCGCTCTATGAGAATAAAAAGCAGTTAACGGATTCTTTGGTTGCTTCTAATAACAAAAAACCCGAAGAAGTACCGCAAGAAGAAATAGCTAGGTTAGCTACCCTCAGGGAGAATCTGAATAAACTAAAAACAGAATATGATGTTCTGGCTAAAGACTACAATGACGCTATCCAAACGGTAGACAATTATAAGTCCAAGGGGTTGTTAGACGTGGATAATTGCCCACATTGTGGGTCGGAATTAAAAGACATAGGCGTGTATATCGCTCATATGGCTGAAAAGGCAGAGGAGATTCATAGCAAGATTCAAGTTATCCAGAAAGAATACAACGATATTTCGGTAACTATTAAGGACATAGAGTACAACAAGAATTTATTTGATAGTTGGAAAGCTGATAACGATAAGATATTGGCGGGTCTGGCTCCTTTAGAAGGTATATCTTTTGATCAAAATGACTATGAGATATACTCGGCAGTAGTTTCTCAATACAACTCCATGAGTTTAGAGAAACAGAAGCTGAGTCAGTCTCTGCCTTCTATAGAGTCCGGCATCTCTAGCCTAAATATCAAGAAGGCTACTTTGCCTGCATATGATCAGGTAAAAATCTCGATAGAGGTTGAGCAGGACGATATACAGCAAAAAATAAATAATATTGTCGGAGCATTAGAAACCAGCAAAGATCTTCAAATAAAACTCGCCAATAATGAAAATATGATCTCCCTGAAAAGGGGAGAACTGGAAAGAAACGAGAACACCAAGAAACATAACTCCGCAAGGAATAAATATGTTGGTATTCTTAATGACTTGTATGAGATGCTTGCCACATCTCAATTTCCAAGAAAGCTTATACAGACATATAGCTCAAATGTTTCAGAGTATCTTTCAGAAAATCTAAGAAACTTCAATTTCCCGTATAGGGCAGAAGTTAATGATAATTTCGGAATAGATGTTTTTGATGATCAGGGTAGAAAGTTACCTTCTGTGTCAGGCGGCCAGGAAATTATGATAGGTGTGGCATTGCGACTGGCATTGCATTCTATGTTCGGAGAGGCTTTCCCTATGATGATATTTGACGAGGGATCGGTTCATCTTTCTCAAGAGTCAAAAAAGAATTATTTTGAAGTCATAAAGAACATGAATGAGATGAGTAAGCTAAAACAAATAATAATAATCGACCACGATGAAGATTTGATAGATGTGGTGGATAACACTGTAAAATTATGAGTGAACAAGAAAATAATATAAAACAAAACATCGCCTCTTTGATAATCACGACTGCGTCATTGTTTCATGCTTGGAACAGCAGAGACAAAAGTACAAAGTTAACAGATATAGCGCAATCTACCGCTAACAGGGTATTGTCTGGCTCAAAACCGAACAATAATCCCAGCAAGCCAAAAAACAAAAACCGTGGAACACAAAAACCTACAAAAGCTAAGAACGTATAACTTAAGCCCTACGGTTAGGGTTATTATGTTCGTAGCAATTTATGTGGGATTGCTTTTAGATAAGCCCTATATAAATTTTATACTGGGTGGACTAGGAGGAATATTGATATACCCCATCATTGAAAGTTTCTTGAGAGAAATCATAGAGGATTAATATGCAGATAGAAATAACCAGGTTTGATGGTGGGTTGAGACTAAAGCCGTTTACTCCGTATATGGCCAAGTATCTCAAGTATCATCATAGAGAAATGCAGACTATACAATACAAACGCGACTGTGTGTTTGTAGAAAAGCTGCTGTACTCTTTGGATAGTGATGGTTATGCATTCACGTTGCCTGGGTTTTTCCATCAATTAACAGGGTTGATTCATAGGAATCATGACACATATAACGTGATTGACCTACGGTCAGCCCTGCCCCCTGTGGATTGGGAAAGAATAAAACAGTTCAAACTTAGAGACTATCAGATACCGCTGGTGGCTGATTTGATAATAAAGGGAGAACAAGACAGTGGAGTAATCAATGCGGCGGGTGGAGTTGGTAAAACCCATATTGCCGCAGTTACTTACGCCGCGTGGAATGGCTTAAACACAATATTGGCTATTCCGTTAAAAGAAGTAGTTAGACAAACCTACCAGAAGTTTAAAACATTTTTCCCTGAAAAGCATGTAGGTCTTGTTGGTGATGGTGTGCATGATGTTAGTAATGACATAACAATCACCACATTCAAAAGCCTCAAGAGTTGCTCACTGGAAAAATGTGAATTATTACTTGTTGATGAAATGCAATCCGCGGGTAGCCCTACATTTAAGAACTGCATGGAGGTTTTGCGACCTAAACGTGTGTTCGGATTTAGTGCCACCACAGAGGGTTTATTCAATAACAGTGATAAGCTATTGGTTGGTTTGTTTGGTGAAGACTTGATTTACTTTCCATACACAGATGCAGAAGAATCAGGAGCTGTTGTGCCTGGGGTTGTGTATATGTTAAATATGCCCAAAGACTATGTGTTTGGGGCATACTCATCTATAGAAACCAAGATAAAGCACGGCATCAAGGGCTGTGCTGTTAGGAACGAGCTGATTGGGCAGGTATGTACTAAGATACCAGAAGGGTGGCAAACTATAATATTTGTGGATCATGTGAAAGATCACTTGATTCCCCTATATAAATATTTACCACCAGGTACAAAGTATTTACACAGAGAGTCTAGCAAAAAATCAGTAGGCTCTTTTGCACTAACAAACAAGCAGCAAAAAGATATAGCTCTGGAATTCGCTAATAACGAATTTCAAAGATTAATTGCCACAGATGCCTTCAGGGCGGGTGTGGATATTCCTAACTGCAGAGTCGTGATACAGGGAGCAGGTGGATCATCAAAGGTCGAAGTACTTCAGGAAGCTTTGAGAGGCAGTAGAATACTTACCCAAGAGCAGATAGATAAGTTTGGGTTAACAGAAAAAACCCACTTTATCCTGATTGATTTTATGGATGACCATGACCCTGTGCTTAACGGAATGGCTAGAAAAAGAATACAGTATTACAAGGAGCAAGGCTGGAAAATAAACGAAGTTGATAGTATTGAAGATATTGATTGGCATCAAACCAAGCATATCAAAAAAATCAGGTAAACTTCATTTGACTATGGTGGTGTGGTGGGTTAATTTCCATCACACCACATCAAATACACACAAAATGGTAAATAGCTACTTACTCAAAAAACTAAAAGACAGGTTTGGAAAAGCCAAGGGTGTGAGTGGAGGTAGCTACAGAGTATGCTGTCCTACTTGCGATCCCAAGGATTCGAAGAAGATGAAAAGATACATCTCTCCTGGGTGGGCAGTGAGTAATTGCTTTATTTGCGGGCAGATGCTCAAGGTTAGTGATTTACTCAAAGGAGACGCGCTAGAATTTCAATCATTCTCCTCTTCTGAGGTAGATCAGCAAGAAGATTATCCTCACGCCAAGACTCCACCATACACAGATATCGTGGGCTTTGAATCACTAGATGAAAATCATCCAGCGGTGCAATTCTTAAAGAAAGACCATCTCACAAACTTTGAATATTACTTCTATCTGGGGGTAGGATACATACCTCAATCAGGAGGAATAAATATATCATTTGACTCTGGGTTCAAGATAAACACAGCAGAGAGCATACACTTTCCTATAATACACAGAGGAGAATATGTGGGATGGCAGCTCAGGTTTATTCCTGGAACATTCAACGGTGATCGCTTGCAGTATATGCGTTACCTCCATCTGTTTCCTAAAGGAGATTATCTATTCAACTATGATGTGGCTAAAAAATTCGACCATGTGATAGTTGTAGAGGGGGCAAAAAAAGCTCTCAAGTGCATGAACGCCGTGGCTACATTAGGTAAGGGCATATCTTCTAATCAAAAACAACTCATACAGGAATGGAAAAAAATAACCATAATGCTTGATGGTGAAGATGCAACACAGGAAAAGGCCAGAGAGTTGGCGGAAGAATTCAATGCTAACGGCAGGAAGTGTATTAATGTAGATCCTAGAGACTATGGATTCTCCTCTCCTGACGAAGCAACCACAGAGGATTTAAAGAAAATCATAAAAGACATATGGACGAAGTAGAAGATTCTGAATTGCGAGATTTAAAAGACAGACTAGAGAGTGAATATATCAGGCTGCGTTGTTTGGTGCAGCCTCACTATATCTATCATTCTGCTCCTGCATTTGAAAAAGCGTTTAAGAAAGCCGCTGTGTTCTGTAAGGCGCACAAAATAACCCCAGAACAATATGCTATTGCCCTATTGGAGAGCTTGGATGGGCATAGGGAGAATTTTTATCCAAGTTATTTTGGATCCACTTCAGCAAACCAAGTGGCTATAGATTATAGTAAAAATTTCAGCGTTCCATTAGAGGAACTGTATGAATATCAGAAAGAGATGCTAAGGCACATGGTGCTGGAGATGGGTAGAGATGCCGTATCTACTTTGTTAAATCCAAGGCTAAGATTTTATGCCTGGTTCAGAATACTAGCCACAAAAGAGCCAGTAAAAGAAATAATCGAAGCTTACAGTGAGGCAGCGCGGAAAGAGATGACGGCCGAGCTCTTAACGTTTCTTAAATCCAAACAATTAGACGTAGAAAGAATACAATGAATAACGATATTTACAATGATGCGGATTTTATTGAACTGGTAATAAAAAATATTATCAGAGAGCCAAAGGTTTTTGCCCTGGCTAAAAACCTAAAAATCGTGCCTGAAGACTTTGGCGGAATAGATATATACAAGGCATTTATACAAATCGCTCTGGAGATCAATGAAGCACCTATAAACGAAAAGTTGATGCTTATTAATCTGAAGAGCTATCTGAACAAAGGGGCACTAAGTAAAGGCCAAGAGGAACAGATAGGAGAATTCTACGGATGGATCTATGATGACAGTCCGCTGAATTCAGACTACATCATGGAACATCTGCCTAAGATGTTGAAGCAGCGTAGATTTGGGGCGATTCTTAGAACCGCAGAAAAAGATCCAGATAAGATTGCAGCTAGCTTGAACTCATTGGTGTTCGACTTTAAGGACGCAGCTATCAACGAAGAGGAATTATCTTTCACGCCTTTCGACCGCCCTGTGTTCGGTAAAAAGAGAAAAACTTTCCCTACCGGGTTTAGAGAGATTGACGCGATAATCAAGGGACTGGGTGTTCAAGAGTTTGGAATGATCCTGGGTTACTCTGGTGGAGGCAAAACGGCAATGGCTGTACATTCTGCATTAGAGACATGTAAGCTAGGGCATAGGGTAATGTATCTGTCTATGGAAGAACCTGCAGAGCATATCATTGCTCGGTTCTATTCTAACTATTTTTGCGTGAGCTATTCTGACCTTCACCAGGGAAAAGCAGTAGCTGAGGCCGAGGTAATAAGTAAATGGAATGATATGACCGACGAGGAGCGTGAGGTTATGCGTAATTTGAAAGTTGAAAACTTAAAAGGCATAGCCATGACCGCCAAAGATATCGGAGCTTATCTGGACAGGTATGCAGAAAGAACAGGATTTATTCCGGAGGTTGTTTATATAGACCAGATGGATTACATGGAGCCCGCTGAAAGTACAGACGCATCTTGGGAGAAATACTCAAAGATAGCTTTCGAGGTAGAAGATTTATCAAACCACTTGATTAATGGGGAACATAAGTTTTCTGTATGGCTGCTTCACCAGGCCACTGGAAAGATGAAAGGCCACTTTACAAACGCAGAGATATCTGGATTCAAGGGAGTGATCAAGCCTGCAGATATTGTGGTAGGTATAGGAAAGGACGGACCCGATGCCAAGATAGTTAATATTTTCTCTATCAAGGCCAGACACACAAAGAACTTCTTTGTTCCTCACAGAGCAAATATGGAATTTATGCGTTTTGATACATCCGATGTTGGTGGAGAAGCCAGAGAGCAAACAGAAATAGATTTAGTACCAAAGCTAACAGGTAAAAAAAATAAATCTAGGTTTAATAACATACCTGACAAGCAACAACTATTGCCGTCAGCAGATGGTAAATTTTTATAAAATGACTACACAAAAAGATCACACATTCATTATCAAATCACCTCCTACATATAATCCGGCAATAATATCAGTAGAGATACATCCAGAGGCTTCTCTTATAGAAGTGATGGACGCTTTTGAGAAATTCTTGATATCTGTGGGTTATATTTTACCAGAAGGAACAAAACTGGGATTTGAGTATGACCCACCACAAGCTAACCATATATAATAGTGAACGAAAATAAAGTAGAAGTAAAACCAAGAGGAGGCCCTGGAGCAAAATACATGATTGTATTTTCTCACCCATCAAAAGACGATTTACAGGTCGGTTACTTCGGTAGGGCGGGAGGTTCAGCTAACGAAGTAATAGATGCCATAGAAATAGCGGAAATACCTATAGAAGAATGCTACTTCACGGCTATGGTGAGAAACGGAATAGGTAGCAAACCCAAACCCCCGGCAGAAGACATTGAGTTTTGGAGTGAAAAGTTAGACAAGGAAATAGAAGAGATAAAGCCAAAGATTATCATTAGCCTGGGTGCGGAGGTATTCAAGAGAATGATGAAGACCAACATGAAGATGGGAGACTATGTTGGTGAGATCATAGATTCTCCTTATGGTAAGCTACTTGCAAATTATTCCGCAGGTATGGTTACTGTGCAGGATCCTACAAAAAGACCTGAATTCCAGGATATCTTCATGCTGGCTAAGAAGGCTGTGGATAACAACCTCCAATATGATAAATACACATATAAGATAGTTAATTCTCCTGAGGAGAACATAACTATTCTTAATGATTATATATCCAGGGGAATGTTCTCTATAGGTTATGACGCTGAGTGGTACGGAAGTAAATTCACGGATGATGAGGTGATGTATGAGTTTCAGTACTCGTGTGAGAAAGATGTTGCTGTGGTTCTTAACATAGCCCCTGACGGCGAACACGAGAATCTTGAGCTACTGAACACCATGAAGCTCATTCTAGAGCATCCTAAAGCGGATAGATTGGGCTGGAACATCAGGGCTGACGATTTACGACTAACACATAGAGGTTTCAAACTAGCAGACGAGACAATGGGCTTTGACGGAATGAAGGCTGTGGCTTTCTATGATTCCAGATTATCCAAGGGGTTGGATACCGGCATTAAGAAGTTTACAAACTACACTCCTTACTATGTGCCATTCTACAGGAAAATGCGTGAGCATAAGTTACCCAAGAATGCGCTGGCCAAGATGAAGTTTTTCGAGCCTGAAGTGTACTATGACTATTGCGCTGGTGACGCTGTTTCTCACAGAGAGGCATGCCTGAACATGCGGGGTAATTTCCCTAAGCACTTATGGCGTTACTACAGCGAGGTTTATCTTCCTCTCACAAACTACTTCCTGGATATGGAAAGCACAGGCATTCCCATAGACATGAAAGTTTTAAGAGAGATTACGGATAAATATGTTGAAAAGTATGAGAGCCTCAGAACCGAGATGGATGAATTCATGGAGAAAAACTTTGGTATAAAAGGATTTAATCCAAACTCTTCTCTACAGAAGAAGGATTTCATGTTTAACATACTAAAGCTTACTCCGGCATATTATACAAAGGCAGGCAAATCACCCAAGCCCAGAGTATGGTATGAGAAGCAGTCACCTCAGACTCAAAGATTATTCTCTCCATCAACTAATGGTAAATCCTTGTCCACTATCAAGTTCGAGCTTGAGGAGGATATGGAAGAGAATGACTCAGAAGAACTGAAACTGAAGCACAGGGCAGTAGAGCTATTGTTGAATATTTCTAGGATAGGTGTATTCGCTACAAAGTTCTTATCCAAGAAAGGCGTTACGTTAGACGAAGCTGAGCAGTTGGATGGAGAAGAAGCTGATGAAGACGAACCACTTAAACAGAGTTATTGGGCAGCTATTGCTGGTGATGGAAAAATCCATGCTAGCTTCTTCGAGCTACTAAAAAACTTCAGATCTTCTAGCTCACCTAATGTGCAGAATCCTGCTTCAAAGGTGTTGGCGCACATTCCAAATATCTTCGTACCAGGATATTCATTAATGCCCACAGAAGAGCAGAAGAAACATAGCGATAAATTACCGGCGAATATAAGAAACATATTTTATTCAGGTGATCCAGATTATCATTGGGTAGAGCTAGACATTGCTGGTGCAGACTTGGCGATTATGGCTTTCCTCAGTGGAGATCCTAAATTCATAAGCGACATCAGGGCAGGTAATTTCCATCAAACAAAAATGAGGGAATACTTCCAAGATCCTGAACTATCAAAGAAAGATGTTTCTAAATACGTTATATCCAAGAGTATTACATTCCGGGTTTCATACACAGCAGGATTGGATTATGCGGCTATACCTATTCAAGCTGAAATCTATGCAGAAAACGGATTGAGGGTTCCGCTAGAACTGATCCAATATGCTTTGGATACCTGGAAGAGATATGACACATACATGGCTTATAGAGAAGCCTGTAATGCAGAGGTTAATGCACATGAAAGAATATCTAACGCAAGAGGCATGCAGTTATCCTATGAAAAAACAGATAACTTTGGTATAAAAGCAGGATGGTTGAATGAGAGTTTGGCTTTTCCTGTGGCTTCTGAGTTAGCTTTGTTTATGTGGGAAGCCTCTGTGAATGTGCGTAAAATATTGAAAGACGAAGGTTTATGGATGAAATATATTTATCCAGTAAACGTAGTTCATGATGCTAATTACTGGGTAGCTCACAAGGATCTCATGAATGGTAACTACCTGCCAGAGATTCTTAGATATGTTTTCTGTGATTATACAAAAATTGCCACAGGAGATAATCTTGGTTGCGAGCTAGTGGTTAGCGACAGATGGAAAGGTAAGAAAATATTCGAAAAAGAAACTGTTTGGAATAAATCCAAGCAAACCTGGGAATGGGCTAACTAATATGACCATCAAGAAAAAAACAAAATTAGCAATTAGTAAAACTGAAGAATGCCCGTGCTGTGGAAGTGAAGACTTCTCTAGCTGGACGTGTAGGAATACAGCCGGAGATACCTGTGTAGTAACAATGTGCAACAGGTGCAGCTACGAGGTATCAGACACAGTGAAAGAAAAACAAGAAGCAGAAGAACACATTCAATTTTAATGGCTAAAAGCTTACTAAGTTTAAAGTTATCAGAAAACAGGAAAACAAGATTCTTTAAAGAGCATAAGAATACTTTTGGGTTAAAAACAGGAGAGATTAATGAAGGTGGTACCTGTCCAGGAGCGACCAAGGGTAAAGAGGGTTGCTTGGATGTTTGTTATGCCTGCACCACAAGCAGGATATACAAAAACTACAAGAAGACAGAAGATTACAATACTTTCATGTTACTCAACGCAGATTACTCACTAAAGGTTGAAATCCTTAGAAATACATTGTTGAAGTTTCTTCTTAACGGAGGATTCATGAAGCAGTATTTCCGCCTACACATGGGTGGGGATTTCTTCAATGAGGAATATGCAAGAGCTTGGGCCCATGTTATGGAGGAATGGCCGCTAGTAAGATTCTGGGGATATACCAGATCCTTATTTGCAATACCTATCCTGGCTGAGGTAAAAAACATGTCTATCTATATTAGCTGTGACCCAGTTAACATAGATGCTGTGTTAGAGGCATATGAGCCGTATAGAAATTATCCTAATGTGGCTATTGCCTGGATGGGAGATAACTTCCCCGAGGACAAAATAAATGACAGAAAATTCCTAACATGCCCCGCTGTAGCAAAGCAGTTAAAGAGTACAAAAGACTATGGTGCCTGTAGCAGATGCAGGGCCTGTATAGATAGAACTCTTAAAACAGGAGAATTGAGACACATACAATTTCCTATCCACAGATAGGAATAAACAAAAACAAAGCCTATCCATAGTGACCAGGCGCAACAAAACACACAAAATGAAACTGAAGATAAACACCGCAAACATGCGTACTGTAGAAGTTAATGGGCAAAAAGCCTATTGCGTTAGTGACTTGATCGACTGTGCCGGAATGACTCCCGTGAATACGTTCAAGAAAGACGGGGCGGTATTCATGTCCCGCGTTACTGTGGGAGGAGTTACCCGTAATCGTCAACTTGTTAATGTTAATGACGTGGATACATACAACCTACTCTGTGACCAAACAGCTGTAAAGACTGTGGAGGTAACACAGCAGAACATCACTGGAGGAACTTCCGTGAAGGTTGTTAATACTAACGATCAAATCGCTGAGGAAATCCCGACTGATGTAATGCAGGATATTACTGCAGCTCGAGCACTACCCACTCCTCCTAAGCTCAGCCTGGAAGAGGTGCGTAATCATATCTCGTCACCAGAAGAAACCGCCAAGCGGAATCTCAAGAGTGAGATCAACAAGCTTGTGCATAAGGAGGCAATGAGGCAAATGAATGCCAAGCAGATCACTCCCAAGCAGGAAGAGGAGAATGATCGGTACGAGCATCGCACAGCCTACAAAGCATTGTACGCTCAGTTTGATCGTATTATGCGTATCGAATTAGGTAAGCAGGGATATACCTTAGAGGAATGTGGACTAGGAAAAGCAAAAAACTATTCCGGTACTACATACATTGATCGTATCACGAATGCTGGCTACTTGGAGAACCTGCACATCGTGGCTCAAGCAATGTTTGAGCAGAAGTAAAGTGGATATTGATATCCATAAAATTGTAAGCGAGGTAAAGCCCTTTTTGTCAGGCGAGGCCAAATCAATAGAGGATGCTATAGAGTACCTTAAGAGACTTTTGGCTCACTACGAAAGTCAGCTACATTCAGAGCAGTCATTAACGGGTGGAGATAGTTCAGCCACCCTTCCAACAGCAGAAGCAGTTAACGGCACTGCAGGAGATACTCAGGCATTGAGTACATCCCAGCCGGAAAGTAAAACAACAAAAGGTGAATAATCACCCCGCAGGTAAACAACAAAAACACAACAACCAACCCAAAAACACGCAGTTATGAACAAGAAATTCGTCGTCAAGATCTCCGACAACACGGGCCACACCGAGCTCGCAGACCAGACCATCGACCAGGCGGTTGATGCCATCACCTCCAAGGTTGCCTCTCATGCCCACTGGGTATGGGTTGATGGTCAGCTGTTTGAGTTCGACGGTAATGATGTTACCTCGGACAAGAACCGCGAGAAGCTCGCTACTCGCCTGGCTGCAGCAGAAGACACCAACATCGTACTCTCTGGTACTCTGGTTGGTGGCGCCTCTCTGTAATTAGTCTGTTATATTGTGGGGAAGAGGTCCGATCCCTCTCCCCACACATCAAAAATAAACACACATACACAAAATGGAAATATCACTTAAAAAATTTAATTCATTAGTAAATAACTTTAATAAAATAAAAAAATTCGCTTCCGGTGGTAGTGTGAGGTTCGATCATGACTGGCAGAAGATGAACCATGGTATTCAGTATCCTTATGACCCCGCAGTGCGACTGAAGATTAGTGATCTGAAATTTAAAACACTCCAAGCTGCATGGAGTTACTCAAAGATGAGCAAGATCCCTGTGCAGGGTCTTGACATAGCTCCATTGTCAAAATCAAGAACAACTCCAGGAAGCGCTGGTGAGAGATTCTATTCAGACACCAGAGCAGATAAGGTAGACACCAAGGGAATTGTTAAGAAGCTCACAAAAACAAACGGCCAGGAACTGGCTAAAGCGTTTAAGAGCATGCGTTTCATCCCGAAGGAAGTACCTGATAGTCTGTATCTTCCTTTTATTTTTCAAAATGCTCCATTAGAAGTAATGGAGGGTGTGCATACCTATAGGCTGGTATACACCAATACACCACATTCGTCCTCTGTTTTGATTATTGGTAGAGATGACGACGATATCTATGACTATCTCGACAAGGGATTTTTCATGATGGTGGTTAAAGAAGTCTCTAGTAATGGAAATGAAAAGCGGCATTTGGTAATCACGAACCAACTGGATGTACATACCATGCATGTATTCCTACTGGTTACTATGGATGCAAAGCTTACCTCATTCCTCAAGGGAGGTTGCTTTATACACTCCAACGAGGCTCAAATGGTTAGGCTGAAGATGGAGAAACGTCTATCAGCAAGGCATAAGGTAAAGTATGATGAGCTCAGGGCCTATATAGAGAAAGACTATCAAAACAATACCTCTTTGATTGTTATCAATAAGCTCATGACGGGAGAGATTGAGAAGACCAGTATCAACAATATCACTCTCACAAAAACTTCCGCCACATATGAGAATCTAAGTCTGGAAGCTCCTGATTTACTTGATGTTATATACAACAAGATTAACTTCGGTGGAGAGTTCGATATATATTCTATAATAGAGGCATACTCAGAGAATACAAAAGAACAGGTGGATGAGAAAGAGGTGGCAGAGGGTACATACGAGTTCCCAGAGATAAAGATCAATGGATTCGCCGTGAATATCTGCAAGACCCACACAGGTGTAAGAAAGATTAATGGTAAGAGGATAAATGCAGCAGAGGTAGGCAAGGTACTATACAGGGCGAGCTGTCATCACAGTCTTGCCGAGTATAATCTGTTTGTTGCCCGTATTAGCAAGATGAGCATCAGATGGCATGATGCTATCGCTAATGGTCTGCCTGTTAAAATGCACAGCGTTATTACCAGAGAGGAGTATAACTCCGAAGAGCCCAGCTCCACAGCCCCGGCAGTTAAATTCTGGATTGATCCAGCTGCCCGCTGTATCAAGATCAGGGTAGAAGGAGATGACGGAGGCAAGGTAAGCCTCGGAAGACTCATCACCAAGATAGACACGATCAACAAGAAAACCAATGACCGTTGGTCTAACAAGGCAGGTAAATCCCGTAGCTGGCGCTGGGCTCGTGAAGAGCTTGCAAAAGCTATCAAAGATTGCTGTACACATACCACAGTAACCAAGAACGAGGACGGTACTACCAATACAATAACCACAACTTCTGTAACAGGAGAAGACATCAAGAAGATTATCGATGTTGCGGACGAAGCCAAGAAAAAGGCCATAGAACGCAGTAAAGAGTTCTTGAACAGTGCGGTTAAAGTCACAGGAGCAGAGCAGATTGAGTTCCTGGGTAAGAAAGCGTTCAAGGTTCAGGGCAGTCTGAGAACATATGCAATCGTTGTGGAAAATGCCAAGGTTTATGACTTCGATACAAAGCAGTATCGTTGCATTGTGAACGACGGGCATTTCCGTGGTGTTGGCTATGATGATATCGCAGCCAGACTGTATGTTCTTAAGAATGACTCTGTTATGCAGAAAAAGATCGGAACACTGCAAGGAGGAGCACAGCCTCAATATGAGAATGTGCATAACGACTACCAACCAGAAAGAGATGTAACAGAAGAAATTATTGAGAAACTAGACTTGGCTTAAAAATCAAACTCCAATGAAACGCGTTCCAAAAAATAAAAAAGTAAAGGCGCAAATAAAGATTGGTAATACCCATAGCAGGGAATTGATGGTTAGTAAGCTACTCAGTGTATTCAATAGAATCACAAATAATAGAATGTATGCGGAGTGTAAGAAAACAAACTTCGCGGATATAGACTATTACGGAAGATAAAAGTAACCCAGGGGTGGGTGGTTATCACCCACCCCGCAACTTTAATAATATGATCAAGAAATACGTAATCGATATAGAGACAGAACCACTTGAAAAAGAAGAGCTTGCTCCGTTTGTTCCGGAGTTCAAGGCAGATAGCCGACTAAAGGATCCTGTTAAAATCGCAGAAGATCTTAAGTCCAAGGAAGTTAACTTCTACGAGAAGTCCACCTTGTCTGCACTAACATCTAAAGTATGTGCATTAGGCATCTGGGAAATTGGTAAAGAAGAGCCTGAACTGTATTGCGCTATGGCAGAAGAAAAGCTGATTAATATTTTCAGCGATCTTCTCACATTCAGCACAGACGCTAATGGTGCTTCTGGAAGAGCCTACGAGATAATCACATTTAACGGAAACAATTTTGATATTCCGTTTCTTTGCCGCAGAGGTCTGAAGTATGGTAATAACATGTTCACCAAGTTCTTCAGAACAGATGGTGGCATTGGTTATGATTCCGGCCTTGTGGATCTAGCGGTTATGTGGGATTGTCGGCGCAAGGATTACACCAGCCTGAAAGAGTTGGCGTTACACCTTGGTGTGGGCGACAAACCAAAAGATGACAAGCTATTCTATCAGAAGTACTCAGAAAACCCAGAGGCCGCAAAAGATTATCTAAAGAATGATCTGATCCTCACCAAGAAGATTGCGGAAAAGTGGGGCCTGGTATAATGGGCATTATAAAAGAAATAAATAAAAAGTTATCCAGAGTTATTACGGGGGCAGCGATAAGCTGCCCCCTAGATAACGAGGAAGAGGGGGGAATAATACTCACCAAGAACGAAATTGATTTTGTTTTTGTTAAAGTAAAAAATCTCCATGCCGGTGAAGAAGTAGCCTATGGTCTTTATGTCACAGATCCTAAAGACTTTGGCGAGAAAGTTATATCTATGATAGGTAAGGGTTGGAATATGTATGCAAGCTTTCATACACATCCTCAATTCGCACCTACTCCTAGTCAGCTTGATTACGATAAATTATTCCAAGGATTCAAATATAATTACATATATTCTAAAAAACACAGAGCCTTTTCATTCTCTGAATGGTCACCACAAAAAGACCTTCATACATTTGTAATGGGTCTGGAAACACTACTACACATAACAAACAATGAATAAAATAAAGAAAATCGGAATTGCAGGTGCTGGCGGTATTGGTTCTAACTTATTGGCTATACTATTCGACTATGGATTTAATCGTAAGCAGTTCGATTACTCCAGTGTGGATGTTGATATCTATGACGACGACACTGTGGATACCAGCAATCTTCTTCACCAAAACTACAAGATTGATGACGTTGGTCGCCCTAAAGTAAAAGTGCTAGAGGACAAATATGTGGTGAACGGCATTAATAAGTTCATGGATGAAAAGGACTTCAAGAAATATGATGTAATCTTCAGCTGCGTGGACAGTATGCAGTTCCGTAAAACCCTGTATACCTGGGGGTTTGAAAACAAGGACAAGGCTTTCTGGATAGATGGTCGTTGCACCAGCCGTCAAGGTGCTTTGTTTAATTCCAAGCTTCCAGAGGACGAGCTGAAGAAGTATATCAATGACGAGGAGATCCGGGGAGGTTGCTTGCTAAAGCACGAGAAAGAGTCAAACATCAGTCATACTCTTCCTACTGTTGTGGCAGGCATGATGGTTCAAACGTTCCTTAATTTCATAAGAGGAGAACGAACAGACAAGAAGCTGTTCATGATCTGATGGATTATCAGGAAACAAACAAGCGCATCATTGAAAATAAACTCAGGGAGTGCCTTGACAAGGTCTGCCAGAGACTACATATTCAAATAGATGAATGGAACATTGACGAAAAGCTCGCAGAGGCCATTATTCGCGAGTGGAACAAAATTCCACTGGATTATTCTGGCTACCTGCGGTATTGGTTTAGTCAATATGACAACATATACGCAGTGGCAGAAGCCATGAGCACAAAACTAGGAGATCAGTACTTCCTTTTTACAAACCTGAACGAAGAAAATCCAACAAACATAAACAATAACCCACAAACAACACAAAATTAATTATGGCATATATCAAACCTAGTCTTAAATTTGAGGGAGCTGAAACCGGCCAAGCCGTAAATACTGCTCCTTATATTCGTGAAAACGTAAGAAGGATGATCTTCAACAAAAACACCAATCAGCAAGGTGTTTATGTTTATTTCCTGAGCGGCTACAAGGCTGACTCTTTTGGTAATGGTGTATGGTACAAGTCTATCGACATCCGCGATAATTTCGGGGATAAGTTCAAGGAGAAGTACTATGTTCCTAATCGTTATGAAGACCCTGCAGAGTATTTTGCAAATAATTACAAGGGTCTTGGTTATGCAGATAACGATGAAGCAAACGCCACCGTTAATGTTAACGGCAAGCAGTTCAAGAAGTATCCGAACTTTGGTAGGATCACAAAGCGTCTGATCTTTAATGTTGTTTATGCTAATAACATTTCGGCGGGTGCTCATGTGCTGGATCTTCCTAGCTACAATGGTGCAAGCCAGATTCTTGAATGGATGGGCAAGCTGGATGTGTCCGGTAATCCTCGTCCTATGATCAATGATCCAGAGCGCGCACTCCCTGTGTTTATTCAGCTCAAGGAGAACAGCTCTAATCCTTGGTGCATTAATATCGAGACATCTCAGCCAGCTGTACTTCCTCCTGAACTCACGGAGTCAGAGAATCTGTATAACCTGGACGATGTATTGATTGTTAAGAGCAAGGAAGAAATCATTGCCAAGCTCAGGGATATGTATCCCGCTCAAATATTTGAGCATTGCATGGATGGTTTTCCTGGCCTTACTCGTAGTGCTCGCGTTCCTGGTATAGAGCGCACCTCAGGTGGAATTAATCCCCCTGTGGCGGCTCCTGTGGTTGCGCCAGCAGCCCCAGTTCAGGCTCCGGCAAGGATACAGCCAGTATTCTCTGGACCTATTCAGAAGGCCCAGATCGGTGCACCTATCAACACAGAAATTCCTTCTGCCCAGTCAAACCAGCAGGACCAGGTGTTTGCTGACCCAGGCGAAATCGACCTGAGCAAGCTTCCACCTAACCCTATGGCTAGACTTAATTCAAAAGAAGCAGCGGTAAACTTCCTATCTAGCAAATAATTAAATCATGGATATAGAAAAATTCCTGAACGGTATTAAGAAGGACTTTAAAAAGTCTTTCAAAGAAGAGGCTGAAAACCTAGAGCTGAACACAGTGGACAAGGAACTTCCTCCCACAGGAATTGTTCTAGATAATCCATTGATGGAGTATGTATTCGATCGTAGGTTTGTAGCCTACGGTCGATGCTACCTTATCTACGGAAAGAAGGGTTGTTCTAAGACCTCTTTTCTTTTCGAACTGGCTAAGGTCTTTCAGCGTCAAGGTGGTAAGTTTATATGGGTGGAAACAGAAAATGCTCCTGACTTCGACTATATGAAACGTCAGGGTGTTGATCCTGAGAATACCATATATCACAATCCAAAGTCGTTAGAAGAAGCCCTTACATTGATCAAGGTAATCATAGAGAACATTCCCAAGGCTGACCCTGAGGGCAAGATGCCTATCATGATTGCATTAGATTCTATTGCTGGTGCTGCTACCGACTATGAGCGTGAACAAGACACCATAGGAGACACCAAGGTTGGCGAGCATGCCAAACTTATGAGTGGATTCTACAGGCACATCATTCCTTATCTCGAGAGTGAGAAAGCTATTCTCGTGGTTACCAATCAGTTAAAAGAACAAATTGGTGGGATGACAGGGTTCGGTCAGGAAAAGCCAGAAGCCCTTATTGGTGGTGAAGCCCAAAGATTTAATTCTACCTACCAGTTTAAGGTAGCAAGAACTAAAGATATTGTGCTAGACGACCACGTAGGGGTTAAGCGCAAAGCCGGATCCACACATAGCCTGGTTGTAAAAAGAAACAAGCTTGGCCGAGAGGGGAATAGCCAAAAGGTAGAGTTTGATCTATACATCAACGGAGGTATTGATTGGTATACTCCATTGGTCAAACATCTAGGAGAAGTGTATACCTCTATCGTTGGAAAAACAGGAGGATGGTATACCTGGAAAATTCCTGATATTAAATGGACTCCGCCGGATGGTGATGGCTCTGAAGTAGCTATCGATACAGATAAAAAATATCGTGACCAAGATCTGGCTTACGTTATAATGAATAGTCCACAGGCAAAAGAGATTGTGAGAGAAGCATTTGGAATCCCAGATATGCCTGATCCGCAAACAGCTCAAGCCATCGAAGCTAAAAACAAGACCAGAAGAAAGAGAAAGTCTGATCTAGAAATAGATATGGAAAACTAAAATGACAGAGTATTTGGACAAACTGGCTAAGATAGCCCTGCTAATCAAAAAAATGGATTTGCCTGACTATCGAAAGTCAGTAAAACATAATGATGATTTACGTTGGCTGAAAAATAACCTCGAAACCAGGAATGGTAAGCATAAGAACTATGCAGAGGTTATGGCACTGATCAACGAAATGATCTAATCTTATAACCGGCAGACTAACCCACCTACATTATTAATGCACTATATAGGTATAGATAATGGCGTTACAAACAACGGAATAGGTGTGGTTAGTTCTGCTGGTGAAGGTTACTTGTTCAAACTGCCGGTTAAGAAAAACTTCTCTTATACAAAAAAAGAGAAAAAAATAACCAGGATCGACTATCCTAAGCTAGTGGAGACTTTTAATAAAATAAAAGATTTATTCCCGGGAGAGAAAATAGAAGCTGTGTTAGAACGCCCTATGGTGAACAGCACTAGATTCGCTGCTTCTATGAGTGCTATGCGGGCTGTGGAAGCCACGCAGATAGCTCTGGAAGCCTGTGACATACCTTACTCTTTTATAGACTCAAAAGCCTGGCAGAGGGTATTGTTGTCCGCCGAAGCTAAAGGAGAAGAACTGAAGGCCGAGAGTCTAAAAGTAGGCAAAGAGCTTTTCCCTAAGCTACCTTTTAAAAAAGATGCTGACGGAATATTGATCGCTGAATACTCTAGACGAATGGCAAACCGAGTATTGTGAAATACTCAAAACCCAAACACAAACACAATGAAGAAAGCCAAGAAAAATTCAAATTGCAACGACACCAAAATAAAGCAAGAGATTAATTGCGCCATTCAGGAGCTCATGGCTTCTGGAGACATCCCTAAAGTCAGGGGCAAGAAGCTTACTGTTACAGACGGTTCGGAGGTTCGCTCTATGGCCTCTAAGCTGGCCTGGTCCACTCGTCGTTTCAACGACCTTCTGGAGGATTACTCTGATCTTGTGGATAAATACCACGACCTCAAGCTCAGCGCAACCCTCGCAAAAGCTAAGTAAAACAATCCCAGAGATTGCCGAATGGGCCCACAGTGATTAATTTCGCTGTGGGCCTTAACTTTTTAATACCATGAATTAATGCATTACGTACAACTTAACTTCCTAGGAAACTATCTAAACAAATCAAATGATGAACAACTAAATTTATTTAATAAAGAATTATCTCCCACACAGAGCAAGAGAACGCCTACATATAGCAAGGTTGAAAAGTTTTTCTGCTCTCTGGATAGAGGTGAAATTAATAAATACACAGACTATTGGGAATCTGTGGCTCCCAAGACTAAGTCAGAAATGTTTCAACGCTGGTTGTTTGCATTTATGAGTGTGCACACTAGCTATAAATCTAATGTCACAGGATATAACGCAATCAAAGATTGGGAGGATTGGATATTGGATAAGCCAAAGCTAGGAAAGCTAATCCAGGATTCTGGAGTTGGGTTGCACAACAATAGGCTTAAATTCATATCCAGGTTTGCTGACGACTTCTGGGATAACTCTAAAGAATTCCTAAAGTCTCCTGATGAGAAGTGGACAGAGTACAGGGATAGGCTTATGGGTAGAGTGCTAGGTTTGGGACCTGCAAAAACTAGTTTTTCGCTAGAGATGTGCTTTCCTAACCAAGCATTCATCACCTGCCTGGACACTCATTTGTTTCAGGTTTACGGGTTAGATCAGGCAAAAGACATACGCCAATACGACAAGATAGAGAGCCATTGGCTAGATATGAGCAGAATGTGGAATATTCCGCCGTATATCGCCAGGTGTATCTTCTGGGATCGTAAGCAGGGTAAAGAAGACAGCAGATACTGGAGCTATGTACTCGAAAACTGAGCTACCCCCAAAGGTACGGGTATATAGGAACCTCCATAAAAAACGTTGGAGTGTTCAACATAAAACAAAGAAAGGTTGGAGGGTGTGGAAACACACAGATGAAATAATTCTCGAGAACGCCGTACTCGATGTAAAAAATGCCGGCCGGGAACGTGTTATCTTCACAAAAAGAAAAAACGTTCATGCCTTCGTTATAGGCGAACCTACATTCGTCCGTGGTTTGACGTTAAACTCACCGAGACCAAATTTTAAAAAAGAAATACCTATAACTTATAATCCTTATGACCATGCTACTTTTATAAATAAAAACACTAAAGAATATATATTTAACGCCAAAGAAATCTTGTTGTCCTTCTTACTAAACGAAGAAAATAAACCGGAAGTCTGGGCAAATCTATAAAACTATTAGGCCATAGGGTCCGATCCCCTGGTGGTCTTAAATTAATATGCCACACAAAGATCCAAAAAAAAGAGCTGAGTACAGTAAAAAATACTATGAAGCTAATAAAGAAAAAAGAGATGAGCATGATAAAAAATACTATGAAGCTAACAAAGAAAAAATAGCTGCACGGAAGAAAAAACACTATGAAGCTAATAAAGCACAAATAACTGAGTGCAATAAAAAATATCGTGAAGCTAATAAAGTAGAACAAGCTGAGTATCATAAAAAATACAAAAAAGCTAATCCGGAGATAGTGGCTAGAAATAGACTAACAAGAAGAAATAAATTAAAAATAAGTGTAACTCAATCCCCTGAAGATAATTTAATCGTAAAGCAAATATACCTGTTAAGAGATAGGATAAACAAATGTGTTGGTATTCCAAGACTCATGCACGTAGACCATATAATTCCGGTATCAAGAGGCGGATCGCACACTCCAGGGAACCTGCAAATACTTCCAGCTAAGCTAAATCGTAAAAAAGGAGCAAAGTTAATAAATATATCAACTAATTTTCAAAATGAAAACACTAATACTGATAATCCTGGTTAGTCTTTTATCAGGCTGCTGGGCTATGAGTCCTCCAAGCGGGGTTGAAACAGGAGCGGCTCCTCTTTGGATGCCTAACAGATGAATCAATTAATATTCAACTATGTGATTATGTTGATGTATTTGATCAACGCAATCTGGTGGGGAGTTAAACTTAAATGGGCAGACTCCCTGTATTGGGTATTTGCATTCGGTATAACCGCCTGCGTAACATGGGGCTATAAGAGATGAAAATACTTGAAAAGATAGACGATATCATAAATTTAATAACCATAGCTGTACTTGACCTCACTTTCAGAGAAAAGCACAGTTATCTAAAAAAAGAACAAAACCACAAAGAAACACAAATGAAAAACAAGGACACATATATCTGGGAGTTTTAAAATGAATATTTATCAACAAGACGATATTCCAGAGGCGGAATTCACGGTAAAGCCTCCAATCGCGCAGGTGGGGCCTAGATATATCTTTTCACCCACAGGAAATCCCAACGATTTTGCCATCGTGGTATTTTCCAGGCCTAACATAATAATCAGACTTCTTCAGAGGTTAATCCTTGGCTTCAGATACTACAGCGTAAAATAATGAAAAACTATATCACTGTTTGGAGAGATAAGGGACATACCAGGAAAAAAGTTCCAGGAGCAGATTTATGCGACGGATTACACTGGAGCGACGAGCGCTTGGTCTCCGGTGCTGAATATATTGTTAATATAAACCCATCACTCAGAACCGTGAGCGATAAGAAACAATTCTGCGCCAGTATTTCTGTGGGGCATAGAGCATATACATACACAGGAAACATGTGGTATAGAGATCCACAAGATGGAACCAGATTACTGGGCAGAGATAGAAAAATATCCAGAGGATTGGTTTATGGTAGTGTTCAACATGAGAATGACTTTGATATTCATGGTTATTCTGTTGTTGGTGTTCCTGTCTCAGAAGAAGTAATGCTAGGAGCTATGAGAGTTTTTCTTCTAGCAAGAACAGAATTTACTAGTATATTTAGAGACGATGAAAACTTTGATAATCCCTGATGTACACCAAAGAGTATATCAAGTAGAAAAGGCGCTTAATGGAGTAGAATACGACAAGGTTGTTTTCTTGGGGGACTGGTTTGACTCCTTCTACCAACCTCCTCTTGTGTCTGGCTTCGAGGCTACTTGTATATTTTTAAGAGAATTAATATCTTCTCACCCCAGGAGGGATGACTTCACTTTTCTTGTGGGTAATCATGATATTAATTATATTTTTAATAACACATCAGCCAGAGGACATAGGCATATAAAGAACAATCATTACTACGCTTCTGGATACACTCAAAACAAGTGTGCGCATTTTAGAAAAACTTTTTTTGAGAATGGATTGAAGGATTCTTTCTTTATAGAGAATTTTAAAATCGCACACTTCGAGCAGGGGTGGCTGCTTTCGCATGCCGGTTTTATTCCTGAGAGTATACCTTACGGAAGAGATATAACTTGGCATGTGGATGTTTTGCTTCCTGATGTTTGGGAGAACTTCAGAAACATATACCACCCTAGAAATACAGCAATATGCTCTGTAGGAGTGGCTAGGGGAGGTAGAGATGCCTTCGGCGGCCCCTTGTGGTTAGACTGGAATGATGAGATGTATGCTGACCCACTTGTGGGAAACCAGATAGTCGGTCACACAACATTGAGTCAGCCAGGTAATTATATACATGTAGGAGAGAACGAAAAAGAAACAGTATGCTGGAATCTTGACACATGCCTGCATTATGGAATATTGATTGATGGTGCATTCACTCATCACAAATATTCTGAAATACCTTAATCTTGTTATCTTCGCCATTCTCATATCTAGGGTGTGGGCTAACGAAGATAACAAGATAACCAAGGACCCCTATGCGACCGTGTATGAAATATATGACTATCACCTGAGCCATAGCTATAGAATGCATGCCCCAGGCGCAGATAAAACCAAGAATATATGGTTATGCGGAAAGCTAGAGGTATATCCTGATGTTTTCGGTAAAGTCGAACTACAGAAAGCAATGACATGCCTAACTATTGAATTCTAATATGGAAAAAGAAACATTTATATATTTGTTAACCTTTATCGCAGTTAATTCTTTATTCATCAATGTTATATTATTGGTGAGAATAGATGTGATAAACAAGTTATTAGAGTTCATGAAGTTTTCCGCACATGTGTTGTACAAAGAACTAGAAAACTTAAAAAACCAAAAATGAAGATGATTGAAATCTATCAATTAACAAAAGTGTTAGAAAAGTTAATGGCTAAAATTGACACTATCATAGAGCAGAATGAAACCATCATAGCCCAAAACAACCAGCGTTCGGCGGCGGATATCTCAAAAAATACAGACGTTGTGTATACCGGGCTGGGCTCATATTATTATAATCCTGACCCATATATTCCAAAAGTTTCAACAAATCATCCAACTTGCACAGAGAATATTCCTTTTGAACTATGAACGGATATCAGCAGAAAGTAGTTCAAACAATAGCAAGACACTTCGGGATTCCAAGAAAGATTTATACTCCTGTGGTATCAAGCTCACTAGCTCAGCATAATCAAATTTATTTTGAATTATATAAGCTAGAATCAGAAAGTATTTCTATTCCCACAGAAATAAAGTATAAAAAAATATACTCCTCTAAAGAGAAAGAGGTGAGCATAACTAAGCTCTGGAATTTAAATAAATTAAAGCAAACACTTCTTTACGCAAACTACAATGACATAGCATCTAATGATCCAGAAGATACATTGTTTTGCTATGTTCACGGAGCTGATGTTTTTGTTATGTATAATGCCTCGGAATATAATGGTCTTGGAGGTATTTTTACAAAAGAAAATACTGATAGCAGAGAAGGTATAGTTATTGAGCTCCTAAAAAACTACCTTGAAAATAATTTCAAGAGAGAAGAGTGCTGTTGAGCCCCCCTGGGTTAGCATTAAAATTAATTGGTATAATATTTTGTAGTCGCCTACTTTTGGCCTGGGTTAATTTCTTCTAATGTTAGAAGAGCCCAGGCTAATTTGTTAGCGATTAACACCCCAAAGCCAGATATACACATGATCCCTATTCCAATATCCGACGAAATCAGAAAAGCGGTTGAGCAGGCAGAGGCACAGAGAAACTCAGTTAACCCTACCGAAGTAGTTGAAGTTCTGGATAGTAACCCCAAGGCCATGACGATCGATCAGATCGCTGATAAGCTTGTTAGTGGGTTGCATTTTGCGAAAAGGGGTGAAAAGAAGCAGGCGAAAGTTAAAACAAAACCGATTAATAAACCTGAATTTGCCAATAAGGTAAAGCACAGGATTTTAAGCAGCATCAGACCGCCACGTACACTGCTAGAGGTTTTGGAGAAGACCATAGCAAAAATAAGTCTTAACTCTGACTTTGCCTCTAGGTACGAAGCATTGGCAGAACTAGGAAAGCCTAAGCTAACAGTGCATAACACATATGTAGCAAAGATAGACGAAAACAGGCTTACATATGTGGAAAGCATAGAGATGCTTTCGGAGCTGTTAGGGCAGGTAGATGAGAACCTGGTTAAACGTGAAATACACTATTACGGTAATGATAGGCACAGCGTTAATCTTTTTAACGTGCCTCTGCCCAAGGGTTACCTAGCATCTGTGGGTGTAATTCACCTGGAAGACGTACCAAAGAGAGTAGTTCAGCAGGGCGATGTTTTTGTTAATGAAATGCTTGGACATATGCATATGTTCAGCAGTCATCCCCCTATGCTAGCGGATAAGTTTAAAGACGGACTTTATAATTCAATCAGTTTGAAGATAAATAAGTCTGATTCTACACTTATTAGCTGGATGCCTGGACTAGATCCAAAGCATATGAAGTATATGGAGTTTAATAAAAACCTGTGTATATTAGGGTCAGTTAAATGCGAAAATCAATAATATATATTTTCTCAGGACTTGTGGTGCTGGGAGTAATAGAGCTATGCGATAAAAACATATCTATATATGCCGCCGCATACATAGCTTTTGTGGTACTTCTGAGCTCTGCTGTGCTTATAGGTGCAAGAATAGCGGCCCATAAAAATATGGGTTATCGTGTTAATAACATACCAAAGATGAATTATAGTGGGAAAACAAAATGAACCATATATTTTAAAACTGGTAAAAGCCTTGCCTATAGTTGATTTTGTAGAATTCAACTTCGGTAAAGAAGCTAATGTTATTGTGCATGATACTGTAGCTCCAGACTTATTGGATTGGGAAACCGCCATAAGGCTCAAAGGGCTAAAGAAAAAAATCGGCACCAATAAAGAAGTCATTGAGAGATTAAAACTTCCACATATATGCATAGGTGAGCCTATATATTATAAGTATTGCTATGAGTATTATGTGAAGTTCAATACAGATAAAAAAATATCACAAAATCATCTAACAGATGAGGAGATAACAAAACCAGTAGACAATATAGATTTGTTTGCTAAACTTCTTTTGTGATAATTTTTAAAAGGAAGACCCTAACAGGTTTTCCTTTTTTTTAGCTATTAGTTGTGGTATTATTAAAAATAAATAAATAAAATGAACCCACAGGGATTCAAATTACCTAAGCAATTTCTCTCTCAGTTGAGTGAGTTTTCAAGAGGATATTATCTAGCGGTTGTAAACGATAGGGGAGAAATAGAGTCTTTTGAGAGTTATGATAATCCCACAATAAGACTCGGGTTACTTAATTTCGTAGACGCTCAATCATCCGCAGCCCAAGAGAATTTAAGAAATCAGGCACTCCATATGGAAGAAATGGGTGATAGAGACTCCAGGCCACCTAAGGCTGGAGGTCCTGACGAAGATGATGACGATTAATATTTTAAGAAACTAAGAACAAAAAGTTTCTTTTAAAGCGTTGTCTCTATTTAACCAACCTGCTAAGTCTCTGCCAAAAGTATCAGGATGGAATGAGGCTAACCTCTTATACCTGCTATTGGCTTTAGATATCAGAGCTAAAGATAATTCATTCTTATCAGATATCTTTAATACTGCAGACATTGTTTGAGAGCCAATTATTCCATCACAGGTTACCTTTTGTCCGTAATCACAAAGACACAACTGAAGCATCACGATAGCGGTTTCTATACCGCAGTTAACACCAAAGTTAGCCAATACAGGGCCTAGAGGATAATTCAAATCATCTCCTGAGCATTTATTCCAATAGTCTATTTTATATTTAGTAGCGACCCAGATAGGTGTAATTCCTTCGGCTGGAAATTCATCATCTCTGGCGGTGAGTCCAGCCACGGTGATTCCGGCACCATCTCCATCATCTTCTGATAATATGAATCCCGTTGTTTTGTCTATTGTGCACTCCCAATCCAATATAAATTTCAACCACTTCATGAACACAGCTGTTCCGGTGGCTACTGCCAATATATCCGCCTTTGTCATTTGA